TGAACGATGCCAGGACACCAGACGGCACGCGGACACATGGCACGCCCTGACGATCCACGGCACCAGACGGCACGCGGACACATGGCACGCCCTGACGATCCAGGACACCAGACGGCACGCGGACACATGGCACGCCCTGACGATCCACGGGCACCAAAAGGCCGGCGGCATATTTCCCCCCAGCTTGCAAGGAGGGGAGAAGGAAAAGACCTCAGTGTGGCGGGCGGTCGGCGGTGCGAGAAGGGGTGTTTGGGATTGAGTTTGACAAAAAAGACCTCTGAAATACAGTAGTTTAGAGAATTTTTTGGGAGGGTCGTTTCTTGGTAGCATCTATTGAACAGCGTTAATTTACAGATAGTTAGCGTTTAATTTTAGGAGAAATAAAATAATTCAATTTTAAGAAATTGAAGATAATTTATGGAAAAACATCTTTCTCCTTTGATAAAATAAGCATGGATTTCTTGCGATTTTCGCTTATTTGGACGGATTTGTATAGAATAAGGAGGTTGAAAATGGCTTATTTGGATAACCGATAAAGTCATAAAGAAGGCTATCAGTCATTCAATATGGATAGAATTGAGGAGAAAGTAACCTTTGGATATTCACACGTTCATTGGTTCATGCTTTCATTCGTTCATAAATTCATGGATTGATGAAACAATGAAATCATGGCGTATAAATAGAGGGAACAGGTTATTTCAAATGTATGTAGAGTTTCTATCAAGTACATATCAAGTATATCAAGTATGTATTAAGTATATGTTAAGTTGTTGTTAAGTAGATGTGAAGTAATTGGAGAGTTGCTGCAAAGTAACTGGAGAGTTACGATGAGGGGATGTAGTAGATAGCGTCGTAAACGTCGTAAAATACCTGGTCAGTACGTGAAAACACCAAGTGTGGATGATAAAATACCAAGATTACGCTCCAAAATACTAAGCATCAGGAGAGGTTAGTACAAATTTATACCAAGGGTTGCACTAAGTACCAAGGGGAAAGAAAAAAAACGGGAAATGGCTATTTTAGAACGAAAAATGGCAAAAAAATCACGTTTTTGGAAATTTTGGAACGAGAAACGGCGATTTTGGAACGGATGAAGGAATTTTGTGGGAGAAAGCAAAAACAGACAGATTTAATATAGAATTATGCGCAAATAAAGTAGATTTTTATACCAAACAATAGAATAGGGGAGAAATAAAAACCCGTTGCGTGAACAACGGGCACAGAAATGAACATAATGTAAGAGAAGATCAGCAATTCTTCACTTCATCACGAGTTCTGGATTGTCATGGATGTTTCCTATAACACGCCAGTAGTCTGGATGGTTGAGGAAAAATGTACGAGGTTGTTCAGAAACCTCAATAAGGTCAAACAAGAAATCTTTGTAGGTTACTATGACTTTTGTATCATAGTTCCAGTTTAATTGTTCAGGCATATACTCCATTGGAACCATGCCGTCTTTCTCCATTTGACGTAGATATTCTTCCTTGGGAAGAGACTGAAGGATGTCACCTTCATAAATATCATTACCATCTGCGTCATGGAGGCCGGTAAATTGACCAACAGTTTTAGAGATAACATGACGTATAGATGTGCATATATCGGTGTAGGCACTGATGATTAGCGCATCTTTACTTTTCTCACATAGCACATATCCGCCATAGACCCATTCGCGATCATATTGGCTATCAGGAGTGCATTTGCCACGGAATTTGATAGGACGCATAAGAGTGTTTCTTGAGGGAATTAACGGCGGAGCATGTCGCGGAACATGAAGTAGCCGAGGAATGGATGTTTGGAGAGACCGAAGAGACCGAGGAGGCAGAGAGGAAGGAAAAAGATAATGTTGGCGACGAAGGCGAGAACGATGCAGATGTTCACGATGATCTTGCGAAATGTAGAAGGAGGAGCAGAAGGAGAACCTTCTGGCATGGTGGCCTCTAAGCCATATTTGCGGTTTAATACTTCGGAATACGGGATGACATAAGGGGGTGTTTCTTCAGAAGCAACGGAAGAACCTGAAGGAGAACCTTCTAACACGGTGGCTTCAGTTGCGATGTCATCGCAACATACAGGACTCTCCTCAGATGGAAAGAGAGAAGGAGCGATGTAAGGTTCTACGTGCTCGTTTGGGTCGCTGTATGGTGTTGCTTCTGGAGTGGAGAACATAATCGATAGATTAAGGGAAACCCATCGGGGAAACCGATGGGAACACTATTCAGGGGAAGTCGTTAAGAAGAGGGGTTGCCCACAGTGAGGACATGTAAATCCAGACTGAGGTGTTTCGGCAGCACCAGCATCGCCACTTACGGGACTACCCGATGGTGATCCATCGGGAACGGTGGCACCATCGTTGGTGCTTGATGCCTGGTTGAAATCGAAGAAGTCAAAAAAGGAGCATCCGATAGCATCTGCAAGCTGCTTGACGCGAACGACGTTAGGCGGGAAGTTGCAGAGGTCGTGAATGGTGGTCACGGACACACCGAGTTTTTCGGCGAGTTGGCCGTATGTAAAGCCTTTTGAGCGGATGATACGCTTTGCGATGTACCACTCAGGCACCAGTTCTTTGTCCTTTGTCTGAAGTTTCTGTGAATTACTCATACTTACACTTTCTATTATTTTGGCGCAAAGGTACGAAGAAACTGATATAAATGCAAGAAAAAGCGAAAAAAAATCACCTTTTCTTGAGAAAACGAGGCAAAGATAAGAGATTTCAGGAGGAAGAAGGACAAAAAGAGACCCGAAGGAGAACCTTCGGGCACAGTGGCTTTGATGGTGGCTTAATGGGTAATAACACGGGTGCCATCTACTTCAATGACGAGATAATCACGAATGATGCGGATTTCACCCGATTCTATGAATTTGATGGTACGTTGATGCCGGCGACGATCTACGCGGAGAGAAATGGCATTTCCTTCTTCAAGACGGCCTTTACCTGTTACATATTTCACGTGAAATGGTACGCGGCAGATGTCGGCAGCACTCTGAGGCGGATTGTAACCAGTAGTCATTAGGCCAGTACGCTTATCGCGCCATGCGAATTTCTCCATATAATTTCGGAGGTTCTGAAAAGAAGTTGATGGTTGTATTCTGGGCATAATAAGGAACACTATATATCAAGATTGATGACATGGAGTCCAGAGAATGTACGATAGATCTGCACGGAGATTTCGCGTCCGTAATAATCTTCGAGATAGCGTTGCATACGTCCTTCGAGGTGTCGCATTTCCATCATTATAGCAGGGCGATGAGTGTCGCCATCACGTGAAGCCCATATTGAGACATAGCGACGGCGATAACGAGCCTTACGGCTATGTTCTACCTGTTCAAAAGAACGTCCTGCACCGACACCCATATCCACGAAACGAAGGTAGTGGTTATATTCGATGCGGATAGTCTCGTTACCCTGAGCAGCGGACATCACTTCATAGGTAAACGAGCGAGCACCACGACCTGTTGCGAACCATTCACCACGGCGTTTACGTGCCTCGTTGACAGCAGCGAAGCCAGGGTAAATTTCCGTTGGCCAAATGTGCTGTGTACGGAAGTTCTGTTCCAACGTCTGCACAGACTGGCGGGCGAAGGAACGAAGAACGACGTTGACAGGTCGGCGAGGTTTTTCTATTTGAACAGCCATAGTTACAAGACAAAGAACTCCACTTCAAGGTTATTGAGACCTTCAGCAGCAGACACGTTATAGGATAGTTTGTTGATGAATCCCACCATACCATTGATACGGAAGCGACGCGCCCAATGTTCAGGAACGGATGCTACCTGAGCGGCAGAGCATTCGATGCAGATGCGATATTTACGACGCTTCAGGAGGAAATTAGCATACTCAGAGAGGAAGGTGTCAAAGAGGCCACGCGACTTGATTTTCTTCTCAATTTCGCCCGTCTGAGGATCGATGATGTCCGCATTGACCAATGGACCGTCTGCCCATTCCGGCTGTTTCCATGCACGGATTTTGAGCGAGAAGCGTTCTCCAGAACCTATACCAGGCTGCACGCCGTTATAGTCATACTCATTGCCCCACATGTCGAGAGAGTCTGACGTGAGTGCATAGACACCAGCCACCGTGCGCCATTTGCTGTTATTGAAGCCATCGTAGTTGAAATCATAAGTCTGCAACGTGGCATCCGTACCACCTCCGCGCATGATGGCGATAGCAAGGCCCCAATCCACGGACTGAAGCGGGCTATTGCCATCGTCTGTGTCGGATGGGTCGTAGTTCTCCACCAACTTCATCACTTGGTCGATGGAGTACTCTACAATTTCAGCCGCCAATGTCTGTCTGATACGCTGTTCGATAAACTCATGCTCAAAATCTTCGTCCACATAAGCTGCAAGGATAGGTTCAGCGCGTTTTGTATTCACATTGACCGTACCAAGATTAGCATCCGACAATGTGCCTTCAGCCATAGTTATTTCCGTCTGGTAGTTGACATCATTAAAAGGCACAGGTTGGAAATCAGAAGCCAGTTCTTCCACAAAGTCCTCGTTCAACTCAGAGCAGTCGCCGATCTCCACACCTTTGAACTGTCCCACCTCAAAGAGAGCCGGATTCCATTCACCAGCAGTTTCAGCATCACCATTCACTTTGATACGGTAAGCATTGCCCGTAGTCAGGTCAATGTAACACGTCATATTGGTGCTGGCACCTATCTGTTTCGGTGTACGGAAGATCTCAGCGTATGTTTTATCCGTCACAGTTGACTGTTTCGGATAATCGATATAGTCATAATCTGTGTTGTAGTCACGCTTACCCTCCTTAATGTTCTGCTTCTGTTCCTTGCTGGAACTCTCTTCAGAATAGCATACGCGCACACCTGTTATCTTCTCCGCTATTTTGTGCATCGAGATCACACGACCAGGGAAATCGATAGGTTCCTCTGTTGAGCGGAATACATTACGAACAAAATAAGCACGAACATGTTTCTGTTCGTAGTTGTAATCGAACTTGATTCCGAAAGAGTTAAAGAGCGAATCGAGAACGGTCTGCACACTCTCTTCTGGGAAGTTATCGGAGTTGGCATACATCAGCATGACGTTAGCCGAGACCTTCTTCACGGCGTTAATCGGTTCACCAGTGATAGACACTACGCCATTATTACCGACGCTCACAATCTGACGATTTCCGTGTACGTCGGTATAGTCCACATCGTTCACCTGAAGCCCTTTGCCATCAGGAAACTCAAACTGTGCTCCACATCCACGAGACGAAAGCCATGTATTTATTTCCTCAATAGTTGTGAAATATGGTTTTCGCTCATATTGTGCTTGCTGCTGTCCTGAGAGGGCATCAAAAGCAGAAGAGGAGATAGTCTGTGTATGCGTAGCCTTATCCCAATAGCCCGTGTCATGCTTATACTCTTCATCGTACTTGCAGTGAGTAGTAAAGAAGCAGAGGTGACGCATATCCTCCACGGCCATCAATTCGCTGTTGTCGAAAGACACGCCAAGGTGAGCAAAGAGACAGTCGAGGAAATACAGCACATAGAAGCAGATGCCAGACTGTTGGCGGTCTGCCTCCAGCACCCAATATGGCCAATGGTCGTTAGGACCGAGTTTCTGATCCTTTGGCGAAGCTGTGTCCGTAGTCTTTCCATCGTCATCAATGCCGTGGTGGAGATACGCGATACGGGCATTACAATAAGGCTTGTTTGGGTACGGTTCAGAGACGTTGATGTAAGATGTCTTGATGCGCGGTACAACCACTCTGTTACCATTGCCATACGACACCTCTTCCTTCTTCAGAGCTTTCTCCTTCGTGCCAGATTCCGTGTAACATTCACCAGGACATGAAAAACCGAGAGCTTGTGGTGTAAACACAGCCTTAGAAGTCGCCTTTGCCGTCGGATATTCCACACGGTCGCCCTTCTTACCATCAAACTTTACGGTCACTTTGTATTTGTAATCCACCGATGCTATCACATCGCCAATCTTTTCTCCAATGAGTATTTTGTCTTTGACCGGCACATCACGGCATGTCAGTTGTCCTATGAGGTCATCAATAGAATGTTCTGAAGCCGTTATGTTCATCGTCAGTGCGCCATCAATCTCTTCATCCTCAGAAGTAACAAGCGTGCCAGAGCGGAACGGTTGGTTATCCACGACGATACGCATCTTCGTGTGCTCCAATCCTACTGGACGTTCGATGTTATTAGGGTCATCGATGTTACCAAGCAAGAAACGATTACCCTCCATCGGCATCTGCACGGGATATGAGAACATTTCGTTATCGTTAAACAACGGGTTCTGATCGTCGATGTCAATGCTGAAATCGTCGGGTAAGTTGAGCGGAATCTGCTTACCGTTCTTCTGGGCTGTTATGGCGATATGACTATTCATTTATCGAAGTAGATTTTTGCTTTGTCATTGAGAGTAATCTTGCGGGATGTGAAAGTGTGAATGACAGCATCATTATAGGCTGTTATATCGAGGTGTCCTTTGTCATGCAAAGTTCCTCCCATGAGCAAGATGGTTGTGGAATCGTAGCATGTGACATTTCCTGAGCCATTGAGCATAGAGCGGTCGTGAAGAATGACGTTTCCAGCTTCGAGGTTACAACGGCAGTTATCGTGAAGTGTCACGTTGGAACGTGAAGAGTTCACCAAGACATTGCAGTTGTCATGTGCGATGATGGGTAGATTCCCAAGCACATAGACGCGGTGACGGCCAAAGACTTCCAATGGAGAGACACCCGAATGAGAACCTTCTGGCACCGTGGCTTCAGGAGCATCACCAATGAGGATGATGGAAGGTGTGATGTGGTCAATAGGAGGAGCCTCGTTGTAGTACACACCAGCACAGATGATGTCATCACGATACGTTGGATAGAACTGCGAGAAGGCTTTTATAACCTGTTCTGGCACCTCGTGAAGCAGTCCCGCCCAATAGCGTTGCCACGCCGACACCAATTCAGGTATGGTCTTTGTGGCACGGAACATATCTTGCGACTCCTGACAGTTATCAGACTGTGCAAGAATGGAGAGGCAAAGGTTCTGAAAGCGGGTGAAGTAATCGTTATTTGTTTCCATCTTTGATGACATGTTTGATGTCTTTCCATTCGGCCATATCAAGTGTGCCGGTATCTGGGTCATATTCGCCCACCCATGTGATTTCAGCCTTGGGTTGCTCCGACGGAGAAGCGTCGGTCACAGTGGCGGTATCAGCGATAATGAAGAACTCAAAAGGTTTGATAGGAGGCAATTCAACTGCTTCAGCAGGGATATTGTCACGCACAGCACGACGGATGCGTTCTGTTTCTGCTTTCGTCAAGACCACCACCTCCTTTTTGCGTTGACGGACGGCCTTCGCCTGTTCATTGATAATGTGATCCTGCCACTGACGGTTTTGGAGGTTATACATGTGGTATAGGAACACATTATTGAGGAAGTTACGCCAGCGGTCATACCCTTGTGCCAACATCACCACAGCAAGCGGTTGTGCAATAAAGAGACGGCGCGACTTCGCTTCCCATGCCAGGAGTCCACTCTTTTCAAGACGCTGGAGAGAAGCGAATACGTTTGCAAACTGTCCGAAGCGTCGGAGTTGTGCTTTCTGAGCACGCTTTTCGCGTATTTTAGCAAAGATATTCATAATGAACAGAGTTATTCATCCGACGGAGAACCATCGGACACGGTGGCTTTCTTTTTGTTCGTTTTCTTGCGAGTAGCAACATGGATGAGAGAGGAGAGCGTCGCCGTGAACTGTGCGATACGTTCCTGGTCATTGCCCGCATAGGTTATGAAGCTCTCACGAATCGGAGTAGATGCGATGGTCGTATGCAACGGGCCTTGCACGATGACCGTCTGCTTTTCACCTTTAATCACCAGCAGCGGAGAGGTCTCTTTAACCGATGCGTGCGAAATGATGTTCACGGACAATTCTTTTGGCAGTTCTGCACGGATGAGTTCAGTCTGATCCTCCGACGTGACAATTTCCAGGCTTGTGAGCCATCCACGTTTGTGGTACCATGAAAGGATGCGTAAAACGTCGATGTCAATGACTGGAATACACAAGGAAATGGCGATGCTATTTCCCGCGAGGTGACTTACCGCCTTGAGGATTTTGTCGATAGTGATATCACCATTCGACTGCCAAGGCAACCATCCGTACTGACGGATGAGAATAGGTAGGCTACGTTCGATGCAGCATGGTTCCTGATAGTTGAAGTTTTCCATAACTTACTTTTTTGATTTCTTTTTAGAATCCTGATGGATAATCTCTTTCAGTTCCTCTTCATCAATATCGAGGTGACGGGACACTTTTGAGGTTACTATCTTCTGTACGGCACGTGCCCATGCAGAGCCATTGCAAGATGACTCATTTTCGAGTATGCTCACGGCAGTACACAGCACAAAGATAGCAGCTACATACTGTCCGAGGTGCAAGCCTCCGAAGTGTCCGAGCAAGTGTTCATCCACGCCCGTAGCGAGCAGGATGCAGAGCCATACGATAGCGAGGTCTGAAATCATCTTCGTCATGCGAGCAGATTTCAGTTTCCCGTCCGTTTTGGCTTTCGGGTACTTCTGTTTAATACGTCGGTTCAATCTCCATGCCGTGAGGCAGTCGATGAGCACAGCAAACACACACAAGACGGCATACGGGATAGTTGGCTCCAGGTATGCCCAAATAACGCCCAAGAAAGCGGCGATGAGTCGAGGAAGAGTTGTATTCATTTTGTATTACGTTTTTACGGATTGTCTGTTGATTCGTCCGACGGGGAACTGTCTGACACGGTGGCGTACTTTTCACGATTGATGCAAAGAAGGCGCGGGGCGAACTGTTCCAGTTGTAGGCCAAGTATGTGCCACTCCCCATATTTGACGGGAATAGAAGCCCATTCCGCTTTTTCGAGGTTGATGCCACGTAGGGCCTTCATCGTATATTCGTCGTAAGTGTCACCCGTGATAGGGCATTTGCCATTGTGACGCAGTTCTTTAAGATAGGCGAGAAGATCTTGCACGAAGTCATCCATTTCCATCTGCATGTTCTCACCCAAATCATCATCCTGTTTAGCCGATTTTGCAAGAGAGTTTGTTTTTGCCCTCGAAAGGAAGTAGATGGTATGAGCATAACTGATTTCCTTTGTTCCAGATGCTTCAGCATCCACGAGGATAGAATAAGCCATACACGGCGATTTAGCCGTGTTCTGATTACGCATAAATTCCGATTGCTCATTGATGGTCTTTATGCGGTAGAAGGCTTTATCTTTCGAGCCTTTTTTAGGGTTGTGCGCGATGGGTGTGTAAAGTTTTGCCCATGTTTCGAGGATGCGACTTAAATTAGCTTTCATACCTTACTACATTTATCCTCACGGGGGAACCGTGAGGCACAGTGACTATATTGCGAGGGCAGCGAAGGGACTGCCATTGATATCGAGACGTACAGAGAAGAGGACTTCAAAGAATCCAACTTGTGTGCGGTCTGGTCCATTTACCGTCTCATCAGGAACGATATGGCACCCTATCCAATTCCCATCAATCTTCACCCATACGAACTTCGCCATCAGGAACTCATGCAGGAACCAAGAATCCCATGCAGCATCAAGCGGACCAGAAGAGAGTTTCCAAGTCTCATAATCGTTTTTCTTCGTCACAAGTCCACGAGAGAAAGAGCCAAATGTCTCTTGAACGGAACGAATATAAGACTCAGATAACACATTCATTTCCGTGGTACGATACGAGCGCACAGACACGCTTTCGAGACAACCAAGGCCATTGACAAAACGGAACTCATAGCGGTCATCCTGAGCGGGTACGGCGAACACCTGACGGCCATTGACGGTCTGTAATCCAGCCGTAGTGATAGTCACCTCCTGAGACGTAGGCCCGACAGTCGCCAAACCAGAAGTAACAGGAGAGACGAAAGATTGCGGACACACCATTATTTCGCCGATGGCCACCACTTCAGGAGAGGTGTTAGGTTTGCGTGTGAAGTGCTGTGCTGACTTAGAGCCAGAAGTCGCCAACAGCCTTTCAAGATCAGAGTATGCCCCCATAAGACAATACTGAGGTGTATCAATACTTGTGGGACCTACGTTGTCATGCACTTCACCATTCTGCATGTATTCATCACACGCAGATAATGTGTAACGGACACGCGGATATGAAGCCGGAGGAGTATAGGTATATTCATAGCGATCGGCCACAGCACGCAAGGCGGAACTGATGTCGAAATGCAGCCATTCGCCACTTTCAGCAGGAGAGGAAAGCGTGAGGTCGGTATAAGCCGTATCACCATCCAAAGCCGCGTGTACTGTCAGTTTGACGCGATGGAAAGCCACCGAGCCACTGATAGTAGCAGCGCGTACCTTATAAGTGATTGGTGAGCCGATGAGAGGCGAAGCACCTTCTATGTTCAAGCCGGAAGCCATGTTTATTTACTATTTGACGATTTACCAATTACTATTTATTCTCGGTGGCGAACCACCGAGCACACTACTTTTGCTGACTCTCATTTTCGGTGTTTTGAGAGGTCACTCCAGACTTTGAGCGGTCGAGTGTAGTCATCACCTCACGTTGCACTTGCCAAACGAGGTGTTTATCCCATTCATTGAAGCGAGACAGCACCTCAAACGGTTTAAGGAGGATGTTCTGTGCCGGTGACTTCATCAGGAGGCGCAAGAGATAGCGTTCGCGAATATCCGTGCCGCCATTTGATCCTACGAGTGAGAGCGGGGAGGAACCCATAAGGCGACCATCAAGCCCCATCGCCATGAACACGATGGAACTGATTTCAGCCGTTTCCTTCTCATTGGCATCGGCAGTGGATTTCTTTGCTGCCTCAATTTCGACTATTTCAAAAGACTTATGTTCCTTTCCGTCGGCACCAGTGAAAGTGAATGCCAGCAGCGATTGACCGGCGTTGTTACGATTACCGAGCCAGGTGTTAATCTGGCTGTATAGTTTATCACGGATAACCTTCTGCTTATTCTCATCGCCCGTAGCCTTCTTCTGTACGAAGAGTTGCTGCATATACTCATTATTAAGGTATATGACACGGCCAATGATATTGCTGTTACGCTTACGATTCAGACGGTCACTGATAATGGTCGAGATATATTCGTAGATATCCCCGCCAAAGATAGAATGCCATGCAGGGGTAGGGTAGTAGGGGCGACCAGCAGTAGGATAAACCGATGGCAGCACAAAATGGGTCGGGCGTTCTTTTACGCTTACCTTGTTTTGGCGTGCCTTTCGCACCTTTTCATTCAGCGAGTTCAGCGGTTCCCTTGTGTTCAGTGAAGGAATGGCATTGATGGGGTCATTGATATTGCCCTGTTCCACAAACACACGGTCGAGCCAGCGATTTGAGCAATAGACGAAATTGATGATACCTTCATCATCCATACGCTCCAGACGTGTGGTGTGGCAGCTTCGATGCGCGATGCCCGTCACCTTTGGATTCCACACCTCAGTTTCCACGGGTTTGCCGTCTTTCCCAAGATCCTGTTGGTTCAACAGCAACTCAGGGAAGGCGATACCAAACAATTCATGGTCGAGAACGAGCGAAAGCCATGTCTGTGCGATATTATTGCGGTCGAGGAACTTCTGCACTTCATCGTTGGTGGTTTTCCACGACTCCAAGGCTGTCTGCAATTCTTCGATTTGTTCTTCAAGTGTGGCACAGAGTTCATCATAAATCTTCTTTGCAGGGTCATCCTCGGTGGGCAAACCACTGAGCACACTACCCTCGGAGGCATCACCCTCAGAACTGCCACCGTCAGGATGAGTTTGCGAGGATGACGGCCACTCCGAGCGTAGTTTGAGAAGTTCACGCTGTTTGTCGATGATTTGGCCACGAAGGAAGGTGCCCGCATCCTTATAACGGATGAAGCGTGTGGTGATATTGCCACCTACATACTGAGCCGTGTCATACATCGGTTGTGGTCCAAGACCCGCACAGAGGTCTGTATTGAACTTGATGCCAGCAGCAGTGTATGGAAGAAGATGTGTCAAAAACGCCACAAGATTGGGGAGCGTATTGCCGAATCCCCATTCCATGAATCCCAAGTCTTTCGTTCCAGACTTCTCCGTACCCTGCTTGATTTCGTTTCCAGACGAGAAATAGAGTACTGGAGCCTGTTTGCGTTGGTAAGCCCCATTCGAGCCTATTGCGCCACGCAGTTGGGCACCGATGAAGTCTGCCCAAGTTGCGGGTGTCGGGTCGCTATAAAACGACTGGTCGCCAGGCGACAGGACTGAGAAATTATCCTGTGCCATCTGCACCGCTTTCTTGAGGAACTGATCAGAGCGGACGTGGGTAATCGGCGATGTTTTTGTTCTTTTAGCCATGATGGAAAACTTTTATTTCTGAAGCAAAGATACGATTGAGTGAGAATAAAGGCGGAACAAATTTTCCCGTTGGTCAAGCCAACGGGCACACTACAGGGAGGCGATGTAGGTCTTGATACCGTCGATGTGTAGCTGTTCAATAGCCGCTTTTCCTTCGTCAGAAAGGAGGAAAGCCACATCCGAACGGTTGTCCTGGAAGAGGTTTTCTGTGAGGACAGCCGGACATGATGTGTGTTTGATGACGTAGAAATTGCTTTCGAGGTCACGATCACCATCTGTAGTGTCCGTGCGGAACGGACGTTGCGCCTTAGAATAGATGCCCTTCTTCTTACCTTCAGCCATGATAGTTACGTATGGTGCAAGGCAGTATTCAGCAGCGACATAGAGGTGTTCAGCGGCGATATCTGAGTTGGTCTTACCTACGGTGGTGTAAGCAGCCCATCCTCCTGCATTCATCCACTGTCCGCCATTGCCGGCAGCATTGAGATGTAGAGACACATAGAGGCAGTTTGCAGCACCATACTTACGGCATAGGTCGTTGACCACCTTCACACGGTACTGGAGTTCGCGTGTTTGCTCTGTTTTCCAATAGGAAGCCTTGATAAGGCTATTCGGTTGAAGGTCGGGATAGTCTATATGCGTGTTGTAGCCTTGCGCCTTCAATACCTTATTGATGGCAACAATACGTTCACGGGAATAGATCGCTTCGCGGATAGAGCGGTCGGGGGCACATTTACCAGGCGTTGTGTCGAGGTGTGCAGTACCGAGGATGATGTGGAAAAGAGATTTATTCATGGGATGGAGGGTTTAAGATGGCGTTGAAAGCATCTATGACACAAGGAGTGCATCCATTCACGAAATCACGAATGATAGCCACTTCCCTTTCGTCATAGTCAGTTTCCTCATTTCCGTTGAAGATCTTTAACGCGAGGGCGTGGGCTGCAATACCATTGCCTTGCGTATAGATGAAATTTGCGAAGTCCTTACGCATGTTCTGGATAACAGCGTGAGTTTTGGAAAGGTCGGTATAGACCTCGATTTTGTCAAAATTGATTTTCATAAATCTTAATTTGGATCGTTAATGATAAATGCGTAATAAGTTCCATTGTCATAGACCAACATCAAAGAAAGTATATTTTTAGGTCTAACGTAAATATCCTTTTCACCAGAATATGAATTATTACGATACCTCATATAAGGGAGGTTTGTATTCATATATGGTTGAGTATAATTGCTTGATGTGCCAACTTTCAAAGAATTATATCCTGCAACATATACATTCTTTGTACCCGTATTTATGATGTCAAGTCTGAAGGTAAAATACTGAGACGTAGCAGATTTAATAAACCCACATCCTAACGCGGAAAACATAGAATACTTATCAGGAAGGATAAGAATATCATTGTCATAGGTTGTGCTTACCACAATACGGTTACTATACAACGGCATCTGTACCATCTGAATCTGATTTGCAGCACTCCAATTAGCAACCCTATCATAAGCAGCACCTTCAACTATTCCATTCATTATCACGTGCCCGTTACCTATCATTGCATACTGGAAGCCGTATCTATTATTAGATGCACTACCTGAATGCGTACCAGAATGGAAATCCAAATCTATAACATTGGCTGCTCCAAAATTCGTCCAGTTATAATGACTTGTTGTGGTTTTCCTTAATGTAAAACGATTATTCTCCTTATAACTGAAAGTATAGTTCACCAAAACAACACCTTGTTCACTTCCATTCATTTGAACAGTTTTAGAAGATTCCGTTATACCAAACTGTGTTTTGAAGTTATCGTTTCCAATACGAAGGACAGCATTTCCAGTAGAGACAATGCTATCAGTACCAATAGTAAAACCTCCGATAGTACCTTGTGTTGCCGTGATTTTACCAGAGATCTCCGCACCAGTCGCATATAATTTACCAAGCAGAGACACACGAAATGCGGCAGTCGCACGATTCTCATAGTCGGCACCAACCCAAAGAGGGTAGTCGTTTGATCCACCTTCAGCACCACCCATTCCAGCGGCGACGTTGCCCGCAGAATTATAAACCAGAATGCGATTCGTCTGTGCGAATTTGAGCAAAGCCTGGTCTGCAAGAATAAACTCAGCAGCGATAAAACGGAGATTAGACGCTTTTTCCCAATGGTTTGTGTCGGAATAAGGTTGCGTCGTAGAGCAATAACCTTCAGCCGTTGTACGCTGCTTCATACGGAAGTACACTTTTTTCGTAGAAGATGCACTTTCTTTCGCAAGCACCACATGGCGAACACCGTTATCAAAATGATAATATGTAGAAGTGGTGCCTTGTGTACTTGCAACCCAATCACCCACAAAGATATGCTGCATGTCATCCGCGAAACGATCGCTGGTATGCTCAATCCACTCCGTAGCCATCGTGTTCTCTTCCAGTTTTGGCATCGACACCCATCCATAGTGAGAATACTGATTCATTCGGAAGAGGACAGCATACTCCGTAGATGAAGAAAGAGAAGAAGGTGTCTTAAATGTTACGGTATGTCGGACAGTGCCAGGTGACAGTTGCCAATGGACGCAACCATCATCGGAAAATGCCACAAGCGTGCCAGATTGAAGATTGGTGTTTGCGCTTTGATCAGCAGCCGTGTACTTTTTGCCATCCACATACCAAGGGGCCGATGATGAATGTTGCACAGCTGCGCCGTGATCTGCACGATAGAGATAAGTTGACAGTCGGCATCCACGATTAACATTGATGGTTTTAATGTAACACCGATAAGTTGTGGTGTTGTACCCATTCGGATTGTTAGTGGAGTTGTTCAGCAAGGGCGAAGCAACCGTAGGATTGCTCACCACCTGTTGACCATTGATGGTGAAGGTCCCATTGAGATAGACATAACCACGCATACGGAACAATCTGCCATAAGAAGCCGTGTTGGTAACACGCATCGTCTTTGTCGTTTCCGAAGTCTCGGTAAAGTCCACTTTTGTTGTGTTCTTCCAGTTTGTGCTATCCCCTGTATCATACGACCATGCGAAGTAACGAAGAAAAACATTGGAAGAAGCACAGTAAGCCTTCACTTCAACATCCATCGATTGATTAGCCCCAAGCCATACTTCACGATAAGATTCGCGGAACATAGCGTAATCTGTATTGCCATTTCCGTTGTAATCCGTTCCAGAGAACAGATTTTGCTTCGCTTGCATGGCTGCATAGAACGAAAGCGTGTACCAAGTATTAGCTTTCAGTTTTTTAAGCGTAGATCCATCGTGGACTATCTGGCGAAGCATCGGGGATAATTCGACAGTGAAATCAGGTGTAAGTCCGAAACTATTGTGCCCACTTACCGTACCAATGCCAATCGTTCCATTCTTCACATTCCACGCCTCCATTTGTCCCTCAGAAAAGAACGACGTATCTTCCAGCAGATTCTCTTTAAGTCCCGAATTGAATTGAGCCAACAGGGAAACTTCATAAGTTGTAGCGACATCATTCTTCGTGTATGTCGTAGTCTTTTTCTGCCAGAGGTAGCGATTCGTCTCAGACAGCCCGCTTTCAGAAGGATAAGACGAAGATGTAGATGCTATCCAACCCGAATCCGTTGGTAACGGTTCTCCATCCAACGACATCGTGAACATACGATGAAAGGTAATAGACGCGATACCTGTTCCATCAGGTCCCGTACCACCACGCGAGCCATCCTTCAAGATGGGGATAGTCTCGCGGTCAAGTCGGACGGATCCTGATACATCTCGAGCACCCTTCCACAATTCGAGTACAATGTTCGTATGGCTTGAAGCATCTGACGTACTAACCGAACGACCCGCTATAGGAAGAGAAGTAGCCGGTGATGCTGCACCATCCCAATCATAGTAGATATAATAGCCAGACAGTGAGTTATAATTATTGACCGACGTTCCTTTTGTTTTCTGGATTTGACACGTTAGCGTATAAGGGCCACCTGTCAAGTCCCCATTACCATCACGAGCAAACTGAATAGCAGTATAGTACGGCTTCAACTGATATATTTCAGCGTCAGCACCATTTCCACCAGCCTTTACCGCACATACGGAGAAAGTCGCGTAACGAGTTCCATAAGTAGCATGAACGGCCTTGAAAGTAAGCTCCGTTATCTCAGCCGGTGTAGTATTTGCACTGATTGTAACAACAGGGTTAAATTTATCATCAAGATTTACAGAAAATCCAGATGGAACAGTACCATCTACGGTAACAGTACAATCATTAAGCACAGCTGTTGTGCCATAATACGCATTAAGACCGAAAGTAAGCTGTTTCTGCGCTTCTACAGCACCAGACTGATTGACGGGAACAGCCGCCATTTCGTTGTCGAGGTCAAGAATGAACGCATTATCGCCTTTATCTCCTTTTTGCCCATCTGCCACAATGGGAACGGTCTCACGATCGATGAGACCAGTAACATTGACATCATCAAGATTAGTATTGGTAATAGTTCCAGATGTATTCGTGCAAATGATAAATTGAACCTTGGAATATGTAGCAACAACAATAGAAGCCAAATGAGACTTATAAGTACGATATTTGTAATATGTTGTTTGCCATGCGTTAGACGAACGCGAAAAGCGACGGAAATATATTTCATATCCGTCAAAAGAAGAGGTGCAATCTGCCACAGACGTAGTATTAGGTCCGTCTGTCTTAGTATATCCGCATGTCAGAGCCACATTAGCGGGATTATAAGCACCATTATCTGTACGTCCCACAGCAATCTGCGAAAGAGAGGGCAGCAATTCATAGAGAATAGCATTCAAACCTTGACCGCCCGCTTTCACGAAAGCAATAGAGAAAATAGCATCACGCGAGCCATAGTTGGCATGTGTAACGCGGAAGCACAATTCAATCATCGTCGGAGGAGTAAAACCTTGCGCGATGACAATCTTAGGTTTTGCCTTATTTGTTGTCACGTCCACTGTAACCTGTTGATCAGATCCAGAAACACATGCAACCGTACAATCATCGATGACATTAGTTTGACCATAATATGCAGCAAGATTAAACTCCAAAGTAGTTGCTGCAATTACCGCACCCTCCTGAGAGACAGGCACAGAGGTCATTTCATTATCGACATCGATAATAAACGGTGTTATACCATCATCGCCTGGATCACCTGGATCACCCTTCTGGCCTTCTTTATTGATTGGGATAGTCTCGCGGTCAAGTCGTTTCTGCTTCGTCGTGCCATTCATCTTCCAGAGTTCCAACACCAATGAAGCATAAGAAGCCGCATTGGATGCAGAAACGGTAATCGTGCCACCAACACTGATATAATTGGAAGGTGTTGTAGGATTACCATAGCCGTAATAAATGCGATAACCAGAGAGAGAGGATAGAATCGTTGTATCTTCATCCTCTATCTTTTTGACATACCCTGTTATCACATTATTAGCCATGTTCAGCGTACCATCAGAATTTCGAGCAAACGAAAGTTGAGACGGCGACGGCATCAGTTGGTAAATGATTGGAGTCTTACCATCACTTCCGGCTGCTTGTGGTTGTATGGTGAACCGAGCCGTCTTAGGCTTATCCGTGTAACCGCTTGCGGTTCCTGTTATATCGATGAAGATGGTCTTGTTATAGACAAAGTTGGTGTTATTCATCGTCACGGTAACGAGACCCGTTTCAGAATCTATCACCACATCTACCTCGTTTCCACAATTCGTGCCATCCTCATAGGTTTTCGTGGATTGATATGTTGCCGTCAATGGCGTAATGCCATAGAACATCGAGGCTCTTGTTTCACGAGACACAGACGCGGTGATTTTTCCGTCAGCCTTCGTACCGAAAGCATCGTTCTCATTGGTTAGGTCGATAATCAGAGCAGACTCTCCAGGGGCACCATTGAGGCCATCCTTGTTGATGGGTAGTGTCTCGCGGTCAAAAATGTTGGATTCTTCAATCGATGCAGTGCCAGAAGCCGTACTCAAGACAAACTCATAGGCGATATTGGTAGTTGAGTTTGGGATGACCAAATAAAAGTTTGCTGAAGATAAATCTTTCATCCATGCCCATGAGCCAGGATTTCCATTAGAAGCGATAGGACGGTAGAAGATGTTATACTTCGAGTCAATGTTTTGGAGATCTGAAGCCTGACTTCCTACATGCTTATCGATGGTGCCATTGTAGTTTTTGGTATAACCACAACGGATAGAGATAGAGGCGGGCGTAAGTTGATTGCTGCTGTTACGGGCAAAAGAAGCCTCGTTTTGAGAGAGCAAGAGTTGGTAGATAGCAGGAGAAACGCCAGGAGAACCAGACTTCACGACATTGGCTGTGAAGAGTGCTGCATAAGATTTTCCTCCATAACCAATAGCGACATTGGCCGTGATACGGTCAACACTTAACTGTGTATTTACAGCAAAGACCCATTCCAATTTGTAGGAGCCATCAGCCTGAGAAGTGACCGTTGGCGTTACAGATCCAAGTTTACAATTAGCTGCGACGGGAGCCGTAAGGTCGGTGTTAATGATAGCAGAGCCTCGATATAAACGGGCATAAGAAGTGAGCACCGTTCTCGATGTAACCTTACCCGTGCTGTCACATGGTATGGCATCCATTTCATTGTCGAGATCAATAAATATAGCATCAGCACCATTCTGTCCCCATACAGTAGGGCCTTCCACGAGGTATTCTGTATCAGTTGTGCCATTACCATTGCGGTACACCGTTCTTATGCACTTCCAGAGATAAGGCGTGTCCTGAGAGTAGCCGGCAGAAGAAAGAGCAGACCATGTGTTCCACGTCGTATCATTGGTGGGTGTTGCTGGCTGCGAATTGGTTGCCGTCGCCTTGAATCTTGTATCTTGCGACTGAATGCCACGACCAGTAAGACCTTCTGCACCTTCTGCGATGACACGAATATCGTGGCGTTCCACCTCAATAGAACCATACTTCAGCACAAAAGTGATAACCGAAGTAATACCCGACGTTGAAACATTGGCACCAAGCGTATAAGAAGAAGGGGTATTGTCGCGATATACCACCACCGAGTAGCCAGAAGGTACGGTGGATTGTGTCTCAGCAGAACCATCGGCATTACGTTTGATGAGCGAGCAAGTTACATTTGCAGGAGTGAGGTTATCGGAAGTATCTTTGATGATGGCCGAATTAGACGGCACGAGGTCATAGTCAAAACCATTCTGTCCGAGAGACCCCGCAAACTCCACGATAGGATCCAGTGCGGTGCCATCCGTAAGGTAGGTGATATATTTATGCCACAGATATGGAGCCGATGCTGTAGGTACAGGCACTTGCTGACCATCAGGCACCAGCGTCCATCGTGAGTCATTGACCGACGGCATGATGCCAGAAGCCTCGGTGATGTAGTAATTATCAATGTGATCCACCGATACAGTAGGCTTCTGAGCTGTTACTGCGAAAGTCTGTGATATAAGATTCTGCATGTGAACGCGATATTTTTATAGGGCAAAGATAGTAATAGTGGAGTAGGGGAGCGGAACAAAAAGATACAGCGCGGATGAGCCGCGCTGCATAAGAGAGAAGGATGGCACTGACGCTTACGCATCGAGCACCGTGGTTTAGACGGAACAGACTAAGACGCTGTGACGATACCGTTGACCTTGTAGCCATTCTGCGCCACGAAGTCATAAGGTATAGTCATGGTGCCACGATTGTTCGATGTGGTCATTGTCGGACCACTGGAGATTTCGTTTTGCTGGCCGTCATACAGTCTGCACGAGAAATTGGTATATCCCGTATTGATGTCGGTAGAATCCTCCATAGCGGCCACCCACGCTGTAACGGTGCAAGACTCACCAGGCGACAGTTGACCACTGAAATCGCTGTTAGAACCATTGAGCGAGATATACAGAAATTCTGGATCCTGAGTATCATCAATGGAAGCGAAGGCCGTTGTCACGCGGTTCGCATAGTTGCTGTCCGTGAAGAAGTCACAACGGATAATCAGGTTATCCGTCACATCAGCCTCATTGACAGTGAACGAACGAGCATTGCGAGCTGCAACATATTCATCACCCGTACCAGCGTTGTACCATTTTGTGTACCAACTTGCGGGCGACTGGCCATCCTCCGCATAGAGGGAGGCCGCGATGCTCACGGACTGATTTTTCTCCGTGATAATGGCAGATTCAGGAGAGAGCAGACCGAGGTAGCCCTGTGCGCTCATCTGTGAGATTTTGACATCTACCGCACACTGGAACGGCTGCTGTTTACCCAACAGTTCAATGCTACCCTCATAACCGATGGTGTCGAGGTCGATATTCGTCGCCGTTGCGAGGTTGGCGATGACCGTGAGACATGGAACAAGATAACTGGAGCCACCAAGCGATACCGTGGTTGTACCGACATGGAACAACGGATCATTGTTCGCATCCACACAGTTGGTGGAATCACCATTGTTGTCAAAAGTGATAACCACATCATTGTAGAGCCAATGCGTGTTGACCAACTGAGCGTTGTTCATATACTGCACACCTTTACGGACAACAGGATAGACACGCGGCTGGCTTGGGTTCGGGTCGGCTTGTGTCGCCTTCCAGTTCGGAATAGCCTTCTGCGTGTTGTTGTTCCAAGCCTGTGAGAGCGTGCCGTCGATTCGCAACGATCCTTGCACCGTCACGCCCTCTTGAAGGGCTGTGATGGCAAAATGATTACTTATAGTATTTGGCATAGGACAGAAGTTATTAACGTGATATAACAGAACAATTCGAGGACAAAGATGCCCTTACCCTCAAAACAGCGCATGGGGAACAGCAGAATCGGCAAGAAAAGCAGCCATAGCAGCAGCCACCACGGACTGATTATCAGCACACACAGTTGAGAACCTATGCCAGCAGCAATCGCCAGGATGTTGTGTGCTGTGTTCGGGTCGTGTTTGATCAGCGGCATGGCTCCTACAAAAGCGAGGGATGCTATTGTCAGGAAACCGAGGAACTGGAATGGTGAACCATCCATCACCTCAAGCAACGAAGGGCAAATACCGAAAGCCATCGACCAGATGAACAGCGTCCACACAAACTGATAGGGTCTCTTGAGCGAGAACACCATGTGCGATATAGAGTTTGGCAGTTTACGGTTCAAGCAGATGGTCACTCCTGTATAGAGGAGAGCCAGGGCAATAGAGATAAGGAGTAATACAGTCATTTTTGATACGTTATTACGGGTTTAGAACTCCTCGGCGTGCAACCACCGAGCACCAGTGGTGAACCCACTGGAAGAACCAGCGGGCGCACTACTTAAAATGCGAGGTGGTTGGGATAACCGGCGGTGAAGTCGTAGGCGACGATAGTCTCTACGTCATTCATTGCAACGACAGCAGCCTTATGTTCGGCAGTCTTATCGTAGCACTCAGACGCATACACTTCGAGCGCGGACAACATCTGAAGGCCGGCATCAGGAGTAATGGTGAATGACTGTGTACCGAGCCAAAGCGTCGATGTCTCTTTACCAACGGCCTTCTCAGCATTCAGACGAGCGATGAGACCATTGCGTGTGTCTTTGTCAAGCCACATGGGGACATCGTTGTAGGAGAACTGATTGACATTTTCAGAAGCATCGTAGGCATTGATGCGTGCGATGACCATCTGACGAGCCAGTTCCAGCGCATTGCCAGAGACGATACCCTGCTGTGTAGCCAAAAGCAGAGCTTCGGCGGCCACGCCCACAGCTTTGAACTCATCGAAGCCCTCCTTCAGTACGGCCTGAGCCACATTGTCGAGGGTGAAAGGTTCGCTAACACGGACCACAAACGCCTTATAGACCTTGCGCGTCTCAGGCTCCTGTCCTTCCACTTCGTTGTTGATCACTTCATCTGCTTCTTCTTTGTCGAAGCAGATACGCAGCACGTTACCTTCGAGAGTAACAGCAGCGGGATTCTCGTAAAATTCAGATTTCTTCATTTTTTACTGATATTTTAGGGTTTATACTTAGTCCTTTCTTTCCAAACGGGAGAACCGTTTGGCACAGAGATTATGTAATCTCGTAGTCAGGCAATCCCGCGTTGTTGGCACGAACGATGGTGCCCGTGAACGGGAAGCCGTCATGGGTATTGATATATTCGAGCGTCTGAATGAGTTTCTGGTTACACGTAAAGAACTTGAACTTTTGTCCGTTATCCTCCACCTGTACGATGGCCGCGTTCTTCTTATACTTAGACTTCACGCCCAACTCCACATCCGTAAAGACAACTTCACGTCCGCAGAGCATGGAGGCTGACACCTTCGTACCTTCAAGCATACGCTTACCATCGGCATCCTTCTTCTCAAACTTCGGAACTTGGAGATCCTTAAACGATTTCATGTGCATCACCTTACACCAGAGGTTGAATCCGTTGCAGTGCATGAGCCATCCCTTATATGAAGTAGCAGCCTGATAGCGACGCATAGGGTCTTTCAGACGGTGCATCTTCTGTTTGAACTTGGCTTTCATACGTTTTCTGAGCAACGTATGATTAAAGAAGAACTGATACCCGACAAAATCGAGTCCGTGATGTTCGTCGATAATCTGCACACCGATATTGTCATGCAACGGCTGTTCCATCACCTCTTCAGCATACTTCCTGACGAAATTCACGGCACGCCATACTTCTTTCTTATCAAGACCCATGATGACCATATCATCACAATAAATCTCTACCCATACGTCGAAGAGAGCCATCAACAGACGGCATAGCGCACAAGTGTAGAAATTCGCCATCGGTTGAATCGGGAACAATCCTATGCCTAATCCCTCCTCACATGCTGAAACAATCTCCCAAATCAGATAACGTATGCCTTTATCGCCGAACTTTCGACTCAGGACATGGTTAATCTTCTTCTGATTGATGTTGTGATAGAACTTCACGAAGTCCAGTTTGGCATAATAGATACGACCGGCATACTTATGTGCATCGATATAACGCTCCGTGCGTTGTGCTGCGAAGTGCATACCTTTACCTTTTATAGATGCCGACGAGTCATAGTAATATGCCCGCATCATTATCGGCATGATGATCTGCATGAGCGCATGGTTCTCTACGTGGTCTGGATAGTACGGCAGCTTATGCAGCAGTCTGTCTTTTCCACAGGGACAATGGCGCACACATTCATGTCCTGGCGAAGTATGGTATGTGGCTGTGCGAAGTTGGTCCTGCAAGGTCTGAAGGTTCTTTTCTGGATTACGGTCAAAGATGCGAACACCCTTATGTGCATCCTTACCTTTTCGTGCCTCACGGTCTGCCATACGTAGGTTGCCCATGTCATAGACTTGGGCGATGCGCACCTTGCGGTTCTTACCGCGACGGCTTGCCTTTCTTTTGTATGCCAACTCTTCAGCCATCGTTCTTCTTTTACGAGACAAATTGATTACGGAAACGGTTATGCCTTCTACACTTCTCGGCTCACGGGCTTTCGGTATAGGCGTACAACTGCCTTGCTTACTTGCGCGAGGGGACTCATAACACCCTACGCCTTTATGTGTTCGCTCTGTCAGGATAGGAGGTCAAAGCGGGAAAACCGCTTTGCACACCCTATATCCTTCCATCGAGTCAGGCTCAATCGTGTGCTCATCCCCGTTGACCTACACGAGGCCGGTAGAGATAAACAGTGGATAATTAGTGTAAAATTTCAGACGAGCACCGATGTTCGTGTTCGAGTTCGAGAAAGCGTTATTCGAGTTCGCATACGAAATACCGCATTGCGCACCGTTATTCGCGTTACCCCCGACGTTCAGCAGCTCCACGATTTATTGCCTTTTCGGGATGAAATTCTCGGTGGAGAACCACCAATCACTCCGTCCCTACACCTTTGTTCTCCAAGAAAGCTGTAGAAGAATCTCGAACTATTCAACTCTTCCTCGGCAAAGATGCTTATTGGTTTATGTGTGTTCAGGAAGTACAACCTGTTCCACGTCGTTGTCTCAATATGTCAAATTGTTTTAGGATGGTCGCCGCTTGCGGCCTGTCCTCTGATGATTTTGTTAAATGGTTATTACTACTTATTATTAGTGGTTGCTAAATACGCGACAGAGGCGGTCATGGCCAGCAGGAGCGGTCACGCAAGCCGGCTGGCCAATGACCCGCCTTATCAGGCGGTCAAGGCCACCAGCTGCGCACCGCTAACGATTTCCGGCTCACCGTAGAAGGCCAGACGAGCACCGATGTCCGAGGCCGAGCGCGAGAAAGCGCCAGTCGAGCCCGCAGACGAAAGCCCGCATAGCGCACCGTAAGCCGCGCGACCCCCGACGCCCAGCAGCTCTCCAGTCGTAGCGTACCAGAAGCCATCGCAATAGTACGTAGAGTCAGAGCCATTGACAGACTGAGCTATCATGTCCCACCACTCACCAAGTTCCATTGACTTGGCATAAGTGCCGCTACCGCTCTGAGTAGTAAGGCTGCACACAAACTCACGACCCGTAGCCGTGTTGCTGACTTTGTTGCCTGAATAGACAACAGCCTTACGCACGGTGTCATCCATGTAGAAACGGATGCCAGGACGGAACTCCCAGAGTTTGCCCCAAAGATCCTCGAAGCCGAAGAGTTTAACGGGGTACTGGTCGCCGATAGTACCATCTGTGTAGAACACTCTACCAGATCCATCACCAAGAGCCTTTGTAAGACCCATTGGCACATCACGAGCAGCCTCCCACGAAGAAGTCTGGAAGCCAGCACCGATGACGCTCTGAGAATTGAGATTGCCATAGCGTGCCTGGAAGAGCGCATTGATGAGACAATGGAACTGGTAGTTAGCCAGACCAAACTCAGTACCGAGGTTCTGTGCATAAGTCCAGAAGTTGCTCATCGTCTTAGAGTGAGCAGGAGTCTTGTCGGGGCGCGAATGTGCCTTGTTGTTGGCATCAAGCCAGATCTTGTATGCACCTACCCAATGAGGAGACTCAAACACATGGCCTCCATCGATAGGCACGAGACCGCCGAAGTGGAGAGTCTTACCTTCGCCTTTGAAATGGCAGTCAGGCACATGTACCATTGTTTCACACACTTGCTCCAGAGCAGATGTGAAAGGAGTGCCATCGGCAAACTTCGTCCAATCACCTCCATTCAGTTTTGCCGCATAGACTTTGCCATCCTTGATGAAGAAGGCATATCCGCCCATTTGACCCTGATAGAGTTCAGCCGCTCCACGGTTTTTGACCGTGATGGCAGGATTAGAGTTCTGTTCCAGCGTGAGACTGGAAGTGAGCGCACCTACAACAGTGGATGGAATCGCGCTGTTGTTCACCTCTTCCGGCGTAGCCTCATAGAGGTTGTCAAGACTGGTCAAGCACAACACTTTGGCTATGCCTTCACCAGATGCAAGAGAAGTTTTCGCTTTTTTCATCTTGTCTTTTTTTAAGGGTTATTATTATTTACGAATTAACTACTATGTACGGATAGCAAGCTCATGGCCCGAAGCCGATTGGAACACTTCGCCTGACGGGTCGGCTATGATGTCATATACACCACGGATAGCGCAGCGAGGATCCACGATAAACTTCGCTCCAGACGTGTCATAGATGAAGCGTTGTGGCACCACGACCTCCAATCCGTATGCACCGAGCGCAACAGGCGTGTCGTTGCTACCTTGACGGCGCACAGCCCAATCGCACATCAGCCAATGACGTTGTTGTTCCTCTGTCAAGTCGTTATGCTTGGTGACATGCACAATCAGCCCGAAAGTCATAAATGAGTTTTCGGCAAATATGCGGTCGCCACCGTATGAGAACACAACAGGAATGATCTTAGGCAAACGCCATGCGATACATGCCGTAGCCTCGTTTGGAAGATCTGGAGCCACCGTAGAAGTACCATTTGCAGTGCCGATACGACAGCGCACCATGATACTCTCGATGAAATCCATGTCAACAGATAATGTGGATGCGTTCTTACCACTAACGTACCAGAGGCAATCGTCTGTAATCGTCAGCCAATGCTCTCCTCTGTCAATGGAATAATCCCAGAACCACGCCACCGCATCCGTTTTATCGGCACTACCCTGACGTGCTTCTGCCTCAAAAGAGTAGATGGTTGTTGCAGCATGAAGCGGAAAATGCTTTCGTGTACGGTCGCACAAGATGTTGATACTCCATTGTTCATCTGCTTGCAGTATTGCTGTCAGCGGCAACGTGTCTGACAATACGAATGGCGTTGATGTACGGGTGTCAGTGAAACGGCACTCACAATAGATATTCGCGCCCAACAAATGCGTGAAGTTCTTACGGACGTAGAGGATATTGCCAACGATGTAGTAGTCCTGTGTAGAATCCGTTGACGTGACTTGTGTACCATCGACATACCAGAAAATTTGCGGCACCAGGTCGTTGGTGTTCAAATTGTTGTCAGGGTCGATGATAGAATACACAGCCCTCAATCGCATAGCTCCATCCGTCTGCGTACCATGCGCATCGATGACAGGAGCGATGGAATGATCTGGCACCCACTCCTGCAACGTCTGACGGTAAAACTGCAACGATGACAAACCACCCATCACCTCAATGTGCATAGAGGTGTTGAGTGGTCTGAATGTTGTAGTGACCGCCAGTGGTTGAGAGTTATTGAGTCTTTTCATATTCTAATCTTTATCCTCGTGAGTAAACCACGGGGCACAGTACTTTAATCGTCGTTGTTGTTACGCTCGATGGCCAAAAGGTCGTAAGACAGGAGGTTTTCAAGCACGTAGTTCACCAGAACAGCGGGCGTGATGGAACAAGGCTGTCCGTTCTGATCGATTGCCATGATACGACGCACCACCGCACCAGACTGAGCTTCAGGAGTCTCTTGTGAAGTGGCCGCTTCAATAGCCGCGCCAACGTCAAAGTACTTCGTCCACCATTCCGTGTCAGTCACGGGGTGTCCGAGATTGTTTGGTTTACGAGACTGGTAAATAGCCGTAGCCGATTGTACCTGGTCTAACACGTCATAATTGTAGGTAGCGTCATACTCCCCACGCGAGAAGGGAATAATTCGACCGATAATCTTCTTTGTAGGCATGATGATATACTATTTAGAGATTTACTAACTTTCAAAACAGAGGTGTCCTGTTTCGGTGTCGATAGAGAATGTGCCAGAAGAAACACCTTCCTGTTCGAGATTTCCCGTCTCAGGATTGATAGAAAGCACCAGGGGTTCGTTTCCCTCTTCGAGATCAACCACTCTCTGCGTCAATTCATTAAATTCTTCATCCGTAGGTACTGCACCAGGGTCAATCGGAGAATGGTTTGCTGTAGCCGGACGAACGGAACAACGAACGCGGAACTGCTGCCCTTCGGCATATCGAGAGAGTGAAAACAAGAGGCTTTCAGAAGCCATCATTGTGCGCATAAACGTCCAAGGCAAATCTTCGTCAAGACGAGTTTCCAGTGTGACGCGAACAGGGTTCGGAGTGTTAAACGTCAGTTGTACGTTCACACCACCTTCAAGTGTTGAAGAATAGAAATTGCTATCTTCAGTGTGGTAGTAAAAATCGATGGCTGTCATGTCGAAACCATTTTAGGGGAGTTATTTTAATTACGGAAGCAAAGATACATCGTACCAGAAAGGCGAGCGGAACAAATGATTTTTCAATCTCCAAGAGGTAGGCACAGTCCAGACATAGAGTTGAGGAAATGCTTAACTCCGATGAAAAGTGTGTCAAAAGCATCCGTCCCGTCTGTTCGGTATTCAAGACGTACCGCATCGTCAGCATCCTCGGAGAGTTTTTCACCCGCTTTTGATTTGCGGAAACCTTTATAACCGATGGAAACCTCTGCTGTCTGAAGCGCGACAATCAGAGCCTCATTATTATCACGATTAAAGCGGATAGCGGGGTAGGAGAGACCAGCAAGGGCTTCGTTGATTTCCTTATATTTCATTTCATGTTCAAACGGAGCACCCATAGGAACAGGTCGTACATTCCAGCCAAAAGATGTAAGACTATTGATGATGACATCCTTGAAGTCCTCAGCCCCTTCAATGGCATATCCACGGAACTTTGCCGTAGAGTCATAGAAAAAGACCACATCACGGCACTTACCCATTTTCGGTTTATAATAATGGTGCCAGTCACCCGCCAATTCCCGAAGTTTGCGTTCATTCTTTACAAACATGGAAGAAATGACATTAAGGCATTCCTGATTATCACGTCGGTACATTTGTCCTGTGACAATCCAGTTGATGTTAGCGTTATAATCCATCGCGATATAAAGCGGCAGGGCATCCACCACATCACCATCCAGCGTGCAATCCTTCAACTTCTGGAGTTCTCCGAAATCAGGAGTCTCATACTCCATATCTATCTGCTGTCCTCCGTGGATAGTAGAAGCCGTGCGCTTTGTCATCTGCTGTTCAATGGCCGGACATTCTTCAGGAATGTAGCCATGAACATTCTCTATATCAAGATTGGAATAGAAGCCATCGTTACATTTTGCCTGTTTAAGGTTCAAGATAGAAATGGCAAAGACGATAGGTGGAAGATCACGCTTCATCTTTGCGATGTAAGCATCCCCAAGGAGGTCGATATTGTCAAGCGTTGTGCCGCGCCAGAACGTAAAAGCATTACATTGTAATTCACGGATGCGCTTCTGATAAGACTTTGAATTTGCTATCATCTGCAATTCAAAATCCTGTTCAGGCGTGATGAGATATTGATGGCAGAATAGCAATTCCGCTTCATCGGGTGTAATCAGTTTGTATGCGATACACTGATCCAACATCGCTTTATTGATGCGCCGGCCATAGTTAGGAAGGATGCGGAACGGGCCTTCATGGTTCATCATTGCTTCAGCCTTCGCCCGAACAGCAGCTATCTGTTCTGCACGAAGCACCTGAATCTTGCAATTATCACGTTTTGCGTTTCTGAGAAGTTCATTGTAAAACATCACTTTCTCCGCATACGCCGTCAATTCCTCTTGGATGGCACGGTATGACATCTTCTGGAAAGGACCATTTTCGGGGTGTGCTTCCAATTTTTTCTCTTCCTTTTCAAGCCAGTTTCCTTTGACCGTCAGCGAGGCATCAGAAGCGAAGAAGGTGGATTTGAAGAGAGGATTGTTTTCGGTAAATGCAGGATCTCCAAGCGGATGCACAATACCTGACAAAGCCGCCATTACCTCACCATCAATCTTAGCCTTAGACATGAATTTACACTCATCGCCCACGATGGAATTTGCCGTAATAGAGTTGGCAGAACCTGTGACACCGAGTGACACAAGTTGCCATATCGTTCCGTTTGCGAACCACACTATATTATCCCATGTCTTAGGTTTGATGATAGGGTCTGGCACCCATCGAGGCGGTTTCCCCCATCCAAAATGCCTTCCTTCCTGAAGCCCGAAGAAACGCTCAATGGCCGCGATAGTGCCAGGGACTGTACGAGTGTAGAGCTGCTTACGACTATTACCAAGCCAGATGTTCGTTGCTCGTTCCATCGACATACTGACACGGTAAATACGAGGACCGATAGAGCCGTCTGTCTTTCCAAAACGACGCGAAGCCAACAACCGCACATCACGGGCATTGGAATAGTAGATGCGTTGCTGCATCGCGTTCATATATACATCACGACGGCTATTCTTCATTGGCTATGAAAATATCAGGATTTAGGTCTGGATTCGGTTCTGCATTGTCTGACGGAATTTCCCATGAGCCGTCTGGCTGCTGTACGAGTTCCTGCACCTGTTTTTGAGTGAGTCCATATTGACGTGCATACTTCTTTTTCTCCTCATCAGTGTAGTTCACACGGTCACGCTTGATAACAGATACATCGCCAGTGATATTGATTTCCACGTTCGGCATTTGGTCGGTCGGTGATTCCTTCTCTTGGAAGTTATTGTTCATCTGCATTTTGATGTCCGCACCAGACTTTACGGCGCGGGCATCACCCATTTTCATCCCTTCCCGAATAAGCCAGTCTGAGGCATCCATCACCTTTGCCTTCTCGATATTCTCCGTTGGCGTGTCAAAAACGCCAATGAGGTGATTAAAGAGAGCCACGTCATTGGATATCTCCGTAATGGTACGTTGTTTGCCTGGTACAAGATTTAAGGCACGCACATACTCCTGAGCCGTCGGGTCGCCGGATTCCGCTTTTTTGAGAATGATAGGGTATTCGCGAGCTGCGATGCGACGCATGATGTCCGTCGGACGGATTTGTTTGTCCTGAAGCCAAATCTGGTATGCTTCGTAGGCAGCAAGAGCGCGGTACCGCTGGTCGGGCGACATGATCACCTTTTCGATGGTCACACCGCCCAATATCCAGCGTTCCACGAGGTCGAAGTATTGAGGTGAAGGCTTAGACATGAGCACTACTTTTTATCTTTCTTTTCCGCTGTCTTTGCGGCCTTTTTAGCCTCCTTCTCGGCCTTATCAGCCTCCTTCTTCGGCTTCACGTTCTTTTCGTAATCCTCAATGGCCGCATTGAGCACTGGAAGATAAATGTTCGCTTCTTCCTCACCAATGAGAGCCTTCAGTTCCTCGAATTTTGCCTTCATTCCAGCAATACGTTTTTCCGTATTCACCTTATCCTTGCGCTGGAGGTATTTGATGATATCGGCAGCAGCCTTTTTCTTCTTCTCCTCCTTCTCGCGGATAGCAGCCTGTTCGGGGTCGTTAGCCTTGATGAAGTCTATGACCTCATTCTTCACCTTCTCCTTATCTCCATCTTCCAGTTTGTCCCAATATGGGCGCAACATGGTACGCAGTTCAGACGGGTCAATCTTCTTTGCCTGAATAGATGCGATGAAAGTCTTATCCTCCTTCAAACGGACATAAACGCGAGCCATTTCGTCATCTACACGAGCATAGATGTTTTCATACGCCTCAGTCTTTTCAGCCGCCTCCTGAGCAAACGGTTCTATATCCTTCTCAGGTTTGCCGTCCGTTGCCATCTGCTTTGCGATGGTAGCTGCTTCGGCGGCTTTGGTGCGGAGTTCGTGAACACTATCCACAGCCTCTTGCAGAGTAGGGGAGAGCAACCACTTCAACTGATCCAGATGCAGACGGGCATCGCCGATGAGTGAACCAGACACCGTAGCGGGAGCCGCTGGTTCCACGGTTGGGATGTCAGCCTTCTTACCGAATAGCGTTTCTTCGTTCGCCTCCTTCTCGATACGTTCCTGTTCTGCTTTCATGGCACGAGCAGCGGCTTCCTCCTTGGTGGGACGGCCAACATGAGGCACAAGCAGGGATGGATCAGAAAGGTCAATGGTTTTCTGCATGATTTCTTTTGCGTCAGCCGTTACTTGGTCGGCATAGCGACGAATCAGTTTGAGGCGGTACTTGTAATCCTTGAAACGGAATGCTTCAGCCACAAACGAACGGCAGTAAGGAAATGCAGCCAGGAGGGTTAAACCTTCTTCGATGTCAGCACGAAGAGTAGAGGTGATGTTAGTCGCCTTTTCAATGGCTGGAAGTTTAGTGAGCCATGTCTGATAGTTTTCGAGCCACGTCTGTTTCTCGGTAGCCGAAAGTTGGGTAAAAAGTTTTGTTTCCATGAAATGATGAATGAATGATTTAATGAATTTATGAATTACTGACGCAAAGGTAAAACGGGGGATTTTGTGTAGCGGAACAATTTTAGGGGATTTTCCCCGAAAATGAATACGGTTACAAAAGAAAACCCGCTGGTATGAACCAGCGGGCATTGATAGGAGCGGCAGAAAGCCGAGGGGGTAACGAGTACAAGCGTTTCTTTGGTCGAACGCGAATTAAGAACCAGCGGATGCGAGCAGAGAATCCCAACCACCTTCAGCAGAAGGAGGAGTGACATACAGGTTGTCGTAGTGGACACCTTCGAGCTTGAACTGCAACGTCGTGTTGCGCTCATCGCCAGGAGCGGCACCCGTGGTCGATTTGATACCGCCGGTATCGCATTTCACACGATGGTTGGGGTCATACATGATCTGTGTGTCCTCGTTGTCAGGCACGATGATACCGATGTCGAGATTGTTGAGCGCACGAGAGAGTTCAGCAGCCTTCTTGTTCACTGCGTCAAGCACAGCGTCGTAAGTCAGGTTGAAACCCTTGTTGTTGCCCTGGCTCTCGCCTTCGATCTTCTGTGAGCCGTCCTTGAGGTCGAACTTGTAGAGACCCTTGCCAGTCTTGAAAGTGGGAGTCGAATATACGCAGCCAGAACGAGTGAGAGGCGCAGCCAAATCGCTCTTGACAAAGTAATATGCGATAGCACTTGTACCAGCGATGTTCTCCAAGCACTGTTCCTCATTGAGGAAGTCAGTCAGCGTGGGACATGTAACAGTAGGTGTAGGCATAATCTTATAAATTTACGAGTTGATAATTTCGATTACAGAATCATGGGGAGGAGGTCGGCGTGGCATAACCACGCCGCACACTCCCCAAGGGTTTAGTTGTTCTCGAAGAACGCAGTGAGAGCCATAGGCAGACCCGTAGCCGTTACTGTGATGGTCGCAGTAGTCTTGCCATTAGACCAAGACTTGAAGTGCTTGCCCTCGGCAGGAGTAGCCACGAGTGTGATGATGTCGTTAGCAGCGAACTCTACGGGTTCGGTGTAGGCTTCGCCGTTGACAGTCACGGTGCCACCAGCATTAGGATCTACGTTGACAACCAACTTGGAGTTGGTGTAGTCGCCGTTGATGACGTTCTCAGCGATAGAGCCGTTCGTCATCACGAATGCGCTGGAGAGCGGGTTCATCAGACGAGTGCCCTGGATGGACTGAATCTGGAAGATTACGTCCTGAGCATCGTCATCGGAGCCGAACTGCGTCTTGACGAAGCTCTGGTTGCTCTCAGAGTCAACACCATACTGGAGGTTGTTGGGGATCCAAGCAGCGAGGCGAGTTCCAACACCCCAAGCGTCGGTAGGAACGAACTGCACGCGAGGCATTTCAGGCACAGTGAAGTTGCCATTGTCGAGGTACTTCACCTTGCTGTTGCCGTGGTACTTGTTGGCATAGCCCTGTGCGATATAGATACCGCGCAAGATGTCGCAGACGAGACGCACATCCTTCTGCTGGCGCAGACGAGCATCCCACTTGGTGTACCATTCCAGCACCGTGTCGAACGGAGTGGAGTCGTGAGCGTTGGTAGGAGCAGCGATAGCGTCGCAAGGGATGAGGTTCTTGTTCTCGGCACTGATGATACCCTCCTCCATGTCCTTTGCCATGTCGGTGTGGAAACCATCGTAGAGAGAGAGCTTCTGCTTTGCCTCGTCGGGGTCATTCTCCAATGACATGTCGCCGAAGAAGAGACATGCCTGAAGATCCTCGGCATAGGAAGCCAGAATAGCGGTAGCCGCAATCGTAGAGAATGGGTAGTCGCCACCAGGCTTACCGTCCGTACCAAAGACAGTCTCAACATAGTTGTCGATGTTGTCCTTGTAACGGTTCCAGGTCAGCTTTGCGACGAGCGTGCGTTCCTTGAGGAAGCCAATCTTGTTCTCTACGGGAGTACCAACCACCTTACGGCGTGTGGTGCCACCCTTGCGAACGAGCAGGTGGTCAGTTTTCTTAAACTGCACACCAGAAATCACCTGAATGCCCAAGCGGTCGAGCAGTTCAGGGTCGTTGTAGGCAGGACCCATGATGATCTGTTTGCCTACAGTCTCGGCAACGTGCGTAAGAGCCTCTTTGCCGATGAAAACGGGAGCTTGATTTGGCATAATGTTTGAGATTTTGGGTTTATTACTAACTTACGTTTGGTTTAGCTTAGAAGCCAGCAGCCTTACGGATGCGAGCGTTTTCGAGCGGAGACTTTGTGTGGTCATACTCAGGCATGGCACACTTAGGCTCCTCGGCAGCAGCACCTTGACCGTTGTTCTTTGCGCCTTCGTCGTGCATTGCAGCGGCGGCGGTAGTGAGCGATTCAATCTGAGCCGTCTGGTCTTTGATGGTCTGATTGGCTGTTTCAAGAGCCTTCTCAGCATCCTCTTTCGCCTTGCGAGCGTCAGCAAGATCTTTTTCCAACTGAGCCTTCTCGGTGTTCAGGTTGTTTACGACAGTCTCATGTGCCTCGTTCAGTTCTTTCTCCTTGTTGTTGACCGCCTCCGTCTGTTCGGTTGCAGCAGCATCAAGTTTAGCCTGAAGGTCATCGGCACGCTTTTCGGCGTTCTGCTTTTCAGTAGAAGCCGTAGCCAGTGATGCTTCGAGTTGGTCGAGCATTTCAGGAACGAAGTGTGAACCTTCCTCCGTCACGACCAGTTCGTCCACGCCACAAGCAGCAGCGATAGATTCGTACTTCTTCATGTTTTCTTGATTTTGGGGGTTATTACTATTTTGGTTGTTCTCTTTGGAACCCTCCGCAGAAGCGGCGGGAACTGTAGCATTACCTTCTGAGGCATCACCATCAGAAGAACCTTCAGAAGATGCGGGAGGTGTTGCCTCTTTGCGCTTGACCGGTTCTGCACCATCGTAAAGTGCGAAAGCGCGTGCAACGACTTCGCCAAAGGTGGATTGTCCGTCACAGAGGATGCCAACAACTTTCTCAGCATCGAAAATCTTACCGTGGATATATTCATCGGTAGCAGCAGGGAAAGCCTTTTGTACGTCTGCGCGGAACTCCACACCCAACTCCTTCAGTTCTTCAATGAGCAAGGTGGCATCGCCATCCTTCTCAATCTCGCGGTACCACTGATTCTTCTCGTATGATTCAGGGTCATAGTATTCGCGATAGGTCTCGTTTGTGAACTTGTTGGTTGTGTCCGGCTTTTCTGTGTAGAATGCAGCCATGACACCGATACATCCAAATTGGTTTTTCGGGTGCATGTAATACACTTCATCACAGAGCGAAGCCAGGTACATACCAGCGGAAGCACATTGTCCGTCAATGAAGGCGATAACCTTCTGGTTCATGGAATGTGCATAATCGATAGCCTGTTGGAAATCGTTTTTAGCCCATGCCGAACCTCCAGGAGTGTCAACATAGAAAACATGTCCGCGACACATTGGGTCATTGGCTGCACGAATGAGCCAATCACGCAATTCCACGGATCCATAAGAACATGCACCTCCGTTTCGAGTGATAGGGCCATCCACCGGCATGATGTTGACGAACGGCTGTTCCATATTACCGAGTTGATAATAATAGCCAACGACGTTACCATTCTCGCCAACTTGATATTGCTGAATATCGATGGTAGAACCAGCAGACTCTTGGGACTCTTCCGAAGAAGTTGCAGCTCCCACACGGGCAGCGTATGGAAGTTTCTTCTCCTTTGCAAATGGTGTATGCGTGTTCAAGTTGTGCTCGAACAGCGTGCGAGAGGCGTGGACGAACTCTGGCGAGATCATCCATTCCTTATTAGTGAGTATTTCGAGTAGTCCGTTCATGCGAAATGCGAATTGATTACGACGCAAAGGTACGCATGTGCGGAAGGGGTAAAGGAACGGTTTAAGGTTGATAGATTCGCGTTTAGGGATGGAAAAAAGAAACCCGCTGGAAGGAACCAGCGGGCGCACTAACCTTAAAGACTAATCAATCAATAACCAAAAACTATGAGCTATACCTTATACCTTATTATATATATATTATGGCGTAGTAATCGTTATAGCATCGCTCATGGATAAGAGTTTTGCCTTGAGCGTCATCGCGCATACCGAAGAAAGATTTGCTTCTATGTCGATATTGGAGGCATTAGGAAGAGAGTAAGACACAGACTTTGAGCCATCCGCATGAGTGTATAACACGTGAAAGTCCTTACCAGCAAGGGCATTAAGAGCCTCAGACACCGATATTGGCGGGTTTTCCACGGACATTTGCAAGTCGTGTGTATATATAGTGCCACCAGCCTGACGTGCGTTCGTAATTTTACGAGTTGGCACCAACGACAGACGCACTTCATTCTCCGTATCAGGAGTAAGCGCAAAGGATAATACTGGCGATCCTGAGAATGGAGTAGCCGTTGCGACAGAATTGCAACACACATTTCGAGGAACGGAGATATTGGATGCAGAAGCCAGAAAGATGGCTATGCGGACAATTTCAGATAGGCGGAGTTCAGAGCAGTTCATGTGGAGATTTCTTTTTAGTGAAAACCGAGTTACAAGGGGGTTGAAACGATATGGAACACGCTGTAAATATAAAAATCACGAAAATTGCTATTATTTAACATTTATTAAGAGCCAAATTTGATTTGTTTAACATCGTTAAAAATCAATCATTATCGTCATACTTTGGAGGTCCGCCAGTATATTCGTGCTCATCGATGCGAGTTACCAAGTCATCGTTGATAATACGAGGAGATTGCACCAGGTATTCCGCTTCCTTTCTCCATCTTTGTACGAGGTGACGCAACGACTCACGTTCTTTCTGAGAATGAGACACTGGAAGGTCGTACTCCATAAAGAAGCGTTCGAGGATTTCCACACCAGAGCGATGAATGCCTTGCGATTTGGCAAATAGGTTGTTTCTTGTCTCGAAGTCCAAAAATGTACGGATGAATGACTCACGCAACATCTTACGCAGTTGTTGAGCCGCACGGGTATCAAGAGTATGTGATGCTGTTGTTCTTTGCACCCGTCCATCGACAATTATTTCACGCGGTATATTGATGCAAAGAAACTCATAAGCATCAGTTTTTGTTTTATTCGGCAGATGCTCCAGCGTACAGATCTCGGCATAGGTGAGATAATCCTTCGGATCGCGCAAGAGAATAGGTTTACCACCTTGCGGCAGACATCCACGTGACATATTCTTCCATGCAGACTGAGAGTAACACGAGGCCCGATGCTGTTGTGCTTCTGGAATCACACGAAGGCCATTCGTGAGGACTACATACTCAGGAGTATATGGAGAAAACTCCACTGGCGAGTTATAAGGCATGGATTGCCCGTCGCCCGTGGAACGCATGAATGCCGCTACATAACGCGATATGCGTAGATATATATTTGCCATAGAGTTTTTATTTCTCATTGCAAAGATACGTTTTAGGTGGTCGTTGTCTGTATCAAAAACGGTAAAATAACTGTTATTATGCTAAGAGTTCATCATAGATGTCACGGATTGACAGGCTTTCAACACGTCATCTTTCGTCATCGTTCCAACATCCCTAAATTCCTTCGCTCTTTTAGCAGCTATCAGCACCCTGCAAGGAGAATACTCTTCACAAATCATACGATTGTTGACAGTCATATCATTCAGCTGACACACGAACTGCTTGATGTCCGAGTCAAACTTTGAATGGATACAAGATATACAATTCTTATTCATACATGATGCTTTTGATATTCCAAATATGCTTTTACGAGTTCTGGGTTATCATGGATATTGCCAACTACCTTCAAATGCTCATCGTTACCATCAAACTGGCTTGGTGCAAGACTCCAACAGTCAATAGGTGTCCCCTTCTCTGAATGATTGACGAGAATGAAGAAACGAGGAGAAGCAAATTTTACAATTCCATGACTAATATGTGAGCCAGCACTCCAGGCATCCACGATGTCACCTTCATAAACCATCGCGCCCGTTTTATCGTATGTACCAGTAAACTGTCCGACAGTATCAGGATCTACTTCGTAATCATCCCAATCTTTACCTCGTGCAAACTCATTGGGAGTAACGAAATGACCAAGCCGATTCTGGATATAGTAGCCATGAAGCCACGTTTTGTTTTTGGCATTGTAGCCACGGAATAGGATTATTCGATGTAATTTTTTCATTGTCTATTGCTTTATATCTGGAAACACAGCGTTAATTGGTTCGTCATCCTCTTTCATAAAACATATCCAATGGGTATTAGCCCGTTTGCCAGAGATATGCCCGAAAAGAGGTGGAGTAGTGGGGGGGTAAGTTTCAGAATTTCCGATACACGTATGTCTGTTTCGTTCCATTTGAAGATAAGAAACCCACCAGGCATAAGAACACGAAAGCACTCCGAGAACCCCTTGCGAATGATGTCCTGCCATCCATGAGCGGGCAGCCATCCATACTTTTTCATCTGCCAGTTCTGAGGTTCTTTCTTGGATCCAGTATATTTCAAATGTGGTGGGTCAAATACAACCATGCGAAAACTATTGTCTGGGTAAGGCATAGAGGTGAAATCAGCCATCACATCCGGCTTAACCGAAAAATGTCGTAGCTTATCACGATCTTTGAGAGTCGTTTCTATGCAACGGATGTCCTGAAAGAGAACACGAGGGTCATTCTTATCAAACCAGAACATCTTACCGCCACAACAGGCATCAAGGATGGAAGGCATTGGGGATTTATTCATATCGTTTGGATTTTTCTCGGTGAGGAAACCACCGAGCACACTAATTATTTATTGGGGATAGATTGGAGGCGTGGGTCCAGGAACTCCAGTTCGTCATCGTGGTAGATTATGCCGGACTCAGTGTTGTGCCACATGTTATAGATGCCATCGATATCGAAGTCATCTACCAATACCTCTTCATCGGATTCGATGACACGGGCACGGATGTACTGGTTGGTTTTGGAACGCTTGCGGATGGTCTTACCGTGCAATTCATCCTCATGGATTCGACGGAGAGATTCTTGTGAACGCCATTTGCACTCATTGCAGAGGTAATGTCCCATGCCGTCACAACCGCCTTCAGGCGTGCCGTGTTCGTAATCGTCGCAGTCGAGGTCAAAGGCTTTTTTTACGCAGTGAGCGCGGTTATACTCATCGCATTCCTTCCAGAGTTTTTCTGGCACGGTGATAAGTCCATCATGGATGATTAGCCTTCTCTGTGCCTCACGTTCACAATAGTAGCTGACAGCCGACTTGTTGGTGGCATTATCTTTCAGGCCATAGATAAAGAGTCCAGAGCGCACAATGTCCTTGATCTGAACTTCTTTATTGATGGCATTGTCATCCGCATCCCATGTACCTTTGAAAAGAAGGTACTCCTTCAGGATGTCATCGAGCACCATATCCCGATATTCCATGATGGTGCGGTTGGAGAAAAACATTTTTTGGTCAATCATACGAGGAGTTTTAAGTATTGTGATGGGATCACAATGCAATTAACGAAGCTATTATTTACTTTTATTTTTCACGAGAGATATATGACACAAAACGTCCTGGCAAAGTGAGAGGATGGTTTCTTTTCTGATGGCATCCTCATAATTCTCTGGGACATAGTTTTTCGTCTTATTATAGAAATCAAAGATGGCCTCATTCTTGAAGAAAATGCCATCCTTTGTGACCACACATCGAACAAAATCAGAAGATGGGAACATCGTCTTACTGTCAGAGTTTTTAACACATAAATCCTCAAATACAGATAAAGAGTTAAAGATGTAACAATGCGAGAATGGCACCAAGAATGTCATAGACAACGATGTTGGCTTCAGCTCATAGTTCATTTCATAAGAACAACCGAAGATTCTTACGCATTCTTTCGTTACATGATGCTGAGGAATTGCGAACACACATCTTTCGATGGGCAGATCTTTCAATACATCATAAACGGATTTCCCAAATTTCATGTTTACAATGAGACAGAATGGGCGATGCACACCTTCCATGATAGGATCTGAAACGAATACACTGACATCATTCAGTCCATACATTCCACTCCCTTTCTTGAAAATAGGAAGCGAATAAACATTGTCATCCCTCTTCAAAGGTTCTGCCAAGTCATTTGTATCGAACACATATACTTTCATAGGGAGTGTTAGGGTTATTTTGAGTCATAAACGAGGCCAGGGAAGAAGTCTGGCATAAAGTTACAGGTGACGATATGTTTGTTTGTATCATCAGCGACGAGGAAGGGACAGCCGCGCTCCAAGCCTGAGCCGACATGTACGAGGTGCGGTTTGTTTTTGGCATTGTAGCCACGGAATAGGATTATTCGATGTAATTTTTTCATTGTTTGATTTGCTTTTCATTACAGATATCTACGGCAGCTGACATAAACCACATGGCATGAACTGCATTATCTTTTTCCATTGCCGCTGTCATCAAGTCAATGGTAGCAGGAAGGACATCTTTCTTCTGAGCAGCCATGACTTTACGAATACACTCTTTGACGGGAACAACCTTCTCTTCATAGTCTTTGAAAAGATAACGGAGATTCTTGTTGGTCTCTGTCATCTTATCGTAGATATGAACGGTATCTCTGATATACTCAAATATGTCGCATTTAGGGCCAGCCATAATCAATCAAGATTTAACGGTACATAGTCACCAATAGCAAAAGCAGCTTCGTAGTACTCTTCTTCTATACTATCATTGAACGGTGATCCATTCTTGGGATAGACGATAGTAAGTACATGTTTTTTCTCTTCATCGAAACCTCTAACCTCGAAGTGATCGAGGTTAGAGGGGAAAGTAGGTTTGAACTGAAAACCGATTGGATGTGTCATAGGTCTATTCTTCAGGGTTTACCAGTTCCCAATCGTCAGCCAGCATGTCCGTCTGAGAAGCAAGCCATCCATTGACAACGGAACCGTCGGCAGCTTTCATACAAATATACTGAGCGAAAAAGCGTTCCTTACGCTCATTAGGATGGTTCTTTACCCATTCCTTAAAGTTGTGTGGAAGAGACTTCACAGTATCAACAATGAAGCTGTCAGACAAAACATCGAAAGGACGCATAAAGAGAAACATTCCCTTTCCATTCCATCCGGCACGACGAACAAGTTTTCCGAACTTCAGTGAACCAATAGCCTGTCCGAAATTGCCAGATTGTCCTTCCTGTAATTCAGAAGCCTGTTGTGCTCCAGTAACGTAACATGTTTCCATGTCGCCTTCATTAAATACGCCAGATTTGTTTTCCAGCAGCCCAATGTACTTATGGGCCATTTCATCTAAATTCATAATGTTTGCTTTTTATAAATTATTGATTAAAATTGGCTGCTATGATATAGCAGCATACATGACGATTAAATATCAAATTCATCCTTGGGTATAACACCAGTTGCAAAAAAAGCGGAAACAAGGCGGAACACTCTTGCCAGTGTGTCTTTAATACATGTACGTACAACACCTACTGGACTAACAGCATGAGCGATGGTAGTTTCAGACAATAAAAGGTCATACTTATATTCGCGTTCTTCATATTTCAGGACCGCTTCTACACGAGAACATCCGCCATATTTAGAACCGAGTCTCAGATAGACCCAAACATCCATCCTTGAATGATATGGAATTTGAACCGTCATCATTTTATAAGCATACAAATACCATTGTTGTAGTTCATCATGCAACAATGGCAGAGCATCCCGCATGTCCTTCGCATTCGGATAGTATTCGACGGCGTAAGGGAAATGCTCTGGAACCTGAAAACCAGAAGCCTTCAGTTCATTCTTTATTTCTTCTATTGGACGATGTATCATTGTGCTAATCTTTTTCCTTATACCCATCCTCACATTCTTGCTGTCTTGCTTTGCGCATTGTGCCGAGCCATGAACACCAACCTTCTTTATCCCATATCACAGAAATAACCACAGGTGGAGCAGTGTCGGAAGGAGATTGTTAAGTTATTCTTCATAAGAATTTAATACCAAATTGGAGTCATTTCACATTGCTTATGATATGCTTCTTCTTTCTCGATGATAGGCCAGAAACCAGCGTAGTCTTTATTGGGATCACCCGTTGGTTCAGGATAACTCAATTTTTCTACACTATCAGCAAACACTTGAAGTACCTTTTCAATTTCTGTCATACCATTACTGTTTAAGCATCAATAGAGATAGACCTGATACAGCATCTTCAGCAGCATTGATTGAGAGGAGAGCGGCATGGAGTATCTGCGCATAGTAAGATAACTGCTTACAGTCCTCTGATTGAGGATCCATAGACTTGAGTTCTGAAGCCATCTTGCGAAGTGTATCTTCCAGAAACATCTTTGGGATATTGATTTCCTTCAGACACAAACCGATTTCAGCAGCATAAAGCATTGTTGAATGAGCCATAACTACCCCTCCTTTTCCAACTGTTCACGAATAGTCTGCTGAAGTACTGGCAAGACATGCTTTGCATGACGTTTTGCAGCAGCGGCTACTTTGGTCGGTGCTGTATTCCATTCCACCTCACAGAGTTTGTTGGCAAAGTAGCCTTCGCTAATACCAAGCATAAACTTACGAATACCATCCTTACCAGGTGCATTAAAGTAATGGAAGAAATTTCCCCATTCAGAGTAGGACATATAAACGCCATCAGAAGTAAGGAAACAGCGAGCCAACCAACTGCCATTATCATTCTTTAGATCATACATAAACACTTGCACACCTGGTTTGTTTGACAGACAGCAAGTATTACCGATTAGTTCACGATGGCTTTTGAACTGTTCTTCAGCACCAGGTTCAAGCAGATCTATATTGTCATATACATTTCCGACAATTTCCATACGATAATAGTCTGGCACATGTCCTATAACCGATGGTAATAGACAGTTTTGCCCCCAAGTAAAGCACCATCCACTAACCTCTACTGGATTGCCATCTGGAACAAAATCTTTCAGAGACTTCAAATGTCTTACCTGACGTTGCCACTCTACAATGAATAGTCGAGTAGTACCATCAGGAATAGTCAATGCCAGAATATCATCCTCAAAAATGGGATTACCGTTCTTATCACGCCAGCCCGTAAACCTTCCAAGTGTATTGGGATTGATTCTAACAGATTCCAATGCAGAAATATGTATGTGCGGATGTGAGGACATAGTATGTGGCTCACCCTGTACCCAACGGCCATCTTCAACGGCCTTTGCACGACAAATATATCTATTCATTACTTGATATTCTTTAATTATCAATTCTTATACCTAAATCACATTCACCTGTAAATACGCTTGTAAAACTCATGTGCGAACATTCAGCACACATATCACCAGTATCATCAGGAAAAGGACAACCAAGAGAAGCAAGGTCTTTGCGCTTAATGCCAGGATAGGGGTCAAAGCCTTTGCTGTTAATACAGTGCTGTGTTGCTGGATCATCAGCGATGGATTTATCTGCACAATGACTACACAGCTCATGGGTTTCATCAACCCACCAACAGTTACCGTGGAGCGGATTATGACACGGATCATTATCCGTACAACCACAAATTTTACAAACTCCGTAAGGCATAGTCAATTCTTGTTTCTATCCGCCAGAACTTGTGATAACACCTCTGAGGCTTTATCCTTCATGGTGTCAAAGAAGGCCAGGATATGAGGAGTGATGTCATCAGGAGTGAAAGTTTGCATCGCGACGAACACGTGCATCATCATTTCTCCCAAAACCTCAACAGACATATTAGGATCTGCCTGATGGCGTTTGAAAACCTCTGATATTTCTCGTAAGAGAATTGCCTTCTGGTCAAGCGGCTTATTGTTATTCTTCTTTGCCATGCCCGTCAACAGGTTTGAACGAAAAATCAGACCACAGTTCTATGAACTGGCGACCAGCGTACTTCGCGAGTTCCTGAGATTTGAAGGCCAGACGAGCACCGATGACCGCGTCCGAGAGCGAGAAAGCGTAAATCGAGTTCGCATACGAAATACCGCATAGCGCACCGTCAGACGCGTAACCCCCGACGTACAGCAGCTCAGAACGCTCCGCTTCGGTCATAGCATCCACTTCCTCTTGTGTATAGAGCCAGAACCACGGCCAATAGCGATATTCACCCACCGTAAACTGAGGCTCCCAGCCATCATTGAGTGCGGCGGTGATGATACGAAGTTTGAAGTATGCGAGAATGTCAGGAGACATAGACGTTTCAAGACCGGCGGAAACGATGGCATTGTACTCACATACGGCGGGGTGCTTTTCACCCAATTCCTTGACAGCATCCTCGAAAGTCTTGATGCGGTCCATGATGGAAAGATTTTGTTTACCCATAATTTGAAATTTTGTTTATTTATTATTTGGTTGCGAATGCACCGCAACAGATTGAACTAAATCGTGACATTTGCTCTCCCATATCAACAAAAGACTTGATTAGAGGCGAGAAAGGATTATTAAGCCTTTGCTCATATATGGATAGTTGCAAGAACTCTGCCACAGCCTTTTCAAGACGGGCACCACGAGACAAATTGTAATCCGACATCAAATAGATGCCTTTACACGTAGAGAGCACCATACAATCAATGAACACCTGAAGCCGATAAGGTAGTCTGTTGAAAACAGGTTGGAACCAGCCGAACATCGTCGTAGGATTGACAGGTTTCACCCATCCAGCCTTACGTAACGTATCAGCTGCTTCAGCAAAGCGTTCTTTATAGTCACTGTGTCCTGTGATAGGACCTGATATGTAGATACGTGGTTGTTTCATTTTATGTATTTCCAAATACAATGTTCTTGTTTTCCGAGTCGTAAGATGAAAGTACGTTCGTCTTTCGCTCCCCATTCCGGCTTTCCATAACCTACGCCCAATCCATCCAGTTCAAATAACATCGTTGTAGAGGTATAAGCCCGATGGAAGCAGACATGTGTGTATGGCTTAAAAGTAATGACATTGGTATCACCTTCAATCGTGGCATTTTGTACCAAACGCTTTATCCAATAAGGAGTCATGCGGCGGTATTCCTCTTTCTTGATGCCATCGGCTATCATATCATACCACTTATATCGTAGAACCAGATGTAATACTTTTATCTGCATGTAGATGTTCAGGATTTGCTTCACGATAGAAGCGGTTAATAGATTCCTTCCAATGAACAGTAATCCCTTCATAGTTGGCCACCTCTGTCACCTTATCCACAAAACGGTCACATTGGTTCCAATCGTAGCGTTTAGGAGAGTATGGAGAAAGTAATCCGATACGGATTTCAGGGCAAATATCCTTAATGGCAAAAATCATTTCGAGAGAAGCCACGAAGTCTATGACCGGCTCAATGGATGCGAAGGTGGTGATTTTAATATCATGCAACTTACGCATAACCTCAATGCGCTCGCGGTTTGATGGAGCACCAGGTTCCTTTTCATCATGGCCTGTCAGCGTGAAGCCAATACGAAGCAGATGGCGATAGATAAAGAGATTGCTCAAAAGCATGTGATCCTTAGCCCACCAAGTAGCCTTCGTGAGTATTTGAACAGGCACGCCATGAGACATCGCATAAGATGCACATTGAAGCGTGAGGTCGATCGTCTCGTGTAACATGGGATCAGTAGCAAAAGAGAAGAAAATGCCACCATCAGCGATGATAGAGACGCGATTAGCGTCCAATTCCTTTCGGAAGTTCTGGAATGCTTCAGCCGGTGTACGTCCTGCCTTCTTTTCCAAAATCGGAGTATTGCCACCAAGAGACTTCTTCAGGAAGCCACGTTTAAGATAACAGTAGGTGCAACCATGCGAACAACCTCGATAGAGATTGCATCCCCACGGAGAGTATTCGAGGGCAGGGCCATCAGGCCGATATATAATACCTTTCTTTTTACTCATTTTTCGTCCTATTAAACATAACTATTATTATCATGCGATAGTGTCAGAACGTCTTAAAGTCCATTTGACCTATATTTTTCTGTAAGATTTTCATAGATGTGGCCACATGGCCAGAGAAATCAACAGTAGCAGGATCGGCGTAGGCATCCATTGCATCATAAAGAGCATCATGTATGGGTGTTGCATAGTGATTGACATATCCCATACGCTCCTTAATGAGCGCATCCATTTTTCTCTGATGTTCTTTATGAAACTTCAGCATCACCATCGCTCGACATGCCTCCGTTCTCAGATCGAGGTAAGAGAGATCTGGAAACTTCTTTTTAAGTTCGTTATTGATAGAGAAATATAGGATGGTAAGATCTGAGGATGACAGTTGCATGAATCTGTCCGTCTGTGTCTCTATTTGCTTGATATGTGACGGTTTGAGGTCTTTAAGATATTGCCCCCTCTGTTTCTCGAACATCATCTTGACGGTACGTGACAGTTTTTTCAATTCAGAGATACGATAGTGAGCTGCCAATTCAACAGTCTTAAAAGCGAACCTCCAAGAGAGTTCAGTAATAACCAGTGGCGCATACGCTATCAGTAAGTTCTCCTCACGGGTAAACTTATGGAGGCGTGCCTGAACGTCTGCGTGTATTTGTTGGCGAAAAATATCTTCTGGAGTATGCCCCCCCTGGATAAACAGAGGAGCTGTTTGACGCGGATTATTAGAAACGACACCAGAAGATGATGCTTCTGACACCGTGGCAGGACATGTCTGATGAACGTGCTGAGTTACGAGACGGCCATCTGCACGCAGAATAACACACTTATATCGTGTGCCATGCGGAATTTGTTGATGGCACAGATCACAAGTGTAATCATTGCGTGCGATGGGTGTTGTAGTCTTAATAACAGTCATTATCGTTGTTTGTCTTTTTGTAAGGCTTTGTGCATTGCGCGAGCTGCTTTTTCGTCACCTTCGCAAAATGTAGCTGTAAGCATCTGGATTTGTTGCTCATCGAGGCATTTGCGGCAATACGGATGTGATGGAATGTCGGGGTCGATATTCGGCCAAAACGCCACAGCCGCGTTACCACAAATGCAGCATTTACATTCAGATGCCTTTAGAATCAACCTCTTTGACATAGTTGTTCAATCTTGATTGATGATGTCTTTTCACCTCCATCATCGTCTGTATTCGCACGTCATCAGGGTTGGTATTATACACTTCGAGATCCCTCCACCAATGCTCTTTACCCTGTTCAATATACAACGGCTCAAGCACAGGATTAGGGTCAGAAACCTTCACTATCCAACTCTCAGGAATGAAACCCGTGAACGAGTTTTCCACGCGCCATTCATTCTGAAATCGATAGCACCTCTGATCATGTCTTTTACCATTTTTCTTTCCGTTTTCACAGAAACGAATAGTGCGATAATTGCCACGGTGCATCGCCGCCATACATTGAAGGAAATCTTTGTCACCACACGAGTGAAATTCACTCTCAAAATAAAGAGGCCAAATGTCACGCCGGAAGAAGAACCATAACGTATCACGCTCCAAGTCATCCATCTGTTTGATATAACGAACTACTATCTCATGCCAGATGTGTTGACGAAGGTGAGAACCGCCCGCGAAACCCTCCACGGCGCAGAGGAAATCGCGCCAATCAAGACACATGGTAATCATTCTACTACTCTTCTTTATCCGCATCAGCAGATACGGTAGTTTCTTCTTTTCTTTCAATAAGTACCCCTTCGTCGGTGCAGCGATTATACAGCGTGCCATGATACAAAATCATAGCACCCACCTGACGGCGTAGTGCCATCTGCTTTTCATCAGACCAAGACTTGAAGGTGTCAGAGGACAGGAATTTCAGCGTTTCACGAAGTCGAGTGCGGATAGCATTCTCCTCAGACTTCATCACCTGTTGTTCTGGATTGAGTTCAGCGAATGGAGGTTGAATACAACTATCCACTTTGTCAAGAATAGATATGGCTTTATCATTGCCTATCTCTTCAAGAAAAGCCAAAATCCCTTCTGTTGTCACCTCCTGCTTGTGAATCGTAATGGATAAATTATGTTTCTCCTTTTTACGGGTTACATCAAATACAATCATCGTCAACAAGAGAATCAACAAAATGGCTTCCGTCCACATGTGACCAAGGAAATGTTCAGAGACCATCACAGCGACGATCACAACAACTGCAATAAGCAGAGATTTTAGAATGTAGAGAAATGTTTTCATTTGTTTATTGAATTAAAAGTTATACTAATTTGGCCTTTTCTCCTCCATAGATACGCATTACGGGAATTATCGCATCGTGTATCAGTTGTGCAGCTATTTGAGCGTTTGGATGTGGTTTGCCCGTCGAACCAACGAGGCGAAGTCCCATAATGTGCTTCCACTCAAAAACTGAATAAGTATATACCACACGTGTAGCCGTATCAAGCGGCAGGAATCCACGGGCATCTTGTGCCGGCAATCCGAGACGAATAGCAAAATTATAGGCACATTCGCCGAGTTTCCATGTGACATGTGCCAACAGTCTTTTAGACCAATGAGCACACTGGAACCAATGCGGCGTACAAATGGTGATACCACCCTTCTTACCGAAGTTCACGAAGCGCGTTGACTGTTCCGCGATGTTGTTTGGTGAAGTACGATTCAATTCGCGAGAAGTAGATATCTGTGTTGTCACACAGACTGTATAACGAAGTACGTTAAGAGCCATAGGAAAACTATGTTCCTCTACCTTCTGTACGAAATCACTTACCGTTACCTCATAGCCCCGAAGTTCCTCAAAATACTTCGGGTGCTCCATAAGGAACTGTTCATTAGTCGATACGAAATAAATACGTCCTTGGTGCTTTATCTTCTTATAGACACAAGCGACGAATGGAGAATTAGTGAGTACATTACAAATCCATTGTGGGAACTTCGGTTCAACATTCTCCACCATGAACACAAAATATCGACTGGCATGACGAAACATTGAAAGGTGGACTTTCTTGATGAGTGAGTCACAGAACACTTCAGGTGTGAGAGAGCCTGTTTCAGAAGCATAGCAAACACGAGCACAGCGAGCCACATGTTCATGCCAATCTTCAGGTTGTTGCCATAATTCGGCAGATGGTGTAATTGTTTTCATATATAAATTGAGAGTTATAATTAACTTTTAAGTGTTATGCCATAGTCAGCGCAGATGGAGAAAAACGTACCAATGCCTATACGATCTGGTTGCTGAAGCGTATTAAACTTCTGATCACAAATGGATGGATTGTATTTCTCACAGATGGCCGAAACCCGATGAAAGAATTGACGGCCCCAAGGTTCTGGAAGGTTCGCCAGCGAGAAACCTACCCGAAACCAGTCGCCGTAATCGTTAGTGATATCTACATGATGCCGTTCCAGTTTCTCCACAAGAATACCCACCTTATTCACCAGGTCATCCGTACTTTCAGAACGAGGCGAATAGACCGCTGCCTTTGGTGCCAACATCTGTTGTCCGAGGTCTATACCTGAGTATGGAATCGCATTGCTGTTTATATAAGGATCTGCATCATAAGAGGCAAATCGAATGCGGGTAACATCACCACATTGTTTGTCTATTTTGATGCCAAGAGCGGCATAATCACGAAGGAGAGCACGGAAATGTTCTTTATGATATTGCGGATAAGCCAATGGAATAAGAGCGAAATAACCTGTACCAGAGCACGACTGCATCAAAAGAGCCACTTCTGGCCGATGTCGAAGTGTACGTAGGATAATCTTCATATCCGCAAGACTCTGATTGTCCTGAAGGTCAATGTCTATACAAAGGAAGCCTGTATGCTGGAGTAGATGTGCCGTGCGACGTGACACCCATTCCTTCGCCATGAATACCTCCCCTGTACGCTTATTCACCTTCTCCGTTTCCACCTCACGCAGTTCAAAGAGACCAGATAACGTAGCCCCAGGGAGTAGCGTTTTAGTCTGTTTGTATTCATCACGGGCCTTCGCTGCCTTTGCCCCATATTGCGCCACCATCCCACGCAGCTGGTCCACCACCGGCTTCCATCTGTCTGTGAGGCAGAAGTCGTGTATGGTCATCTGCTGAATGACCTCGCCCGTCTCGCGGTCAACAAAGCGACCACTGTTGTCATGGGCATCTGTATATATGGAACAAAGGACGTTGAACATACCTTATTATATATATGTATATCAGTGACGGGCGTATTTACCCCAATGATGAGCCTTAGCCCAACCCCATTCTATAAGGACATTAAAACAATAGGTGACGGCAAATCCAGTAATGACATGCAGCTTCGACCATATCAAGCAACAAAGCCCAAGTCCGATAACAGCTATAATCGCCTGAACGGACACTTCGATTCCGTAGTCCTTTTGGAAATAGCGTTTACGCCATTTCCACTCCTTTTCGGAATCACTGTCACGGAAGAACTGCCACGACACCAATCCACCAGAAAGCATCGCCGCGAATATGGATCCTGCGAGTACACTATACCCATGCAACAAGGGAACGATCTGATTATAGATAAGCACGACCATTCCAAGTATTAGCCAATTTAGGACGAAAAAATACTTATACATTGTTTTAATCTGTTTGAATTACTGATTTCAAGTGCAAAAATAAAGGTTTTATTTGGATTTACAAAACAATTTCGCGGTTTTATTCTGATTTATGGCTAATTTTTAACACTTCAGAGCTTTATTTTCGGGTTTTGGCATCCATTTTCGGGGAAAGAAAGTTATTTCACCATTCATCAGAAACAGATTTATCCCTTGACTCTTCTTTTTTCCTTGCAACTATGACTACAACCGATTTCGGTGATGATTTTTACCAAGTGTAAAGTTGTAAAAAGATGGGAAAAGTCGGAGAAAAGAGAAAATTAAATTATGGAAACTATCTGGAATACAACTATATTTATAGGTAAAAAGTTATTTTACCCTCTTTTTCAATAACATTACGCATACATGAGAAAAAATGAATTAGAGGAAAAAGGCACAAAAAACCAAATTCGCCCACATTGTTGCTTTCATATTTCCTCCACATAACTTACTGAACAACAAAGAAGAAAGCAGAGCTTTCGCATTATTGCTCAATTACTTTTGAGGTACGGGGTTTCCCCGTTCCCCTAAGAAGATTCTGACGCAAAATAATTTGGGAGGTATGGAAAAATCCATCATTTTCTCCTTTTGACGGGCGAAATCATGCGGAAAAAGCGTTATCTGAGGGATTTTCAGCGACAATGATACCATCCTTTTGGGGACTTTTAGCGTCTTTTCGGGGAAAAAGAACACAAAATGAAGTCCAAACAGAAGATTTCTCCAGAAATGTTTGGCGGGGCGAAAAAATAATTGTAATTTTGTACCCGAATTAAATTGGGGTATTATGCGCCTTTCTCTATACAAGAGAAAGAAAAGCGCGTCTCTTATGTTTAGGCTGGCGCGATGTGGGTTTAGATACCTTTGGCGGAGGCGTGCCTGACGGCAGCCTCCGAATGAAATCCGACGAATAAGAAGATTGAAAAAAGATACCAGCCGCCGCGTTACGGCGGCATACAAGACAGAGAAACACCATATATGCGCACTACCCTATTCCAAAGATGGTATCATGGATGGTGCAGCAAGCAAGAGGGAAGAGTTCGTGCCTCCGAATCCAAATGCGTTACAAAGGAAGAGCGTATGGTCATACTGTTGCAAATCCGTAGGAATGTGCAAGGATGATGCTGCCAAGTCTTTCTCTGATAAATTGGGGTGCGGGGTAGCGAAGCCGCCTTGCGACTGGATTATAGCATACACTATCTGAGATACACCAGCCATCCAACATTCATGGCCTGTTAGAGCCTTAGTTGGAATCACTAACGGTTTTTTTATGAAACCACCACACGAAGAAACACCATCTATCTCTGACGGATTCATGCTATATGAGGCATGAGGATCTACAAGCTGATTTCCAAGACAAGCATAGATGCTGAGAGGATTATCTGGAACGGACTGAAGAAGTGATGTGATGGCTTCTGCTTCGGCACGGTCCCCATCGCGTGTAGATGTTGCGTGCGGAAAGATTGTAGAGAGGTGAGCCGCGACAGATAAGTGGTGACATCCCATAGCCATCTTCATAGCCGCGAGGATGCTTTCTGAAGATGGAGATACCACATTGGGCGATGTCGAGAAACCATAGCCAACAACAGCAGCGAGCGCACAGGGAGAATCCACTTGGGGAAGGCGAAACGAGAAAGACGCACGGGACTCCAATATGATACACGCAGCACCACCAGAAGGCACAAGACCGTCACGATGCACATCAAATGGGCGTGAAGCCCCCGACGGATTTTCCACGTTTTTACTGAATACGCCAAGTGCATCAAAGGCGGTGTAGGAATGAAGCCCCACCTCCTGAGCACCCACAACAATAGCCGTATCTATCACGCCGGCATTGATAAGAGAGTGTGCAAGACCAATAGCATGGCCACCACCAGCACAAGCGGCAGAGAGGGAGAGGGACAATCCGCCAATTCCGAAGATCGAAGCCAATGACATCGACGTTGTACTATTGAGTGACTTGAACACATGGAAACCACCCAAACGTCGGCTATCATGGTGCAAGGCCATTACCTCCTCCGTTTCGGAGGCAGCAGCGGCACAACTGTCATTACTCACGATAAGCGCGGCATGGCGTAGTTGTTCAGGTGTGAGACCCGCTTGAGCAATAGCCTCCTTCACAGCAAAGTAAGCATAAGCTGATTGTTCAGCCAAGCAACGGCGTTGGCTATTACGCAGTGGTTCATGTGACAGGTCTGGTTCTGGGACAACCCCCGTGAGCGGCGACTGATAGCCATATTCCGTGCGCCGATAATCCGTACCAATGCCAGAACGTCCGGCACGTAATGATTGCTCCACAATCTGACGATTCTCCCCTATGCAGGACCAGATGCCAATGCCTGTGATTAAAGTTGGTTGCATAACGAAGGCTTCACTTCCAGAATAAAGTCAATAAGATCACGAATGGTATGAACATTCTTCGCGTCGGCCATATCCAATTTGATGTCGAAAGCCGTCTCACAGCCGATGATGAAATCTACGATGTCGAGCGATTCCATACCCAAATCCTCAGAAAGAGAACTGTCAATCGTTATCTCCGAAGCCGGAGGCATGGATGGAGAGTCATAACGCGCCATAAGAATTTCGAGGACGCGAGAATAAAGTTTTTCTGTATTCATAATTTAATGAATTGATGATTTGATGAATTTATGATTTACGTTTCATGGAAGCATTGATGCGTTCCATTTCCTCGTTATTCTTGATGATATCTTCGATATGTTGAAGAATTGTCGTATAAGGTTCGTGATCCACCTCAGAAGCCGTGGCAGATATGTATTTCTCCATTGTGGCCGTTGTGCGAGTATAGAGTTCAAGCGGATTAGCCGCCTTCTGATCCTTCGATACCTTTTGTTTCTTAAAAACTTTAGGGTACGTCTTTTGTAAGTAGTGCATCATACCCTGCCACCACAACAAGACCAGTTGCCAGTCCGTATCAGGGAAGTTTCGGAAATATGGCGCATTGTCTATATGTTGGTTAGATTGGTAGCGATAATCCGTCTTAGTACGCCCCGTTTCTTCATCCACATAAGTGATGCGACGACAAAAAATGGTAGCCAGGAACAAAGCCTTTGCGAGGTCAAGATTCTTGGAGGCGCGGAGGATGTCGGCAGCAGAAGCGCGATTACCCATCTTTTGCAACTGGAGAAGGCGATTGGATGCGTTGATATAATTCTGCATATAGTCCTGAGCAAAGCGATAGCGTTGCCAACTAAATCCATCCATCAGGGGTGCGGGGCCAGCGAAAGTAACTTTAGACCCGAAGGGAAACCATCTGGCACGGTGACTTCGACGAATGGAAGATAACGGGAATATAAGTAACGAATCTGGGTTGTCGGCATCCAGCCAGTCCAAAAGGCCAGGCGTAACCTTTCCCGTCACACGACTCTTAGATGAAGATAACCAGGAGTGTATTTGCCAGAGATACAGCGAAAAGGAATCATCATGTCCGAGGATATGGCGACGGCACCACGCTTTTAAGTTGCGATGCCATCGAAACACACGGAACCACCTTCTTTCTTCATCATTGACAGTATAGGGAAGCGTGCGCACAACGTAGTACTGTTCCTCAACAGGAACACGTGGATTAAGCGGTTCTACTATTTCGAGGTTTGTCAGTCTGAGAAACACGGCCACCTTCACTTCCATCATGTCAAACGGATGGAAACGGGAAGCACGAAGGGCACAGTCACTCATAACAGCAGCGATAGCACGCAGTTCTGGTAGAGAACAGCGGTTATAGGAAGTCGGAAGGTGAAGATTGATATGTACGGCCATAATAGATTTCAAATTTCAAAAGCAAAGATAGGGGAAACAGGGGAAGTAAACGGAACAAAAAAAAGAACGGTATGGGAAAACCATACCGAACTTTTATTGAAAAGAACCCAATGTGGGAGCCTTTGGCGACTCCTTGCGAATTACCCACGCCAAAGACGATCGCCGGAGTTCTGACGCATGAATTTTGCGCCGGATGCGGAAGCCTCTGTGACAGACCCGCGACCAAACTTGTTGACGTGCAAGCCATTCTTCTGTATAAGAGCCATGACAGCGGCAAAGCCATCCAGAGAAGAACGGAGAGAGGCAATATCTTCGGGAGTGAGGCCATTTTCCCCAACGGGTAAACCGTTTGGCACAGTACCATTGGCTATCAGTTCCGCGATATTACCAGCATCGTAAGCACGGTACGTTTGGCCAGAGCGGTTCTTATCGAACTTCACTATCTCAGCGATAATATCAGGCCGAGCCATCATCATTGCGGCTGTTGTTTCTCTACCGATCACCATTTCAGGGCCTTTTTCTGCTACGAGAGCCGGTTGACCATTGATGAGCGTTGTGATGGGGTCTTTCACAAGGCCCGTAGAAAGTTCGCCGCCATCCTTTGCTGCATACACCTTGCCGTCGGAACCCACAACGGGGTAAGTCTTGCCATCGATAACACCCGCGTAGGCTTGGACGTTACCAGAGTCGTATGTCAACATACCAGAAGCCAGTTTGACGTTAGGACCTTCATCGCCACCAGCCTCCTTGCCTCCACCAAAAAGCGAGGACACCTTGCTCATGGCAAAAGACAGGAGGCCATTCAGCAAGGCAGTGATAACGGCGATAAGCGGAATGCCCCACCAACCAAGCGAGCCGATGATCTTAGACGCACCACTGGCAATACCCATTGTGGTGTTCGCCTGAGTCTTGGATGATTCGGTCTGCACCTCCTGTTGCGTCTGTGTCTGTTGCGTGATCAAAGTCTCGTTGCCGATTTCCTTCTTTGCCTGAAGTACATCGCCCTCCACCTCTTCATTCAGGAAGGTACGAGCTTGTCCGCCTTGCTTTGCCACATCCAGAACGGCATCTTGCTTATCCTGTTCGAGTCCAGTCTCCAGTTTGATAGACTTCTTCATGGCCTTGGATGTCAGTTTGTCGTTCATCTTCTGCATCATGCGACGCTTGATGTACTCCTTTGACATTTCCACGGTCTGCTTCATAAAGGCTTTAATCATGGAGCCGATGGCCTTCTTCATGGCCTTACGTCCCTCTTCTGCATCCTCGGTCATCGTAGCGAACGCTTCGCCCACCTCTGTACCAAAGTCCTCGATAGGAGCAGCAAGTTCGTAGATGTCATTGATGCGCTGCTTCATCTGTTCTGCCACCGATTTAGCATACTCCATTTCTGACTGAAGGATTGCCTGTTCTGCGTCACGGAGTGTTTCAGCATCCGCTTGATGCGCTTTGAGGAAGTCATAATAAGCAGCAGCAGCCTCCATCTTCAAACGGTAAGAATCTATCTCTGGGTCATGTCCCATCGAAGAGATAAACGATGCCGTGCCATAGGTGTCCTTACGCGGTACGCTTTCGCCCGCCTCCTGTTGCTGTTGCACATTCGCCGAAAACTGTCCCACACCAGAAGCAAGCATTTGTGTCTGTTTCTGAGCATCCTCATTAGCATGGAATGTGGTAGTTTTCATCCATTGCTCATCAAGGATTTTCTTCTGGCGTTCACGGGAGCGTTTGAGGGCTTCAGTATAAGAGTCAGAGTATTTAATCAGTTCGCGATAGAACACTTGAAGGTCATCGCCAGTCAGTTCAAGCACATGTGCCAATTCGGTCGGTTGTGACTGCCAATCCTTACCAAACAAAGCCTCCATCAATCCGTATTTATCTTGGATTGCAAACAAGTTCGTCTCACGGGCACGTTGCAACACTTGTCCTATTTCCTGAGCACGACGTTGGAGCAAGGCTTCAGCATCCTCCCCTCCCGCAAGCAACGTGTTAGCCTGTTCGGAAGAGAGGTCGAAGAAACCGAGAGTTTCCATCGAATTAGTGTATTCGTTATCCACCTTACCAGTGAAGTTGTCATCCAGGAGTCGCTTCTGTACCTCCCTGCGTCGTTTCTGTTCAGCTGTCTCGATGTTCGTCTCATTGTGCGAAGCATTCTTCCAGATGGCATCGATGGCTGCATTCTGAGGCAATTCGAGGTTAGAGGACAGTTGCATAATCAGGTTACGGATGGCATCTGGATCAGCCTCTTGAATGCTGTTCAACAACAGCTGAGACTCATTATAACCCGTTTCATCCGCCATTTCCCGCATATCAGCGGCCATTTCCGTCTTGAATGTGCCCCAATCGTTTTGCACACCGGCAATCGCCTTGCGAGCATTGGAGAGGGCGAGGTTCATGCGACCTTCCACGGCACGGACGGCAGCATCCGTGAGTGAGGTGTCCCAATTCTGTTCGTTGGCAGTACGAAGTACCTCGTTAATCTGACGCTGGTAGAAATTCTTGATGTTATCAATGATGGCGCGTGCGCGGTCCTGAGCCTCTTTGAGATCATCACGCCATTGTTTCTTCTGGCGAGCAGCTTCTTCTTTGGCACGACGAAGAGCGTCTTTGTCAGGGGCGTTGTTATCAAGTGATCCAGGCGGTTCATCACCAGTTAAAGATCTGAAATCTGCATCCCAATCACCCACCAAACCATCAAATGCGTCATGTACCTCTTTTTCTTTACTGCGAACATCGCGATAAGCAGCTATTATATTATTAACTGCTGTTGAAATCTCTTCCACCTCATCCATCCACGGAGTATTAACCACCCAAGGCGAACTTTTAGCTATCTGAGCATAATTGCCATTTCTATAGATAACATTATCTTTATAACCCGTACCATTACTATACCTACCAACGAACTTTGCGCCAGCATGTTCTTCTAAAAGTTTCCGCGTGGCTCCAACCATACCCAAATGCTGATTGTTCACCACATAATCAGCATTAACATCCAGTCCATACTTTTTCATCACCTTCTGGAACTCTATCATGGCGTTAGCCTGTTCCGTCTGTGCATCACCAACGTATGATTGGAGCGTTCTTTCACGCAGTTCGTAATACGCCTTTTTCTTTATCTCATCATTCAACTTGGCATAAGCCGTTTTCAAATCATTTACGCTATTGACTTCTATACCCAACTTATCCAGATAAATCCTATAATCCTTATTAAAGGAACGAAGCAATCTCTGACGGGTGTCCTCAGATATATTAGCATCATCAAGAGCCTTAACATAATCGTCAAGTTTCTTTTTAGTTTTCATATACTCTGCTTGAGCATCAGCAAGAGCATGATTTACGGTTTGCTGTGCTTCGGCTGCATCCTCTGCTTTTTCGCGATACGTGATAAACCAACTAACAGCAGCAGCAATAAGGGTCGCTATCAATCCAAATAGATTTGCCTTCTGAGCAGCATTCAAACCATGTTGTGCCACAGTAGCCGCCTGAATTGCTGTACGAAGAGCGACAAAACCACGAACCACGGCCATAATAGCAGCATAAGCTCCTCTAAACAAGAAAAACTCTATCAACACAGGAAGTAATGCTATCAAAATTTTAATGCTACTAATAAGAAGCCAAATAGCAGCCTTAGCCTGTGCCATAAAAAATGTAGATTCTGTCAGAGTCCTTGTTAAGTTATACCATTGTTGCGCTAACTCCTTTACATTATCTACGCCCTTCGGATTGATAAAAGATTTTTCCCATATATTTGAAGCACGCTCCATCAGAGCATTAGCCGTTTCTTGCTGTATAGCATACTCTTGAGTGACAGCCGTCGCCTCTGAGAATGCTTCCTCAGATGTAGCGAGGTGATCTTTGAGCATATCTACATTCTTGCTCATCGTCACCATGACATTGACGAGACGAGCACCTTCAGAACCGAGGTCTTTGAACACACCTTGCAGGGCATTCATGTTACCCTTCGCCTTCATCTTTTCGAGGATGAGAACGATGGCATCCATTGTCTTGCCAGCAGAATAGAGGTTGTTGATGGTACCAGGTTCAATCTGAAGTTCTTGTTCAATGAGGTTGTGCTTCGTCTGAAGAGAGGTGATAAGTTTATTAAATGCAGTACTGGCGACTTCGGGCATGAGGTACATAGCATCAGAAGCAGAACCAAGTGCAAGCAGCTGATCCGTGGTGATACCGGCTGTACGAGCCATACCCGTGAGACGTTTTGAGAACTCTACGATATTGTTCGATGTCGCCGTAGATGTGGCAGACAACTGGAACATGGCAGAACCTACAGCCAGCATGGATTTCTCCACGCCCATCTTCGGGATAAGTCCCATGACCTCCGTAATCTTAGAGAGAGCCGTGAGTGCATCCTGTCCCAAGTCCTCTTTCAGTGCCACATTCACCTGGTTAGCCGCACGAACGAATTGCTCCAATCCGGCGGTGCCATACTTACCCATACCCAATTTGGCACCCGCATAAGCAATCTCGTTAAGTTCCTGAATGGTAGTGCGAGTATCAAGTTTTGCAAGAGAATTAGCAAGGTTATTGATGTCCTGCATAGCGAGGCCGGACACCTTACGAATGTCGGCCAACTGATCCGAGAATTTGAGGTTAAGACGGAAAAACGCCTGAACCTTCTGGATAGCCATAGAGAACAGTTGGAAGGCACCAAAGTATGCCGACATATTGCGAAGTGTAGTCTGCCATGCTGACGATTGTTTATGCACAGAACCCGTAGCCTTATCTATCTCCCCGCGAATGGTAGCCAGTTGGCTTTTCTTATTGATATACTCTTGTGTATCACGGTTGAGTTTCGCCATTTCCTTCTCCAACTGAGTAGCCGCATTCTTCAACTGTTCAAGAGAGGCTTTCTTGAGGTTTTGCGGTTGGAGCAAGTTTTTGATGTCGATAAGTTCCTTATCCACGCCATCGAGGATGGCCTTCAACTGTGTTGCAGACTGTTTTAGCTGCTTTCGGAACGGGTCATTGAGTGGAATTTCCTTCAATTTATTGTTCACATTAGTCAGAGCCGTTTCAATCTCCTTTGGTGTGAACTTTTTGGGATCCATGATAATCTGATTCGCCTTATCTGCAATTTCCTGTGTTGAATACACCAATTTCTGTTCCTTGCCAGCAATCGTATCAAGTTGTGCATCAGCCTTCTTCAGTTCCTCATTGATTTTAGCTATTTCCGTTGCCTGATTGCCCTGTACTTGAATACCACCAGAGCCTATCATATCACGATGAGAAACGAGGGCAGCACGGGCAGAACGTAGTTGTTCTGCACTGGCAGTACCCGATGATATGGTAGATACAGCGCGACGTGCCTGTTCAGTCGAGAGCTGAGACAGCACGCTCATCTGCTTGTTATACTCAGATGTTCCCTGACGTGTCTGTTGCACCAGGGCTTTCTGTTGCTGGACGGCTTTCTGAAGCCAAGAATCCGTCACTCCAGAGAGGTTGCCAATATGCTTCTTTATATTCAGCATTTCACCACTCAGAATCTTAATCTGGTCCGTGATAGCCTTATACTTCATACGCAAATCATCCAGTTTCGGGCTATCCGTACTTACACGCGACATTTCCTTCTTCACCTGACGAAGGGCACGCTGCAACTGAGAGAGTGAAGATTGGGAAAGGTTATTCGTAACGGACACGATTTTATCCATGTTCGCCTTTCCCTCTTTGATAGCAATAGAGAGTTCCTTGATCTCGTGCGCCATCGTCTTAGCACGTTCTGTTCCAGCCTTGCCAGCCTGTACGAGCTGCTGGTAAGTGCCTTGCAGTTTTTTCAATTCCGTTTCCATCGCACGCACAGCGGCGACAGGTTGCTTGGAATTACATGTGATGACAACTTCGGTCTTTTTATCCATATTATCGGGATGTTAGAAGGTGACAGAATTAGAAATAATCAGACCATCATAATTACAAGTTATGATGAAGTTTACCATTACACCAGACCCCCATGTAGGAGGCATGTCAGTGTTGGTGATACGGAGAATGCGTGTGGTTGGTTGTGACGGCCAATGAGCATTGCGCCATCCCTGGTCTGACTGCTTATCAGCTGGAGTTCTTGTGTCCGTCTGTTCGCCATAGTTGCCCGTATAACGATCCCACGACCAATCGGAGTCCGTCAGATATTCCGTGATGTCATAGAGGCCACACAAAAGGCGTGGTTCCAGATAGATGTTGACAGAGCCAGGATAGGCAGCAGCAGAGGTGATCCGATTGCCCGCCTCATTATAGAAGCGAATTTCGAGGTCGTTAATGCCATAAACCATCTTCCACTTCGTAGAAAGCGGATGCGGTTCGTCGTTTGTGGATGTTGAAACAGCGAGCCACCACTTACAACCTCCATAGGTCACAGTCGGATATGTACGAGCATTGCGTGTATAGGTGGTCAAAGGACTCCATTCACCCATGAAAACCTCCTGAGCGTAGGCACGTGAAAGAACAAAGGATGCCGATGTCGTATAGGTTGTATAAGAAGTACCATCTGGCACCTGACGAGAAGCCGCCACAATATAAACCGCACCATTTTCGGGAACGTCGGAGAACTGGAAATACAGAGCCGATGGTATGCCATCAGGATATCGAGTGGCCATCGCCGTATTCCATGCAGCATCAGCCTGAGCATTACCAGATTGTCGGGTGATGTCAAGACGGTAGCCCGACGAAATGATATTGCCCTCCACGTCTGCGAGAACAAAGTCAGCACGCATATTCTCTCCATCCGCTATTGTTCCATCTGGACGGGAAAGAAGTATGTTGATGCGATCAGAGAAACGGGTGAACTGTTCCAGAATACCATATATATGTGCATCCTTGGTTACGAAGCCTTCACCATTAAACTCCTTGCGTGAGATATTACCATGTTCGTCCTCCTGAATCATGGCAAAACCAGTCAAGTCGCCCCAACCTCCCATGAAGCAGTGTTCCTCCCATTCCCACGTGTTGACACCCTCAAATCGAGCCATATACGACGTGGTGTAGATAAAGAACTTCTGACGTTCTGGATGGTCGATGCCAAAGAAGCCGGAAACAGACAGGACAGCCCACTGTTCAGGAGTTGGCGACCACGTTGCAGGATCGGAACCATTATTGTACTGACGCATCTGCACAGTCACAAGTCCATTCGCCAATATCTTATCTCCCTCCTGAGCGAGGTACTGATTGTCCTGGGCAATATAGATAGTCGCGTCAGCGGTGGTACGTTCAACAACATTCGCCACGGCGATGACACGGCAATAGATGGACTGGAACCCCGCACGTGTGATATTTCCACGGCGGTCATCAGAATTACTCTGTGCATTCTTCGTTCCGTCCATGTTATGCCAGAAGCCACGAAGGATGTCATTGACAATAAACTCACCAGGTTCACCATCGTTGAGATCGAGCACAAACTGACATGTATGAGCATTGTCATCGACTGCTATAATCTCCTTGATGCGTCCCTTACCGGCAGAATCCCATCGTGTGCCAGCCAACACCTCAATGGAGTTGTATTTGATAGTCGGCACTTGGAGGCTTTCGGATAATTCGAGATTACGGGCGATGATTGTACCATCTGGAAGAATTTTTGCGCCCGTGCGTGAACCTATACCTACTTGGATGTCCTTCTCATATTCTCCGATTGTGACAGCACGCTTCAGTATGGTCTCACCTTTGACCATGATGGAGTTGTTGAAGGTGATATCACCAGCCGCAGCGTCATCATGTGTACGAGATAGGTACTGTGTCTGAGCGTATGCCGGAGTCACCACCTTGTCATCTGCGTTGGCATCCTGAGCCGTCTCTGGGTCTGCAACACCATTGATAATGTGTCCGTTCAACACAAGTTGCCGGATGGAAGCCCAAGCAGCTGTCAGTTTATCGAAAGTCGCCTCTGAAATCACCTTCAGGAACTTCACCATGTCCGTGACACTGTTCCATTCCCACCATGAATCAGAGCCTCCATTCGCCATCGCTTCATCCGATGCCAACTGGCCACAATCCACATTCTGCTGCCATGTGCGGTTTTGGCGAACACCATTCACTTCTGAAGGAGAAATGATGCCCTGAGTGAAGATGTAGAAGTAATCCGTTGAACCAATTTGCGTACCACCTTCGTTGCAGCCGTATAGGTCTATCAGCTCCGAAGGGAACACCACTTGTGCCGGCACATCAACTGCGTCACTTTTCGGGATGGCAATATAGACATAACGAACGGCATTATCGTGGAACACCGTCGGCGACGCTATCAATGACCATCGCCGATAGTTGTGTCCGTTATCATAGCCCAAACCATTGATGCCGCGCATAAAGCACAACACAGCCGAGCCAGACGAACAGTTGGCATGGATGTAATTAGGGTCGCCAGCGGCATTCAGTTGGATATATAGAGCCGAATTGGAAAACCAATAATCGGCTGGACGGGCTTGAGTCATATTGATTTATGATTTAGGACAGAGCAGGAGTAACGAAAATGACAGAATCGGGAGCATTGTTCTCAAAAGAGGGTACTTCTTCCTCCGTGGTCACATCCGTAGGTTTATACAATGGGGAGGTGGTGAAAGCAGTGATGGCATCCGTTGGTAGGTCGCTCTGATGAGCGGCGATATAGTCTGCAAGATCCGTTGTCAACTGTACCGCCTCATTATGGGCCGCATTGCGACGCGGGTCTGTGAGCTTCATCTGCATGGTACGCGATTCCAAGTGACGTGCTACAGCCTTGCGAAGTCGATGAAGGATGCGAGAAAGAAGGCGCACGTCTGCTTCTGAAAGACCAGAGGAATCACCTTCTTGCACGGAGGCTTCTAAAGAAGGTTTCGGATCACGCGAGAACGCGATAAGATAGTCCATAAAATCCTCTCCAATAATGGGTGCTATGATGTCCTCCTGAATGGTACGAAGTTCAGGAAGCAAAGTGATGAATTTTTCACGAGACTCATAGATATTGAGATAGTCTTGAAGGACTATTGCCGACGGAATAATGAGACCAGCAGCAAGGTAGAAAAATCGAGAAGAACGCCAAAGACGGGCGATTTCTGATTTCTCCTGTTCTGGAGTGGTCTGTTCTTCCTCTTCCTCGGAACCCGAAGAAGAGCCGTCTGGCACAGGATCCGTATCTTCTACCGCATCCTTCGTCCACTCTTCGAGAAGGACCAAAAGGCGATTGACAGCCGCATGTGCCTCTTTGATGCACGTACTTTTGTAAGCTGACACCGCTTCACGATCAGCCTTTGCGTAGTCATCAGCCGTGGAGATATTGATGCCAGCACCATTCACACTGATGGCTTGCATGTCAATAGCACGACCAAGAGCATCAAAAGCCACGATGCGCTGTGCCACAGTCAAGAGGCGTGCGTAAGGAGGCATTTCTATACCGTTGGTGATGGATTGGATATAATCAGCAAGGCCATCTTCAGAGTTGAGTAGGTTCTGATAGTATTCCGTGAGAGAAGCGTGAAGAGGATGACCCAATTTCTCAGCAAGGAAATCGTGTTCAGAACTATCCAGAAAACCAGCCAGTGTTTCGATATGATCGATGGCATTGGCAGGAGCGTAGAGACGCAGTTCTTCAACGGAGGAGATAAGCATAATTTTGATTTATTTAGGATTTTACATTATTTACAAGGCAAAGATACAAAGGGAAGAGGAGGGGAACGGAACAAATGAAAAACAGCATGGGCAAACCATGCTGCATACAAAAACGACAAAAAAGACCCGATGGAGATCCATCGGAAACAGTGGCTTTACAAGTCGTATTCTACTATTACCTTGGGCATATTACCATGACCGGCTGTGTGTGTAGGAGAAATGCCCCAAGGAGAAACCACGATGCCATCTTGTGAAGAGTTGATGGTCATTATAGGAACCACTCTATCAAAATAACTGTCTTGGGGTAATGAGCCAGGGAAAGGATGTCGAGCGGAAGAGCCATAGCCTCGTAACGAGTGTTGAGAGTGCAAGCCAGCCCGTCGGCTGTTGTATTTACAGGAAGAAGTGCCCCCCCTGGAATACGTTTAGGAGGTGCGGAGGTAGTAATGGTCAATGAGAGAGTTTCGATAGAATCGCAACATGCAGGGCGGCTATTAGGAATCATATTCAATAAGTAGAAAGTTATTGTTTTGGAAGCAAGAGGTCGTTAATGGAGGAAAAGCATGAACATGATAATGACCACCACGAAACTTACCATGTGGATAACGAATCAAACTTACGGAAAACACTCTATCCATACGAGATTGTCTTTTAGAACAGAAGTGATAGTGTTGGTGAACCGAGAAGAGCCAAGTTCTATGACTTGATGGAAGTTCCTTGTCGCATGAGCACCACGAAAAGAAAGGTCATCAAGGTCACGATTAACAGATGAAGCCACACGAACAGGTGCAGTATCATCTTTTGGCGAACGGTCATAGAGGTAAGTCATAGATTGCCCCCCCTGCCACGGCTTGCCGAAATACGGATGCGAGCCATATCTTCGGACGGTTCGGTATCTTTTATCAGCATCTTTTTCATTACCCCACCCCATTCTCTTTACGAATGCGTGCGATTTCCTCATTAGAAAGTTTGTGGTCTGTATAAGCATAACAGATGGCCGCATTCTTATCTGCTTCATTGGTCTGAAAGAACTTGATAACACTATCCGGCTTCAAGAAATAACTCTCTGGTACATCCTCATCAAGGATGTCTGCAATACACTTCAAGAGGCGGAAAGGTTTAGGAAAACGATATATGGGTAGGTTCAAATCCTTTCTGACGGAAAGCATGAACACACGCTCACGGTTTTGCGGTACGCCAAAATCCTTTGCATTCAGTATGGCCCAATAGTTGTCATATCCACAATCAGTACAGACTTGTTGCCACTCACGGAAATCATCAATGTTCACCTCATTCACCAGAGCGCGGACATTTTCTTGAAGAAGAAATTTAGGTCGGAGTGTACGGATGGCATTCTCTGTGTACCATAGTATAGAAGATCGGGTGCCAGAACCTTTCTTTATGCCGGCTCTTTTACTAGCCTGAGAAATACTTTGGCATGGCGTAGAATAAGTAAGAATATCGATTTCGGAGATTCCTTTCGCCTTCCACTCCTCATAGACGGAAGGCCAATCAATCTTTGTCATATCGCCGAGGTTACGATCCGCATATTGGGGAAAAAGGATATTATGTGCAACTACGGCGGGTTGTCTTTCAAGTGGTATTTTCGGACGATCTGGGTCGTATTCAGCCCAAGCAAGCAAATCTAATTGGGTTGCGATACCATCGCAACATACGGAACCGTTGATTTGCCCCCCCTGGTTTATCTCATCTACCACTTGCTGAAGGGCGATGGCTTGTGAGTCATAACCTGAGCAAAGTGTAACAAGACGAATGGTAGAAGGAATAGGGGCACGGAATGTCGGTTCAGGGAACAATTCAAAAGCGTCATTAGGATCATCCTCTGTCAAATAGATATTCTTGAAGATATGACGTAAGCATGAAACAACAATACTGTTTCCTGCAAGTTTATAGATAGCAGAACGAGAAAGCACAGGAGAGCCTTTCCCATGTCCTGCTTCACCATAAGCGGGTTCGTTTTCTTTGATGCGCCCCGCCTTGCCCTTTGTTGCATTACAAAGTTTGATGATGTCAGGTTCAGGAACATCCATCAAACGGAGGCATTCACCTTCTGTCAGTTTACGGATATCGAAGTAACGGACTGGATGTGACGGGTCACGCTTGCCCGCCAAATCTGGATGATTGTCTGGATAAATTTTAGCTATCATATTATATATTATTGTTTTTTACGTTCATTAAGCCAAAAATGTGGGCAACGTCCTGTTGGAATTATTGCTTGCTTATACATTTCAAATGCTTCATCAAGATTATTGGGTAGCGAATGAAAAGCATCATACAATCCTCTAAAAAAGCACTACGTACACATTCCTCTGGAAGATTCCAAATATCAACCCACACATCAGTTTCCAACCCTGTATCATAAACCACATGGAACTTATCGGGTTCTGAATAACCAGTGCCACAACTCACGTCAGGTCTCAGGAATCCTATATATCTAATAGATTTTATCAACATACTTTTTTTACAATTCATATTCTATAAAGACATAAGGCGTAGTATTGCCGAGGTCTGTTTTTGAGTCCTTAAATTTACCCCCCTACAAAGGTGGTAAGTGTGTTGCAGATGTCCTTTAAGTGATAACATACCACCCTGCCTACTGCATCGCGGGACCAACCTATTATCTTATAAATCATACTCCAATAAACAAGCCGTCATAGGAAAATGGCCGAAACTGATGATGTTGGAATAGTCCATTGCGCCATAACGTGTAGTGATGGTAGCAGCACAGCCATCAAGCGTGACATTGATAGGACAGATTTGCCCCCCCCCCTCGTTACGCGGAATGCGCCTATATTCGTTATACTAAACATCATATTCTATCACCAATTTTGGAAGTCCGAAATCTGTTGTTCCTAAGCAAGGGATGAAATTACCCCCCCCTACTACGTTGACCACAGCTGCGTGCGGCTGGAGTGAACCGAGCACCAGAATGACCACACCATTACACATCATACTCTATGAGAATTTTAGGTTTGTCCGTATCATGTCCTTTACCCCCCCCTGCAAGGCATAACGCGATACCGTATGGAGAGACCACAACACCATTCTGCGAAGGAGAATAGTAGCCAAGGATTATTGGTGATTGGATTGGGACGCGGACCATTCGAGATTTGTATAATGATTATTACAGCGGTCGCCATCTATATGAAGAACATGAGGGAGATTGTCGGGGTTTGGCACAAAGGCTTCAGCCACCAAACGATGCACCTTGAAGTTCTTTCGCTGGATGCGCACACGACGATAGCCCTTACCGTTGAAAGATGCTATCTCGTGCCAAGAATCCATTGGGAGGTCAGGATTCCGTGTACTCAACACCCTACCATCACCTGTCACATAATATGAGGTAGAGCCGTATTCATAGAATTTTGCCAGTTTACAATTCATATTCAATCAGCACTAATGGTGGTGAAGAATCCAATGAGACTGAAAGGCACCCGCCAGATGAACCAGCGGGCGCACTATCAGGCATGGTCTCTCATGTGTTGAGAGCCATCGGCATCAGCAGTTCAAGAAGGGTAGAGTTGTTGGCATCCTCCTTCAAGATAAGAGGACGTTCTGGAGCAGACAGTTCAATACGCACTTTTTCCGTAGAGATAGCCGAGAGAAGGGTCAGCAAACATGGATAGTTGAGACCGATGGCAAAGCCTTCTGGAAGCGTGCAGTCATCCATTGACAACTCCTCGTGAGCAGAACGAGAGAAGTCAACATCATCCGCAGTCATTTGAAGGAAAAGGTCTGTGCGGCGCAGTGCAATCAACTTTGAGTTGTCTGAAGCCACCATCGAAACACGACGAATGGTGTTCATCAGATCCTTCACAGGCAACGTGACATGGTAAGGGTTATCCTTCGGGATGACGCTGTTATAATTCGGATAACGCCCTTCCACGGAACGGATGGAGAAGGACACATCGCCAGCCGTCACCTCTACTTGACGGCCATCTGAGCGAACAGAAATCTCCTCCACCTTAGAGAAAGGAGCATCCATCGCATTGATTACAGTACGCGGGAAGAGAACAATGGCCGGTTGGCCTTCAGTCAGGAAAGGCATACCATGCGTCCATTCATACTTATACAGCATCTTACCATTCGTACCAACGAATGTGATACCTTCTGAAGATACATCCAAAGCCACAGCCGACATCTGAGGACGCAGTTCATCCTCTGAAGTCACATTCAATGCCGATCTCATAGCCGGCAGAAGAATGTTCGTAGGAGCAGAGAATGCCACTGCCACCTGAGTGATAGGTTTCGGCAGCGGGTACTCCTTTCCGTCATAGGCGGGGATGTTGAACTCTCCACCCTGATATTTCAATGTCGTTAAGAAGGTGTCAGGGTTCACCGACAGTTCAATGGGCTGTTCTGGCAGTGTAGCAAGAATCGCCGTGAGGTTTGTCACATCGATGCAGAAGGGGACGAACGGGTCCTTATCCAGCGGACGCAAGTCAATAGGCATCGTCAGCGTGTTTTCTACGGATGAACCCGTAACGAAGAAACGCTCATCGCGATAAGAGATAAGAGCATTATCAAGCACTGGAAGCGTGTTTCGCTTCAAAATTACTTTACGAACCGCATCCAACACAGAGCGGAGTTCGCGGGATGAAATACTGTATTTCATATATCAAGAATTTAGAATGGCAAATCAGAATCATCGGAAGCAAAGGCATCCTGGTCAAACGGGTCGGCCTGTTGTGCCGTATAACCAGCAACACCCTGAGCAATAGGAGCAGAAGAATTGCGGGGAGCCGCATTGTTGTTGTCCTCCATCAAGTAGGAGTCGCCCATCTGGAAGGGCATCATCATCGAGATTGCGCGAGCCAACTCTGTACCTTGCGTGTCCGTCTGGTTCGCCCATTCGGGATGCTGTGCAATCAAACGCTTTGCAAGAGAGGCACGAATGCGTGCGCGTTTCTCTTCTGGCAACGTATAACATACCTGATAAGCCGGCACATTATAAAGTGTTATTTCCTCTCCCTTACGTTGAAGAGACTGCTTCACAGCTTCGATGTACTTCGGGTTACAACTACGTTGCTGTGTGTTAATAAATGCACGAATGCCAGAGGCGTTGCGTTTACCCTCCTCACGGCTATCCTGTTGCACTTCAATACCGTTAATATCCACTGGAATAAAAATTCCACGGATAGGTTTACCGCCCTCCTCAAAGGTAGGCGCGATAAAACGTGCTCCGATGAACACGCCAAGGTCTTGTGAATTTCGATAACGAGCCATTGTAATTTACAATTTTATTTATATTTGAGTTTAGAATGGTAGATCTGCCTGGTCATCCGTAGGCACAGCAGCCGTCGCCGTAACAGTCGTTGGAGTAGCCGGAGTGACGGGTGCCACCGTGCGTTTTCTCTGGCGAGAATCCAAATAGTTACGCCAACGGTCTTGCTCTTCCTGAGTAAGTATAACAGGATTTCCCTGGTCATCAGTAATAGGTGATGGATCTGGAATAGTGAGGAACTTCTGATAAGCCGTCATCAATTCATCATTATTCGCTGGAATGGTGTCCTTACCTGTTCGATAGAAATACACAGCGTGCTCCGTTCGTGTCAATTCACGGATAGACTTAGGCTGTATAGTGGTGTCATCCGCCCATTCACGGCCATCGAAATAACGACGGGTACACCAAGCCTGATGAGCGAAATAACCCGTCTGTTCCGCCTTCTTCAGGACTTTGCCATCCGCTTTCTTGAACAGTTGTTGCGGGTTCATCTGTATGCCCGCTGTCTCGCAGTAATCCATTATACGACGGCGGAACGCCTTTGGAGAAAAACTATCCTCTTTGTTCTTCGATGCCTGGGCATAATAGAGTTTGTATTCTTCCAGCATCGAATCAAGATCGATAGGCACACCATATATATTCTCCTGAGCGAAGAACACACGTGCAAATCGCAAGAAGGCTTCGCCGAGCGACTGTGTGAGGGTGCGTTCCTCCATGTATTTCTTCTGTGCATCCACTTTTTCATCATAGCGCATGACAAACTGCACCGCGAGGGCGCAAATCATGGCTATCTGATTACGTGATGCCGCAGATAACTTTTCGGGAGATACAGCATTGAAGTCAGGCATAATATCGCTAATATAGCGGGCAGCCTTATTCTTCATAATGTTTTGGCCACAAAAGCGATGTGAAAAACCACCAAGACAAACACGACGCATAGTAGAGTCATCGAGGTCGTGAAGCGGGTAGTTAGAAGTCACCACATGGCCAGGTCCCTCCGATAGCGGGATAGTAATTCTATCCTTATACATGTAACGAACAGAGAAATCGCCCGTGGTCAAGTTGTATAGTTTTCCAAAATCAAGAGAAGCATCCACATCCTCCCAATGCACTATTCGGTGTTTGTGATGCTGATATTCCGCAAGATTCGCAGAAAACTCCTTGGATGTAATCAAGTCGCGCCCGTTTACATTCAAGATGTGAGCAGCACAACCAGCGAACACACGAACGAAGGTCGATTTACCCGAACCACCTTCTGCGCGATTAGCAGCACTTACAACATTCTCTATAAGATAACTGATACAGTTTGACTTGCTATCACGATACCTCCAAAGCATACGACCAAGGCAAAAAATGAGATTGGCAAAACGACAGTCAAGTTCCATCTGTTCCTCAGAAGAGAATTGACGGCCATCATGCAAAAGTTCCTGTTCACGTTCCCATTCCTCGTTAGCAAATCCACGGATAACACGAAGCGGTGGCCACAATTCGTTTTCAGCCTTACCGTGCCAGTCCACAATCCACCTATGTGACTGTGCCCACAATGCCAATTCATTCTCTTGTGTCGCAAGCTGCTGGAGTGTGTAAAGCGGTTTACCAAGGTCATCCTTCTCGTTTCGTTTCTGTTGGATGGCTTCAAGACGTTTGCGATATTCAGGATTCTCAGAAATCTCAAATGGGAGATTCTTGTATGGAGTTATATTCCAATGCAACAACTCAGATCGTTCAACATTGAAATCAATATCATCGTAAGAATGAAGTGATATTTCCGTGTCAGTAATGCGAAGGACACCGTTTTCGTAGAAGAAATGATCGATGTGCCGGCCATAACCACCCGTATAGTTCAACTTAACGGATGGCAGGGATGCTATTGTCTTTTCGTTGATTTCCTTATTGGCACGCAGAACCGCTTGCACCATTTTTTCATATTCATCGGGTGTGCATCGTTCATCGTTCACCTGACGAGCATACTCCTTCAGTTTCTCGATAGTTGCCTGTACCATCGAAGCAGAATCAAGCTCATCCGCAAATGGACCATCGATGTGAACGAAACGGCCAATTTTATCAGGTTCGTCGGGACGAACATCGCGGGCGTAACCAGCCGAAGCCATAAACTCCCATAATGTCGCTGGATTGATAGTATAAAAGACCTCCTTCACTACACCATTCTTGTCGCGTTTCTCCTTACGCTCAAAAGGATCTGAGCAGAGAGCCGAAGTAACACAAGAGGAGAAGAGGCGATTGATGTCACCATCATACTGCGATGCTTCACGTGGAAGCATGTCGTAGGCCAGGAAGAAATCACGTGGAGAACTAACAGGGCGACAGAAAAGACGTGCAAAGAAGAGGTGTGCGCGGTCCTGAATAGATGGAGGCAATTCTGCGCGAAGGATGTCACGATAGCGACAACTGATATCGCGAGCACGCAAGAGGGCCTTGGTTGTGGAAGGGAATAGGGTATAGATACTATCCGCGAATCGGTGCATCTTATTGTAATGAACAGGAGAAAATGGCACATCACCATACGGGAAACAGACGTGGAACCAACGTGATCCAAACTGAGTCGGATAGGTGTGGCGAAGAGCTTTGAGGTGATAATAAGTACTAATAGCATCCTGAGCAGACGTACAATATACGATAGCCTTAGCGCGGATATCCTTTTCCTTTATTTCCATCGTCACCTGTTCCGCCTTCGTCTTACCACTTTCCGTAGTTTCTTCACTCCACACTTGTTTTTCCGTTACATAATCCTCAGACGCATCCACCTCTTTAATGGCCGCATGTACGCCAGTGTTATCGCTGGTACGCAATTCCACAGCTCGTGTAAACGTGCGATCTCCTGCCAACCACCGTGACACTTTAGCCGGTGTATGTTCGTCGGTAGTGGAGAATACCATCGGATGAATGTTGTCATTCGCAGGGAAAAATACTGAACCGCAATCCTCTTTTTCGTCATCAGCAAGACAGACGAAGATAGGATTCCAAGGCGTGCTCACCAAGACTTCAGACTGTTCCGTACCCTGACGAGAGACAGCGGGCAGTGTGACGCGAGCAACGGCATAGACATGGAAATCCTTTTGCAGTTGTGAAGGATGAAAATGCCATGCCGATTCTTTGTTCTGTGTGTCAAAACCATATTGTTCCACTCCATCCTTAGAAAGCCACGTCGTACATCCAAGCGCGGCCAAATCTTGCGGAGTGAAATCTGTCTTTGGCTCAAACGTCAAAGCCTCTTGTGGTCTAACAGCCACTTCACGGTAATCACGTCTGCATAGAGCGGGCCATTTCTCCGTTATTTCATCGCGAGTATGCCCTGCTTTCTCTGCCAACTCAAGACATGTTCGACGCAGATCTTCACCAGAACATATAAATGTTGATGGCGCATAACTGTCTTTCTTCCACCAGTACCCATATCCATGAATGGCTGCATATAATTCTATTGCCCCATAGCCAGAGCGATGCGTTTTGGTACACATCCATTTCTCGACGGGGCGACCATAAAGACCACCGCGCCGATGTTGGTATATGATGAAATGCGGTGTGTCCGATGGAGCCTTGCAGAATGGGCACCAACACGCCGTTTGTCCCTCCTCCGTCTGTTGGTCAGCTGGAGAAACAAGGAGAGTCAGCGGAAGTGCCGCCAATTCGTCGATGAATGGGTCGTATATCATGCTATGACAGAACTAATGAAACACATTCAGGAAACTGGTCTTGCGGCCATTTCCTTCAATAGCTTGAACACATGACACACATTCCATGCGGTACGAGCAGCATCATAGATAGCGTTATGAGCTTCACCGCCAAAAGCGGCATTCTCTGGCATCTGAGGCAAAACGTCATACACCTTCTTATGATCTTCAAGACCAGCGTTAGATGCAGGATAATGGATGCTATTCACCACTTCTATGATGAAAGTACGTGCATCGCGGAAGTTCCAGTACTTACAAGGCAATTCCATATTGAAATGCCGGAATACATGACGTAAGATGGCTATATCCATGTCTGATCCTTGCGCCCAAAGCATAATGTCATCCGCACCAGTATATTGTTTTACCTCACCAATCCACGTTGAGAATTGCTGAAAAACCTCATCAATAGGATAACAATCACCTGAAGCCATCACATCACGAAGAGCTTTTGGTTTATCAGCCCACCACTTTAGCGTCTCATTGTCAAAATCAAACCCCTCCATTGCGCAAGAGCGCAAATCAACCTTTGCCTCGAAAGGAACGATGTCATGCGGAAAGATGCTTAGAGGTGCTTCTGCATATCTGTCAGCCGCCACCGCAGCCACTTGAAGCACGGCTGCATTCGCGGCCAATGATAATGTTTCGAGATCTAATGTTACATCAATAATTTTCATGTCTTAACACATTATTATATATTATACATTCAAAAACTTATCCAGCGTGAGCCAATGGACGGTAGCAGGGTGAAGGCGGCGGATTATCGCTTCAATAAGGATCTGCATGTCAGGGAGCGAACAAAAATCGAAATTAGGTTCCCGAAGTTCAACTGCCACACGCCAATATCCTTTCCCGTTACGCCTGATAATGTCATGTTCTTCTATGACCTTAGCAGCGGAGGCTATGCCGTGTCCCTTTCCAATGAGATAGGTAAACACCTTGGTCATCAGATCCACGGAAGCACCTCGAAAAACGAATGTCAGGATGTCGTCATTTTCACCCCGATAGTCGATAGTGGCCGCTATCAGGATGTGGCGGCGTTTGTCCCTGTGTCGTTTATCGCGGAACTTCATGGCTTCACATCATTCTTCACCTCCCCCGCCAGGGAGAGCTGCTACCTCTCTCTCGAACTCACTGATGATGGCATTGATGCCGATGCGCTGGAACTCACGGAAATTGTCGGTAGTAAAATTCGCTACTACTGCTGTTTCGCACATCGAGAGCGAAGCCATGTATTCCTTAAAGTCCTTTTTCAGTCCAGGGATTCTACCCAACGTGCGCCAGAACTCACCAGACAGCACAATGATGTCATTGATAAGAGCTTCTACCCCATCTGTGTGTTCGGGGAAGATGTCAGTTGCATGTTCAGTAAGAAAAGAGCGTTTAATCGCATCGACACCCATCATTTCCCAAGGGTCAAATCCTTCTTTGAAGAAGCGATCGTAAGCGAAGCCCTTGGTGGCTTCATGTCGCTGCATGATGTCATACAGTAGAACCTTCTGATTAGGGGTTAGATCATCACAGTTCAAATGTGTTCGCGGGGCTGTTAATAATGCTGAAATCATATTGTTAATCCAATAATTTTGCGTAATTTTGTGCAAAGGTAAGATATTTATTTTGTAAAAACAAGGTTTTATTCTGATTTTCTTTTCAGATTTAACATTTTAACGTGGATTTAATATAATTTTGCATTTCGTATAATAAAATGAAGAAGGTTTTAATCTTGCGAACAAACTCGCGAAAAATCCGATTCAATAGTTAAATAAACTTAAAAATAATTGTTTTAATCTCAGTCAGACGAAACTATGGATTTGTCGTACAATTATGGCTACCTCCGTGAGTTCATGGAAAGCCACAAATTAGTCAAGAAAGACCTCCTGGAGGCTCTTGGATGTGGCGACTATGTGTCGCTAAACAAATGGTTAGACGGGAAAGTGCCCGTCCATGTAACAGCCATGCTTCGCATGTGTAACTTCTACAACATTCCCTTGGACGGATTCTTCTATGATGGGGATGGACTGCCCGTAGAAGTACGTCCTCCCCTACCCGACCGACACAGCCAGATCTTACCAACTGACGGCTACGGTATCAAAGAAGGGCGCGGACGCGGAATAGTAGAGACACGCATCAAAGACCGAACCGTAACCTCTCCGCACCAGGCACAAGCTGTTGCAGAAGGTTTGAAACGTCAGGAAGAACAGCAACGACTTCAAGACATCGCAATCAGGGAACTTGGAAGCGAGCAAGATGACAGACAACGGGACATTGAGACAGAGGAACCAACAGGAGAACCCGCCAGCACATCGGCATCCATGCCCATTACTGAGCAAATTCTACGTCTGAAGTTAGACCATGCCAACGAAATGCGCCAGATGGAGCGAGAGCACCACGACCGAGAGGACCGCATACGTCGAGACTGTCAAGCTGGATTTGATGCCGAGCGTAATCGCCTTATGGATATTATAGAACGGCAAAACACTGAGTTATCCAAACTATACGCACAAACGAGGCATGGAGAAGGCGCACGCTACGACATTGTAGCGGAAGATGACGGGCGAAAAGACTAATAGAAACGCCCCTCTTGAAAGCATCAAGAGGAGCGCGGCCAAGCACCCAAGGACGAAGGCAAAGGAGGCTATCATGCCTCCTTTTTTAGTGCATATCGTTTTTTCCCGTTAAAGTCAACAATAGTAATAGCATGGAGACCTTCAGCATTGCAAGGACACTGGCAACGTATGTAATAGGTCTCATAAGCATAAAGGAAGAAAATAGGTGTTTCCACATTAGAAAGATACGCCTTTCGTTCGTCTGGATCTGTAGGAATATCTGCCATATCAAGAAGAGCAAAAAGCCATTCCGTTTCAACTACCGGCAAAGCCTGACGATCCTTTTCCGCTTGTATAGCACGACGAAGATAGTTTGGTACAGACTTCTTTCCCTTTTTGGAACCATCAGAATCCTTCTCAGTTTCTCCATAAAACTCTATGAAAGGCACAAAGGAGCAGTCCTTCAGTTTTACTTCTACTGCCTCCATATCTTTCTCCTTATCGCCCGTCAACTCATATTTTAATGCACGCGCCCAATAAGACAGAGGAAAGCGACGTTTGACCTGTTCCCAAGAAAGATGTTCACGCGAAAAAGTACGATTCCATGTATCAGAAGGTTGGAAACGCTCATCAGGAAGAACAAGGATTTCTGGTCGATACATACAATTCGGCTCATACTGAGCACGATTGTCTGCATTAAAGCGTTTGCGCCAGATACGAGCATCTGGTTCCTTCTCAAATTCAAGATAATCTACGCCACCTTCAAAAAACTGTACTGGCTGGATGTATGATGTCGCACCATATTTGCGTGCATACTCATCGGCACGCTCCGCAGCCTTCACCGCTTTATGATGGAAAGAGCGAAGTTTCTTTCCAACCTTTGAATTGATGTCACAGGAGTAATAAAAATATGATTTCGCCATTGTTTTTATTGTTTTAATCTGTTATTTCTGGCGCAAAGATAGAGTTTTTAATGAGAATTTGCAAGAAAAACGGAAATTATTTGTGTTTTTCTTGTAAAATACCTACCTTTGCAACGGATTTTTAATCAGTTTTCAATATGGGAAAGAAAAAAGACCCGTTAGAAGGTGCCGAAGAACAAGGAACGAAATTAGAAGATTTTGTCATTGAACAAAAGATTTCTGCCTTCATCAAGACATATCAACCCTGTTCGGCTGCATTATCAACAAAGACGTTCAATGAGACAGCCTTGCGGACGTTCTTCAAAGCCTACCCCTGCACATTAGGCGACCCACTAACCATCTATCTGAACAGGTTGGAACAAGAGGGGTATGTTATGGGCGTTGACTACATGGATGAACCCGCAATCTTCGTTTGCGAGAAAGCGACGGAGGTTGGACTGTTAGAGTTGCGATGACCACCTATAATATATAATAATATGGAGCATGTAAACCACCCCGTCCATTACAACAAGCACCCAGGAGGAATAGAGTGCATCGAAATCATTAGGCACTACACCTTTGACACTGGCTGTGCCATCAAATATCTCTGGAGAGCTGGTCTGAAAACCGAAATGGGACGTAGCAACCGTGATAAAGAGCGTGAAGATCTGCAAAAGGCGTTATGGTATGCTGAAGATTACCATAACCACTACGAGAACCGCGATGAAACATTAGTGAGTTGCAAAGCCATTGACTTCATCATCCAGAAAGAGACAGGTTACACTGTTGAGCAGATTGTAGAACCTTACGATGAGCATGTGGCGACAGCATTAAGATGTCTGCTTCGCATGGGCATTATCAGCGGGAACCGAATCTATCATTTTGAATTTAGCCAAGCTGAGTTCACAGACATCAGATTTGAAATTCAAGCACGAATAAAGGATCTTGAAAAATCACAAGAGTAATATGGCAGGATTGCACAATATCAGCAAAAAGGATTGGGAACGGCTGTTGAAACGTAACGGTTTTGTTCTCGACCGCACCAATAAGCATCAGGTGTGGAAACACCCTGATGGCAGAACGATTCCCGTATCAAGCACTGGCATCAATCCTTGTGTAGCCAGAAGGACGGTAAAAGAAAACCATCTGGAAGGTGCCCCATTCGGATGGAGCGAGTTGGCTGATAAAGCCGAAGCAAAGGCAAAAGCAGCCGAAGAACGGGATTCACAATGGAAAGAGCAGCTGCGCCAGGCTCAGGAAAAAATCAATGAGCAAGAGCGTCTTAAACAAGAAAAGGCACAAGCAGAGCGAGAGGCCAGGTTCGCGGAACAGAAACAGCGTGAAGCCGAACGTCAAAAAGCCTTGCAAGAGGAAGCGGAGAAGAAAAAGCAAGAGGCTGAACGAAAGAAGGCATTGCAGAAAAAACAATCTGCTGAGAGGTATAAAGAAGATACAGTACCCCAAACCAATTTATATATGAACGAACAAAGACTCAAAAAATTCCACGAGTACCTTTGTGCCGTGGTGGAGTATTTTCAGAAGAACAATTCTCTGAAGAACTTTTCTGCTTTGGCCAAGCAGTATCAAGTAAAGGCCATCACACTGGAGCAGTTCTACCAGAGCCGGCTCAATGAACTAAAACCTGGTCAAAAACCCGACAGGCAGACATCAGACAGAATCCGTCTGATGATGGCCGAGGACGATCTGAAACGTCGTAGAGAAATGCTTGACACCTTCCTAAAAAAGGAAGCAGAAAACGAAAGCACTCAGGCACCAGAAGAGGTGAAAGAACCAACACTGGCAGAACGAATTGACATATTTGAGGTTCGATTTGACTTATTAGGCCCCGTCTTTGCCAAGATTACCGATAAAGTTTTCAATGAGTTTCAAAAGGAATTTGGTTCACAGACCCATGAGCTGCTTGGTGTTGAAAGCAACTGTGTCCGCCTGTCACCAGAACCTTACCTTAAAGATTGGGCCAACAGCATCGAGTTCGACTTGACAAAGTTGGTATTCGACAAAGCAAACCCAGAAGAGGTACGTCAGATGTTGCCATCTTGGAACGATAAGATTCTACATGCCTATCTGACATGGCTATACGGCGGAAAAGATGGGAACCAGTTAAAACTCCATTTCGATGAGCGCGGATGTGCCGACTCACAGAATGAGCAACTAATAGACTTGCTCCGTGACCAAAACCTATTAGATGACATGCTGTTCGTGAAGTTAGAATCTTGGAAGGGGGTAGCACTTTGTGTTGCCATCTATAAGGATGCTCCAGATGTCCTTATGGTCATTAGCGAAGATGCTGTCAACTTCTATACAATAGAAGATAACATCTGGTATTCATACTGTGGTGACACTATTATCTGTCCTGAAAACAACATCAGCTTCGGAGGTTGGGGAACACGCACCATCATTAGTCACTGCCTTCGCCAGATGCTCAATGCTGACAATCTTCATGCCGCCATCAATGAGCAGAAGAATGTCACCAAGCAAATGCGTGGCAAACTCATGGATGACATCAACCACTACCGTGATATCTGGCAGATGTACCACGAGGAATATCTACAGAAAACTATCATCAAATAAGCATTATGAAAAGAATCAAAACTATTTTCTTTTGGACGTTCAACATTCTGCTTATCGTTGGACTGCTGGCCATATCGGTGGTAGCCTACATCAAGGGCGACACCTATCACACATTTCTTGATTTACTCTATTTTCTGATTGTCCTTTCAAACTTCTGTTTCAGAGTATGGAACAGAAAGTTGAAACAAGAGAAGGAATTGTATTACGAGGGTGGCAAAGTGCTGGTAGAGCAGAATGCGAAGCTAACCAGAAAGCTCGCTGAAATGCAAGATCCATTCCGTAACAATCCCATGATTCAGATTAACGGTCAGCACGTCCGTATGGAAACCCTCAGAAGTACGTTGGAGAGAGAAAAGTCATTCCTGACGGGATTTGACGAAATGGAGCATAACCGTCGCCTTCACTACATGGAAACATTGGCCAAACAGGAACTGATGGAAAGCATCATAGACACCGAACTGGTAGAGATTCACCACGACTTCGAGGATGTTCACCAGGACACCGTAACCGCTGAGATCATCGTCGGTGTAAAGAGTGACAAACCTATTGAGGAAATCATCAATTCATAAATTTATGAAGAATAGAAATTACAAGCGAATATATCGCCCTGGCGCTCTGATGAGAATACAGGGAAGCAACTGTGTGTTTATGTCTCTCGGACTGAATCCAAGAAACAATAAGCAGATATTTTCCTTTAATGGCATTGACATCGTAGAGCGCAAGGCTGTAACCCGTGCAGATGGTCGCGCACGTCCTGCTAACAAATGGGAACAAAACACCTATTGGGCCGTGATGAAAGAAATCATCGACAAAACGCCATCATTACACTTTAATCCTCACGATGCACTAAAACTTCGTGCTCACATGGACGTAAACAGTCAGGATTTTAAGGATAAACTGGCCAATGGAAAGACTCACGCTGTCTGGAATCACCACGAACACGAATATCCATTCAGCGGCACTCTCGAAGAATGCAAAGCGTATTGCGATGAACATGACCCAATGGGCATAGATTTGTGTGTTATACCATAAATATACATCAGTATGGATAAGATTGTCAAAATCATTATGGTTATCGCCTTCCTGATTATTCTGGCAGTAGTCTTGCAACACTGCGAAGAATACGACCTCGAACATGACGGCTTCGAGATTGTAGAGGAATACAACACCTACTGCATAGCAAAAAAGAATGGGCACCTCTATATGGCTTCACGCCCAGGGCTATATAGCAACTGGACTTATGAGCACTATGCTAATTGCCCCTGTAAGAAAACTCATTAACTCATAAATTCATAAAATTATGGCATGTGATTGCATAAATAACTTCAACAAGTTACTAAAAGAAAAGTACAATGAGACGGCCACCGTGAATTGCGAAGTGCTGTCTGGTAGAGTGATTGTAAACGGCATTTATCATAAGCCCAAGTTCAAAGGCAAGCCAGGTGAATATCAGCAAAAGTGGGATGAAGTGATGCTTTGGCCAAAATACTGCCCATTCTGCGGAAAGCCATACGACATTAAGGAAATCCAAGATAAGGAAACAGAAATAGGTGCTGCACTCATAAAGGAAGAAAGATGCAGACAGATAACCCAAGAAGGTTACGATCAAGCACACGACAAACTGGAAAGCGTGGACGCTCTGACTATGGCAGGAGCATCGTATGCTATTGCCGACATGGACCGTAAAGAATCCGAAGCATGGTGGCCTTGGTCATTTGACATGTATAAACCCAAAGAACGCCTCCGTAATTTGGTACGCGCCGGTGCTCTGATAGCAGCTGCTATTGATAGACTCTTTCCACTCATCAAAAAGGATGAATAAGCATGTGACCTTGTGGTTAAATAACTCATAACAGAATGAAAATAGAATATAAAACCCCATTCAGGAAGTACACCAACGGTTACGAGGCGTGGAATATAGAGTGTCATCCGCAATCGGAATTTCTGAGAAGCGTAGATAACGTGCTCTGTGCATTACCTGGTGAGACTATTGCCATTATGCACCATGGCATAGTTGTACTGTATGTGGAGAATCTACGAAATCTGGATAGCCTGGAAAAAGAAATGCGACTGATTCAATGCCACAAAGAAGGTGAAGTGACATTGAATGATCTGAAAGCGCGAAAGATAAACCCTGAGACACAGGCCATGTTTGAGCGCACAATGGAGCTTTGGCATGGAAACATATTAGTACATCAAAGAAGGATGTCAATGGAAGAGGAACGCGAATACGAGGCTATGAACATGACTCACGACGGCAACGACCCCAAAAGCTCTGAGCAAATGCTGGATGACGCAAGGATGTATATCGAGAAACACGTCTATACCGATGAACAATGGGAGCGTTACCTACTGCCAGCCATCAATAAAATGCTGGAGTATAATGCAAACTTTGAGCGTTGGTACCCAGGTTATTTGATACGCAAAAAAGACTGTTCAGAAATGGCCATCGTAGAATACGACTACGCCACTGCTTTCGGTCATCTATGCGGTAGGGAGTGCAGAGACTTTACAAACCTCTCGCTCTGCCTGCTGGATTCCAAAAAGAACATTACTGGAACGATAGCATGGAGAGATTACAGCAGCTACGAGTTAATGGATAAGTGGCATACAGAAGAGTACATTGCAAAAATAAGGGCATGGTATAAGAAACATAACTCACAGCCTCCATACCATCTGAGCCAGAAAATGACAGACTTGTTTTACAGATAATTCACTAATTCATTAAATTATTTAAGAATGTACCGAGAGTATTATAACAAAGAAAAGAGCATGGGATGGCAAGGATGTATGCGTTTTTTCCGATGGAAGAAAGGTTACGACGAATTGGGAACAGTGAGAGATTTCATCCACTTGTTACCATCTGTTTCCTTCTGGTTTAGCCGACGAGAGTTCATTATAGTCTTTGCATGGGTGAATTTTACGACATGGATCAGACATAACAGCTTCAAAAAATGATAGAGCCAAATAACATCTACCTTGGTGACTGTTTAGACGTAATGACAGACATTGCAGACGAAAGCATCGACGCTATCATCTGCGATTTGCCATACGGCGTACTCAATAAAAGCAACAAGTCCGCACAATGGGATTGTGTGATACCACTTGAACCATTATGGGAACAGTATAGGCGAATCATTAAACCACGAGGAGCCATTCTTCTTTTCGCACAAGGAATGTTTACAGCACACCTGATGATGAGTAATCCAAAAATGTGGAAGTACAATCTCATTTGGGATAAGGCCCGCTGTTCTGGTTTTCTGAATGCGAAACGGATGCCATTGAGACAGCATGAGGACATCTGCGTGTTCTATAAACAGCTACCCATCTATCACCCTCAGATGAAAGTTGGAGAACCAAGCCATTCACGTGGCCGACTAAAAAAAGAGGTGAAGAATAGCTGCTACGGAACTTTCAATAAGACAGAGACTGTGGCGAGCCGAATGAAGTACCCTGGCAGCATCCTATCCTACCCCAAGGAACACCACAAGGGAGGATGGCTGCATCCAAGTCAAAAGCCGGTAAATCTACTTCGCCACCTCATTCGCACGTATAGCGAGCAGGGGGGGGCTAATTCTTGATAATGCGATGGGGAGCGGAACGACATGCGTGGCCGCCATCGAGGAAGGAAGAAGATACATCGGTGTAGAAAAAGATACCCAATACTACAACATTGCCGTAGAACGCATCAAAGAAGCAGGAAGGCAAGGCAGATTAAACTTCGAGTAACAATGAACATAGACATAACCATAGAGGAAGCGTATGCAAGAGCAAGTGAGGGGCTGCAAAAGAAAATGGAGTATTCCATCAGTCTTTTGCAGAGAGCCGAGAAGCTGGCTCTGGCCTACGATAATAGGGGGGGGGTATTTTCTTGCTTTCAGTGGAGGCAAAGACAGTCAGACCCTTTACCATATTGCACAGTTGGCCGGTGTACGCTTCGAGGGACACATGAATCTTACTTCAGTAGATCCGCCAGAGGTAATCCGCTTCGTCAAGAAGCACTATCCAGAAGTAGAACTGATAAAGCCCAATGACAGCATCTATCATGTGGCAGAGCGCAAGCAACTACTACCAACGAAGAAAGTACGTTGGTGCTGTGAGGAATACAAAGAACATGCAGGAGCCGGCAAGGTGACACTCATCGGCATCAGAAGGCAGGAGAGCAGCCGACGCAAGAAACGTAATGAGGTGGAAATAGACAGCCGAAAATACAGCGGAACCTTAGATGGTCTGGATGAATACCGCAAGGCAAATGGCATCAATATCACCAATGCCACCGAGGAAACCACCATTGGCTGCATCAGCGGCAAAGAGAGCCTGCTGATATCACCAATAATCAACTGGACGGAGCGTGATGTGTGGAAGTTCCTGAATGACGTGGTAAGAGTTCCACACTGCGAACTCTACGACCAGGGCTTTCATCGTATAGGCTGCATAGGGTGCCCGATGAGCAGCCCACGCCAAAAGCGCATAGAGAATGAACGATGGCCCCATGTAAAGCGCAACTGGATAAAAGCCATTATCGCTATACGACATGGGGGGGGTATTTCTCAAAATTCCTACCAACGGGAACCCTGTGGTACGGTATTGGAACCAACTTCAAACCGTTATCCCCAAAAGACTATCGACGATTACGGGTACATCCTACACCCAGACCCGACACATTGGAAAGGGAAACGCGGGTTTTCTGGTAGCTCCTCGTCTGACGGCTTGACCGAGGAGCAAGAAAAAGAAATAGCCGAGAATATATACGACTGGTGGATAAGCGGCAAAAGCTATAAACGATGGTATGCAGAGCGATTTCTCCAGTATTGGTTAGAGTTTGAAGATTGAAAATTCATCAATTCATTAAATCATACATTCATTAAACAATGAAACAAGAACATGTAGCAAGACTCAGACGCAGACCAGGACAATGCGTTTTTGAGATTAACATCCAGACTGGAAAAATCACCAATTTGGGTAGTCCAAGACGAGTTGACATGAAAGAAGGGTGCATCTACAGAATGGCACTCAATGAAAAGAACCTCATCAGAAAGCTCGTGAATGCCGGTATGCTTAAAAAGATAGAAGCACCCCATGAAGAAATTTAGGAAAAACGCTACTACGCACTGCAAAAGAGCTAAGGGGGTGCGGGGACATTTAGCATTCCTGATGAACCCGAAGAAGCGTGAACAGTTATACAATAGGTTGCTAAAAGCAGCTACCTACTTTGCCGACAGTATGAGCGAAGAAACTGGTTGTAAAATCGAGACTGAAGAAATACTTAGACAAAGCCATATCCGAAAATAAAGTGATTTTTCATAACCTCATAACAAACAAATTCATTATGACACTGAACGAATATCAAGCAAAAGCCATGACTACGCGCATGGAAGCATGTAACAACTTCTCCTACATGATGCTTAACCTCGTAGCAGAGGTGGGAGAGTTCGCAGGAAAGATAGCGAAGAGCATCCGCAAAGAAGATGGCAGCATCTACAACAACGACTTCACCTATCCGACTGCAAAGGCACATACCGACAATATCCCTGAATTACGCAAGGAGGCCGGCGACATCCTTTGGCAATTAGCTGGACTCTGTGATGTCATGGGTTGGAAGCTGGAAAGCATCACCGAGGACAATCTGGCGAAGTTAGCCGACCGTAAAAAACGTGGAGTCATAGACGGAAACGGAGATAACCGATGAGTGACCGCAAGAAAGACTGGAGAGGTGGTAAAGCAAGCGTTTTCAAAACTCTTGGAGCCAGTAACCATGCAGACCATGATCGAGCATGGGCTGACTACTATGCCACTGAGCCGAAAGCCGCAGAATGGTTGATAAAGCTGGAGGACTTTGATGCTCCTATCCTTGAACCCGCATGTGGAGAGGGTCATATCTCCAAAGTGCTTATGAGGGGGGGGTATTTCGTCACCTCACGCGACCTTATCGATCGTGGCTTTGGCGAAGTGGCCGATTTCCTCTCCATCGACAACCAAGAATGGAACGGGCATATCGTTACCAATCCACCTTACGCCTACGCTCAAGAGTTCGTGGAAAAAGCATTATCTATCATCCCTACGGGGAAGAAGGTGTGCATGTTCCTAAAACTAACATTTCTGGAAGGCAAAGGTAGAAAACACCTCTTTCTCACACAGCCACCGAAACGAATATGGGTCAGTTGTTCACGGCTATTGTGTGCCATGAATGGTAAGTTTGATGAAATAAGTGGAAGTGCAACAGCTTACGCATGGTTCGTATGGGAAAAAGGATGGAAAGGTGACACCGTAGTAAAATGGTTCAATTAGAATGAGTAAAGTACGACATTTCCGCACCACGAGGCCATTCCTTGCCCTTGAAACGAGGGGGGGGGCAAATGTGGCTATTAGTCAGACAGGCAACAGAAGCGGGGTATATCGCTTGCTGTTCTGGAGGAGTATTCGATGCAGCCTACCCAAGTTCTGAACTTCGTCGCGCAAGAGTCAAAGAGGATGGCAATATAGCATCTGCACTTATGGCCGGAGAAGTCAGTCAATGTGTTTTTATAGAATATGATATTTAGATATGGACGAAAAAGGTTTCCCTTCAGGAATGCTCACTTATCAAGATGACGATAAGCCTATTGTCATTCATGTTCCAAAAGCGAGTATCAATGACATGCCAAGAACGATGGCAGAGTGTGAATCATTACTACGAAACAGTCTGCCAAAACGAAGGCCAGAAATCATAATGACCAAAGATCAGATGACAGAGTTACAAAACATAATCAATGTTGAACCATTCAGTCAGATTATACATAGATCTATAAAAATACAAGCTGATAGGCTCATGGAGAAAATGAAAAAACTAAAAGGATTATGAAAAAGAAAATAGCCGTTTATATTCCACTCACACCGATGCCCATTGGCGACGGAGAACCGATGCCAGGGATAAATGCCGTGGTGATGGACGAAAAAGATTACTCTTATAGACATGGACACGAGGCAACAGAAGAATGCGGTCGTATCAAGCGATGAATGGTACACGCCAAAATGGATAATCGACGAATTAGGACCTTTTGACTTAGATCCTTGTGCGCCGATGGAACCACCCTACCCCATTGCTCCACTCAGCTATAACAAAGAGCAAGACGGATTGGCACACGATTGGCCAAGTACGGCAGTCGTATGGATGAATCCGCCTTACAGTCGTGCGCCACTACGACAATTTGTAGAGAAGATGGCCAAGCATGGACGAGGTATTGCTTTATTGGTGAATCGGCAGGACAATCTTCTCTTTCAAGATGTTATCTTTCCAACCGCTGCCAGTATGCTCTTCATGCGTCATCGAGTGAAATTCTTGCGTCCAGGAGGAGAAATCGGGCATCCGTTCTTTGGCTCATGTCTGGTGGCATGGGGAAGAAAATGTGATTCACGACTCAGGAAGTGTAGCATTGAAGGAAAATATGTAGTACTGAATGAGCCATGATGAAAATCGGTTTAGTTGATGTTGACGGTCATGCCAAGAAAAAGAAATGGGGAGCAACCATATACCCCAATCTTGCATTGGCGAAAATTGCCCGATACTGGCATAATCAGGGGGGGGCAAATTGAATGGGCTACGCCCATGCAGCACTATGACATTTTGTATATGTCAAAAGTGTTCAACTTCACACCAGACGATTTAAGTATTTATGATGCAGATGTAATCATCAAAGGAGGAACTGGTTACGATGTGGAAAGACAGTTACCAGAGGAAATAGACAGGCTGCAACCAGACTACTCTATCTATCCCAATGTACCTAAAGATACAGCCTACGGGTTCCTCACACGGGGATGCCCAAACAAATGTCCTTGGTGTGTGGTACCACGAAAAGAAGGTGCAATCCGTCCTTATATGGATATTGACGAAATAGCCATTGAAGGCCGCAGAAAAATAGTTCTGATGGATAATAACATATTGGCAGCAGGAACGTATGCAATAGAACAGTTAGAGAAAATTATCCAGAGAGGTTATAAAGTAGATTTCAACCAGGCACTTGATGCACGATTGGTTACTGAAGAGATTGCAAAGCTGCTGGCAAAAGTGAAATGGTTAGACAACAACCGAATCCGTTTCGGATGTGACACCAAAGGTCAGATAATCGAATGTGAACGAGCGATGGAAATGATAAATCGATATGGTTTCACAGGACAGTATTTTCTTTATACCATGATAGGAGGAAAAAGCGACTTCAAAGAGAGCTATGAACGCATACAACATTGGTGGATTAAAATGCGAGCCGTAAGGGATGCTGGCAAGGGCCGTCCTGTATATGCCTACGCACAGCCTTACAGAGACCCTAACAATCCGAAGCAGATTATTCCTCAATGGCAAAAGGACATGGCAGGATGGGTGAACAAAAAAGCGCACTTCGTGGCACATAGTTTCGCGGATTTCACCCCAAGAAAAGGATTCAAGTGTCAAAGGTATTTAGAAGAATATGGACTACAAGACGAATACCAAAAAGAATAAGGAACCCACCGAAATAGTGGGTTCCTTTATTTATGACAGCTGGCTCATGGATGTGGTTGTGAAATCTACATCACAACCACATGGTCAGGGCCACTCACCAAGGGGGAGGGCGAAAGGGAATCCATTGAAGGCGGGATTCTGGTCCGATACAGCACCCGTGACAGCATCGACATAAAGTTGCGAATGAGTATTACCGAAGATGTACTGAGGATTAGCCGGTATAGGCCCAACCTGTTTTCGTAGGACACAATGGCGCGAGTGAGGCTTGACGTAATTAGATGCCATCACTTTTTCAAATGCTTCAGTAAATGATACTTTAATGTCCTCACCATTCAATGTGAAATCCTCGATCCAGAAACCATGTTCTACTTCAAGATAAGCATTTCCGTAAGCAGGGTGATAGGCAAGAATAACGTAAGTGTCTGCACCTCCTGACGGCACCTTATCATAACTCTGGAACACGTTGGTAACTTCTGTAAGAGACCCATCCTGTGTTTCAGCATCAAGATAATTCGTCAGAACCATGCACGTCTCATACCAGCGGTAATCTTCGCCATAGTGGATGAACATATATTCACGATCGGTACTGATGACGTTATCCACATCAAGAGAACCCTGTGTGGTACCAAGCGAGACATAGCCGATGTCAGGTGGAGGTTCTTGTTTGTTATGCTTACACGAGGAGAAACATGCAGCCATGCCTACAAAAAGCAAGACTGACATACAAAAAATGAGAAACTTCTTCATGTGTTGATGATTTAATGAAATGATGAATGAATGAATTTATGAATACAGCGAGCCAGCTGTCATTTCTTGATGAATTTAGAGAGGAAAGCATGAATGGGCTTTGCATAATGCCAAATCACAAACATAATGATTACTGTTATAATCAAGATTATGGCACGCCTACCAATCCATTGCTCTACCCTACCCCACCACGTAAGTGTTTCAACAGGTTCTTTCTGATCCAGATGACTGATACTGTCAGATTGATGCGTAGATTGCATCTGTTGGAACATAGCATAAAGAGAATCTATGCGAGCATATTCGGATGCTATACGTTGTTCCTGTTGTTGTTGCCATTGTTGAAAACGCAATTCCTGTTGACGTGCTTCATTACGGTCAATGGTACGCTGTTCCTGACGTACTTCACGACCCAACGAATCTATATAGGATGTGATGGTTTCTGTTATATGTTCTGTAGAAGTCTCTGATGTGGACTGATGCAACAAATCACGAGCAACCCATAGACGAAATAGTGAGTCAACATTAAATGAGGTCTGCCCCACCCCACTATGAACAATAGTAGTGATTGCTGTTGAATCACTTTCATGTCCTTCACTATGAGAAGTAGAAGATTTTGTTGAAGCACATGAAGAGATAACGGCAACAATTATGCCGAACAGAAATCCGAAAAACAGTGATTTTATTCGCATGGCTATAATGATGAATTTGTTTTATGATGCAAATATAGGACATGCGAATAATATGAACGGAACAAAAAAATGCCCACTGGTTGTCAGTGAGCACATGAGATAAGGTCTATAAATAGCGGGACACTACTTTTTTGCAGCAGGATCAAGACCACGAACAAGGATGTAGCCAGACATACCCAAAACCTCTTTCATTAAATCACGCAAAACATTTTTGTCATTCGGTTCCTCCTTATTAAATTCATCAAGCAGCTGTTGTGAAGGGAAATATATCAAGATAAAACCACGAGACGTACCAAAATGTCGAGCTTTAAGGAGATAAGGCTTCAGTATGCCATTGTATCGAGATAGAATTGTTTTCCATTCATCAGCATACTGCCCTGGTATCTCCGCTGGCTTCTCAGGCTCCTTGGGTTTCTCTTCATCAAAAAGAGTCTGCTGCACTGGATGTAGGTGTTCACGTTTCCATTTACGCAGTATGCCCATCACGTATGAAGCCACATCGTCCGGCTGCTTACGTTCTACAATACGGCGCACATCATTAAATGCAAAATCGATGAACTGCTTGAGCGTGTCATCATTCATATTTTTTACAAGTTCCTGAAGGGCATGGATGGAAAGGTCAGGGCACCATGCAACGTATGTGTCAATAAAATTATATATACTATTCGTGCGATAATCTTCAGCAGCCTTCTGTTCACCCATTGAGGAGTTTTTCATTTTGAAAAGTACTTCATCTGGAATACCACGAGTCTTTCCATTAGGAAATATAGGTTCATACTCAAATGAGAAGTTGATTTCACCAGCGGCGGCCAGTTCGTCCATTTCCTGTTTAACAGGTTCCAGCACTAATTGCTTCACCTTTGCCCATGATGTATAAGGATTAGAGCCTATATTTGTCTCATAATAGTATTCGTCTGTAAGACCAAGGAACTCTACGAGATCTTTATATGGCACCTTCTTATGTCCTATCTCCTTAAAACGCGAAAGATAGATATATAATCGTGGTGTACGCTTCTTCAGAGCAATACGAGCGATGTGAGAAACATGCTTAACAAAACCGTGCTGCATAGTAAATATATCACGAATGTTCTCTGTAAGCATTACTACGCGAAGGATGCCAGTACGACGAAGTTCACTTTCCGTATGGGCTATCTCAATTCTTGGAAATAGAGAGGCAGCAACATGTCGAGAGACTCTACCCTTAGAATCATATATAGGGTACTTCATGGTAATACTGCTAAGAGCTGTTGCAGCTTGTTCCAACTGGTCATAATGCGCAGGGATGACACCAAGATCGGCAGCAGAGATATTGAGGTCAATAGTGTTCTGATTCATCAATTCAGAGTCCTCAAAGATGGCAGGGAAGGACTTTTCCCTATGTTGCACATCCACAGAGTCTATTATACGCTGTTGCAGCTTTTCAATGATACCAACAAGAATGCGTTGCTGCATCAGCGTAAAATCACCTGAAAGCTGAGAATAAACAACTGGATTATAAAGCCAGCGCACATCACGTAATTCAGAATACATGGAATTAGACGAAACCATCAACTTATCTTGCTTCGCCTGTTTCTTGGGTTTCTTACCTTTTTTACCCTTTTCTTTATCCTTATTATCTTCCATACTACGTTTTACAAGAGTTATTACTGAGTTTGACCAAAACAGTTACCATGATTTACCAAAACAGTTACCATAATTTACCAAAAGAATTTGTAGAAACCTCGCTACAATGGGCCTTGTAGGCGTTTTTTACAGTCCAATATACTTTTATATACTCCATAAATATGCGTAATACCATTGAATAAGTTGAATATCAAAGAATAATAGATAAATATGCCTTATTTTTGGTAAAACATGGTAACTATTTTGGATGAAAGAGGAAAGAGGAACGGTAAATGGCGGTATCGTTTTGGTAAAACGTGGTAACTATTCCACTTTTGTATGCTTTGAACAACAAACGACACAACCTGTTTATGTTTTGGTAAAACATGGTAACTATTTACTGAACAGGATGCCGTTCTACATATTCCTGAATAGCGGTTGCCACTATATCACCAATAGACGTTCGTTTCCCCGCAAAATACTTCATACGATTCAACTTCTCGTATATGGATAGAGGCACACGAGTCTGCACATTCTTCATTGGTTCAAGTTGAGCCGATGAAAAGACAGATGGTGTATGAGCCGGAGTTGTAGAAGGTTGCTCTTCTGTAAGCACTTGAGACATCATGGCCTCGTGTTCCTGAATGGCAGGAGAACCAGCCACAATAGATTTCTTCTTAAATGATTTTGTAGCCATAGTTATTTTTCATTTTGAGGTTCTAATAATTCTGTGATAAATTCATCATAGTCACGGGCAGCAGTACAGTCAGGAGCATAAGTAAATATATCCTGATGCTGAAATTGACTCTCTCCAACCTTCACACACTGACGGATGCGCGTTTTGAACATATCAGCATCGTATGTGTCACGAAGGAACTCAGATGTTTCACGAGCCAAATTAGTTCGTTCGTCTGCCATAACAATCAAGAGACCACGCATTGTTAGGTCGTTGTTTAGCTTCCGCTTAACAGCCTTAAATGCCTCCATCATGCGGCCAATACCATCCACACTAAGTGAACCAAGCTGCACGGGGATAATAACGCCAGTTGCAGCACCAAGGGCATTGTAAGTAAGTTCCGACAGTGCTGGAGCACAATCAATGAGCACATAGTCAAAACAGTCCTCAATATAATCACCACCTATTTCCGTTGTCAATGGTTCAGCATTGAGGTAAAGTGCGTCCATATAATGAATATCATTGCCAAACAGCGATGCCAATACAAGTTTAGGTTGCATCTGGCGATGAAGGTCAGGATCTATCTCTGCCAACATGGGAGAAGCTGGCACATAGAATATGCCATCAGAGCTTCGGAACACGGGTAAATGGTTGTTATCACCATCACGAAGAGAATCGGCAATAGTATATAAATGTCCCTTAAACTCTTTAAGGTGTTCACGCCATCCCAGAAGAGAAGATAGGTTTCCTTGCGGATCAAGATCAATACAAAGGATGCGTAGTGAAGGATCACGTCTGAGCAGTCCAGCTGCTACGTTCTGTACGGTAGTAGTCTTTGCTACCCCACCCTTATTATTGGCGAAAGCCAGTACTTCTTTTAATCGTGCCATATTATTATTATTGATTTCGAGTACAAAAGTACTATATTTGTTTGAATTGACAATACATATTTTCATTTATTTCTTCATTCACTCATAAATTCATGTATGAATTGATGAAATAATGAAAAATTGTGATTTTTTTGAGGTCCTATAACGAGAATTTATTTCTTAAAGAGTTGTGATAACTGTTCGTATGCCTCCTTATAGTTTGGATGCTTGCGTCTCATGGCTTCATCACCATTCATTGCCGCACGGATTTCGTCACAATGCTGAGAGAAGTCACCTTCACCATAATTTTCAGGTGCTATACCCTGAGCTGCGAGATCTGCGGTGGTGGCTTTGATGAGTTTAACCATACCATGTTTGTCGCGGTCAAAGGATGGAGCCAATGAGTGTTGAAGCTCTGGACGGCGGGAAGGGTCGATATAAGTATGCCCTATACCACGTTTCTTAGGCATCATAGGACGAAGTTCGGGATCATAGTCCTCCTCCCATTCGGGAAGCGGTTGCGGTTCCATAATGGTGGATGCACGAGGGCGACGGTCCTGACGATCCCAAATGTTCTGTGCCCATAGAGCCATGCGGTCGAGCGTCTGAAGCACACCATACTCCCCTACCCAATCGACATCATCCACAGCATCCAGACAGCCAAGTAATTCGAGGTAAGCATTCAGGCCAGGCACCTTCACAATAATACGCGGCTCATCAAATTCTTCGTCATATACGCGATTTTGTTCCTCTATATACTGACGGATTGAAAGCCCAAGACGAGCAGCATCCTCTTCGTTCTGGAAGGCTTGGGCACGCTGTTCAAGCCAATCGTGTCTGCGCTCCTCTTCGCGTTGAGTCAAATCGTAGAACTTCTGATTATAGCCTTCCTTACCAGGCTTTGCCTCGAAGTGAGTTTTGAAAGAATGCACCTTGCAAACAAAATGAGGAGCACGAGTGCTAATGATACATTGACCAAGGTCACTACGCTGTTGGTGTTGCGTCACAATGAATGGCGCGTGAAACTGCATACCAGTAGTAAATGCCATAGCATACTGAGAGAGGTTTCCGTCCCAGATGGGAAGGGATTGAAGTTGTTTGTTTTCTTCCATATTGATGAATGTATGATTTAATGAATTGATGAATTTATGAAACTTTGAATGAACCATTGAAAAGAGGGAAGCCAAAGGCAATAGCTGCAATAGCTGCTGGCACCAATAGCACAATGGCAAGAATAGATAGCGTAGCAGCTGCGATGGCAGCAAAGGATGTGACTGGAGCAGAAGAGGAATCATTAAGAGTCTGTTCGGTATCTCTTCCATCATCACATACTACTTCATCCAACGGAACAACTTGGTCACTATCTTGGTCACTTGCTAACTGAGTAAGTTCTTCTTCAGGAAAGAGAGAAGGAGCTATCCAGAGAGAATCTTCCTCTTCCTCTTCTTGAACAGTTGGAACATCGACCGGCACAGAGGGTGCGGTGGTGGCGATAATATCACCACATACGGAACCATCCTGAGAGGGGTGATTATCCGCAGGGGATATAACGCGATAGACCTTTGGTGTCACGTCGTTGGAGAGACCTACTTCGATGGTAGAGCCGACGGTGATGCCGAGTTTGGCGGCATTGAGTTCGGAATAGAGGGAGGCACGGCTTACTTCGCGTCCCAGGATGGTGACGGGAGAGAAGTAAGCCACGGGAGTACGTCGGCCAGACTTGCCGGTGGTCACTTCGATACGAGTGCAGGTGGTGACGGCCTTCTGAGCTGAGAACTTGTAGGCAATGGAGCCGTGGGGGTGGTGGGCGGTAGAACCGAGGGAACGGAAGTCTCTCTTGTTGTCGAGACAGATCACCACGCCATCCGTAGGATATTGGAGTGCTTCACGCTTTGCAGTAAACTCCTGAAGCCAGGGTGACATTCCATCTTCATCATCGATAGAGACACAGAGATAGTCCACGTTGAAACCAACATGCGAGACGAAACGACGGGCAACACTATGAGAATCGTTGATGGTAGGCCATTTTGGAAAATCCACATCCCACACACAGAACACCAGTTTTGAGCAGTCAGCATCAGGGATTGTCATATTGCACAGGCTGGATGCGGCAGTACGACAATCCTTATAGCTGTTTGACAGTTTAGAGAGGATGTTCTTAGGGCATACAATTTCACCACGGATTTCGATGCGTCCCGAATCCTGGAAAGAAACAGGATGGAAACGCATGTAATCGGTTTCTTCATCTGAGGACGGAAAGAATGCGAGTGTTTTAGGAACAGATGGCATCATGGAAACATGGGGAAGGATGTCCTGTCCCTTTTCTCCATCGCCACGTGTGCTTGCCTCGATGAGTATGCCATCCACATACACCAGTGAGCAGCTGATACCATCGTATTTCCACGACAGAAGAAGATTGCCGTCTGTTAATCCTTCAGACATGATATTACGCTTCCAGCTCTCGACCGCTTCGACAGTCTGAGCCTTCTGGCAGGATAGCATAGGGGTACGGTGTGCGATGGTGCGGCGGCCATTGGCGGAGAGGTCGGAACCTACGCGCTGAGTGGGGGAGTCCGGCACGATCCATTCGGGGTGTTCATACTCGCAGCCTTCGAGGTACATGATGATTTTGTCGAAGTCGGCATCCGACATAGAAGGACGAGAGAGGACGTAGTACTCATAGGAGGCGCGGTTAGCCTGGTTGACGAGGGCGATATAGTCTTGCTGAGTCATAGCGGGGAATTGTTTTGTGATTTTTGAAAAATCGGTGAATACATTATTATAATATAACGCGACAGTCGAGGGCGATGTCATTCGTCCAAACATCGTAGTGGTAGTGTGGCACGTAGCGGTCGATGACCTCGTAGCCACGCCAGTTGGAAGAAGGCACCAGGAGGACTTTATCTGTAAGGTCGATTTCGCAAATGGCATCGCGAAGCGACTGAAGAACTGCCATGAAGGAAGAGAAGTCACCATCGAAGTCCTCTTCATCCGTTTCGGACATCATCATTTCAATCACTTCGACGAACTCAGAGATCTCAGTATAGACGGAGAAATTAGGATCATCGGCATAGACATCGAACATATCGAAGTCCTCGTAGATGTGTCCGCAGGAGGTGTAGAACTGCCATCCGTCGCGTGTTTGCAGCTTCACCAGATCCACGCCATAGAGGTCGGATATTTGGGCAGCCTGATCCCAGGACTTCACACCCACGACAGCACCACGGAGAGCGTAGGGATAGCCGTTCATGCCTTCGGTGATTTCGACGGATGAGAGGCCGTCGTAGTCCTCCACAATCATATCGCGGAGTTGGTGGGAGTTGGCATACATTTCGGGGTTCAGCATGACCTGAAGGCGGAGACCTTCGCGGTTGGAAAGTTCGTAGAAATGGAAGGCAGAATCAAACTCATCGTATTCAGCCCATTCGTTGAAGAGGATGTCAAAGTCCTCGTCGCTGGCATCGATGTCCTCGCAGAGGTCGAAGTCCCAGAGTTGTTTACGAATGACATGGAAGTCATCAGAGGGAGAAAAGAGTCCGAAGCCGGAACCACCGTTGCCACCAGAAACATAAGCCACGGAATCCAGGTTGCGAAGCGTGTTAATGACTGCGTTGATTACCTTGAAATGAAGGTCGGAAGGTCTTGTTGTTCTCATTGTTTTGTTTGTTTTGTGCCTCGCAGGAGGCGGTTAAACTTCTAATTGACGATGCAAAGGTAAGGTTTTTCTTTGATACCACCAAATAAAAACGGAAAAATTTTCGCTTTTTCTTGAAAATAATTATCTTTTAGTTATTTTTTCGCCATTTTCAGCCCAAAAATCAGCGGCAGCTTGCATACATTCGCAAAGTGCGCGATCTACCTCTTCCATATTCTCATCGGTAATTTCGATAGTCGGATGCTCTGGCGTGCCGCCTCCTGCTTGGATAACACAGAAATCTGTGCGACCAGCAGCGAACACAACATCTTCGTCACGTTCATTCAGATCTGAAAGAATTTGGTCACGCATATCGGGTGGGGTAGGGATGACCTGACAGTTCATCCAGGGATATTCGTTAGATGTGAGAATGCAAAGGTGGTGGCCATGTTCGCCAATCACACCAGAAACTTGAAATGTGTACTTAGACTTTGCCATATTTTAATGAATTTATGAAATGATGAATGAATGAATTTATGAATTAACTCGAAGATGAACGAGGCCACGACCGACGGGAAGCATATTATTCCATATCTGCTTAAACTCATTGTATGCCTTATCATGCGCCTCTGGATATTTGTACCATGAAGGAATTGACTTGTACGCTTTCATATCTGGCAGATCCGCGTCTGCATTCTCTCCTTTCTTATTCAAAAGCTCTTCCAAATTGTACCAACGTGAACCGTACTGACGGCAATACCATCGACCTTCATAAAAGAGATACTGCCAAGACTCACATGATGTCGGACTGGCACACTGGATGGGTGTAAAGGCGTTGCCATAACCATCTTCTTCGAGAGATCGGCGACGAGGTTCACAATATATCATTTTCTCGTCGTAGATTGCTTCAGCAGTACCAGCTGCCAGAAGGTTCATAGCCTTCTCATGGGAATTGAAATGTTCAAGCAGACAGGCACCAAGACCAGTAGGATATCCATCACTTTGCACGTATATTGCCAGATAGTTAGCAAAGACTTTCTCCGTGGTTCTAAAGATGTCATCCGTAAGTAATCCATGACAATAGCAGCCATCTGGCCCCTTCTCGAATTTTTGGTCATCAAGCAGCTTCATGCCAGCATCCAGTTTTTTTGTGTCGAAGGAAAGGCTACGCCCTTTGTCAGCCTCCTTTACCTTAATAATAACATAAGCTCTGGTTCCCATAGTTATGCAGCTTTAGATAGTGAAACACGACGTGGATTGATAAATTTCTGACCATCCCAAGTGACAGAATATAAAGAACGATATTCCTGATTGAAATGATCTGAGCGACGGTGCAGATTGTAATAATGCACAGCACTGGCGACATCTGGACTGTCAAAGAACCATTTACGAGGTGTACCCGTCCAATCGATAATGTTCATGTAGAACCACTGAGTCGGAAACTCTTTCATCCTCTCTTGATAAGCGGGTAACAGTTGGGCGATCTCAGTCCAAACACGTTGAAAGATTTTTGGACCGCAAAGGACATCACGAGAGCAAGTTCCCCAAGTGTCAGCAATGTGACGGCGATAATCCTGCCACCAGGCATAAGTCTGTTGACACGTCCATCCATTCAGGATCATACCACGTAGTACAAAAGAGGCCACAGTCATCGTGTCTGAATGATTCAACTTGTAATGACTCCGTGAAAGCATGGGTAAAGTGTTCTCATACTTGTTAGCATAATAACGGATAAGGTGTTGCTCATCGCGCAAGAAGGGGCGAATAACGCCAAAATTAAATTTCTTCTTCATATTGATTTTCGTTTTTTAGTGAAACGGTTTATAATTCAGGATGGAAACTCGAAGCAAAGTTGTACGGGAGCCGGACGGGAAGCAATAGCAGACATGCCACCACCTAACCGATGCACAACAGGAGTTAATGCGGGAACGGGAAGATCTGCAATGGCACGAAGAAAATCTTTATCCGTAACTTCACGGTCATCAATGATGCACTCTGTACGTGAATGCGAAGAGTGGCGCATACATACCTTACCAGTACGATACACGAGATTATTCAAACGAAATTCTTTGTAGAACCATACATCACGCCACCAAGTAAGGCCCCATGTACGTGCCCAATTCTCACCAGCCTTATGGCTGTTGTCGTAGAAACCACCACGACTTTTTGCAACTTGTTTGAAATCGGAAATTGTCATAATTGAACTGTGTTTTGTGAGCCTTTTGGCTCGGTTAAACTTAAATTGACGATGCAAAGGTAAGGCTTTTCTGCGAAACATCCAAACATTTTGAGAAAATTTTTCGCTTTTTCTTGAAAATAATTTGTTTTTAGTGTGATTTTGATGTTTTTTCGCTCTTTTTTGGCAGTCGCCATCCCTTGAGTTTGGCTACCTCATAGTTGAAGCGGTACCAGACATCTTCCTCCAGGAACTCAAAGTGCATGGTGCCCTTCTTATATCCACGGCAGCGGAAGAAGCCCCACTCGAACCAGGTGCCCCAATCGGGGTGCTGTTTGTAGATGACATCCTGAAGGGTTGGGATGGTATCGTAGTTGCGACCTGTGAGGACACAGAGAGCTTTGGTGATGTCGGCCATTTGGTCGGTCTTTCCGCCATAGCTGTAACCCAGGTTGACGGTAGGGTAAGAGTCGCGGCTGTAGGCATGGTAGCCCTCGCAGATATGCGGAAGGATGAAGCGGCGATTTACCATGTAGTTGGCGTTTGTTTTCCATGTCTCTCCGGCGGTAGAATTTTCGGCAGAGAAGGAGCAGATGGTATCGAAAGCCTCGGAGAGGGCACGGAGCATCCTCTGTCCGTTGGTCTGGATGATCATATCGATGACGCGGTAGATATTCGCCATAGTGAAGGGAGCGGCTTTGCGGCTCTCGATGTAGCGGTTGATCTGTTCACGCAGCTCACGTGTGGCGTATTTCTCCATGTTGAGTTTAGAGAATATGATGCGCCAGTAGTATTTTTGCAGTTCGCGTTTGTAGCGTTGATGCGTGACCTCGGAAGGAATGTCGCGGGAATTGGAGAAGGCCCCGAACTTGATAGGGAGGTAGCCGTACTGTTGTTTCACCTGACGCTCATTGCCGTGCTCATCGATTTCCGTGCGGTAGTCGAAAAACTCAGCGGTCTCGTTGATTTCCCTGGAAGCCCTCATTACGTCGTCGAACATCTTGACAGCAGCCACGAAACGGCCTACCAGTTCGCGCACAAAGTTATAGGGCATCAGTCCCTCGGTGTTGCCACGGTTGGCATCTTCATCGAAGGAAGAGAAGAAGTAGTTATCGAACTCAGAAGCACCTTCTCCCTCCTTGTATAGTTTCACCAGAGACACACTTACGCGGGTGCGTCGTTCAGCATCCTCGAACACGTTGCCCAGGAAGTCCTCAGTTCCATAGAGGTCGATAGTTTCCTTCAGGCGTTGACGCTCGCGGCTGTAGGCATTGGATAGAGTGTCGCTATTGCACAGAGCGATGACCGTGCATCCAGCCGGTGCGATGTCGAAGGCATGGAGGATATGCTTTGCACCCTCACTAAAAGGTGGGTTCATTACGATGTAGTGGATGTGAGAAACCTGTTCGGGTGTGACTGTCAGGAAGTCGGAGGCCAGCAGCGGGCAGAGCGGTTGGAGAAGGAGTTGGAGGTGCGGGTCGTTCTCGCACGCGATTACATCGGCACCATTGCGCTGGAGCCAGCGCACGATATTGCCAGAACCGGCGGAAGGTTCGAGTACAGTCTTGCCGGAAACATCTTCGTCCATCATCATGCGATCGATGACAGCGGCGGGGGTAGGGTAGAAGTCGGGGTTTGATGAAAATAACATAGTTGTAGGTTGTTTTGTGAGTTTTGAAGCTCGGTTAGAAATGATTTGGAAGTAAAGAGGACATGGGCACATCATCGAAAGAGATAAAACCACGCACCTTTGTATCTTTGTCAATACCTCGTTGTGCATAGAACGCCAGCAAGGAGTCGAAGCCCTTATCGAAATTCATTTTGCAGATAGGCGGGGCGAAGTGGATAATACCGTGTTTATACTGGCGACGATTGTAGCCAAACCATCCACGTATAAAATCATCGAAGTTCTCATTGATGGAACTATTGCCAAATTCTTCTGCATGACTGCCACGGTCCTGGATTTTCTTATCCTCAGAGCCAAGGAAGAAGGTGCCGGTATTTGGGTTATACATAAAACGACGATTGCCGACATTCTGGAAGTCAACAGTTTCGAGTTTGAGATTAGCCACCAGCGGATCCCTATATGCTGTTACCACGGTTTTCTGTGCCATAACTTAGAGATATACACGTTTTACAAATTCTGGCATATATACTTCCACAAGTTTATGGAATTTCCCAACATCCTGAGTGTCACCACGACGAGCAGCCACCTCATTAGCCTTAGCTATGGCAGCTTCGTGGTCAAGTGCTGACCAATACCAGCCACGCATACCCACGACAGCCTTCTGAGGATAACGATAGCGAACCAGATGCAAGCAAGTTCCACATCCACCCCAACCAAAAGTAACAAGGCGGTACATAGGTACAACAGACTGTTCATAAAGAACACCGTCAACGATGAGTAACCTTGACAGATCGCGGCGTAAGCGTTTTAGAATATCTGTGCGAGATTCATGGTTATCAGGTGCCAGGTAAAATTTAGTCGGCAAGTCGAAACGCTTGGTTTTTGCGTAGTATGTACTGTAGTGCTTATGGGTATGAATGAGCCACTGAAGAGCATTCATGCGCTCTTCTTTCTCAATAGAAGGTTGGATTTCTACTTCTCTATACAATTTACCTTTATAAGCATAGAGAGGCACGACGCGATGAGTACCATAGAAGTGAAAGCCCTCGGCCCTCATAGCCAGTTGCAAGTCAAACTTTGACACCTCGCGAATGCTACTTACAATCGTCTCTTTCACATCTTCTTCATAACGATATTTGCGACACCCCTTCGGAAGATAGGGGCGGTCATACATGATGGTTGTTTCGATTTTCATTTCTTAATGAATTTATGAATTGATGAAATGATGAGTTTATGCGACGGGGCGGAGCTGAATCTTCATGCCACTGGCAGGGTTGCCGACGCGGATGACCTCGTAGCGGCGACGGTTGAAGGTGATGTACTGATAGCCGTCATTGTCCCAATAGCGGTCGCCCTTGGTACGGCAGACGTGTTCGATTTGACCATCCGTAACGAGCAGTGAGCCATAGGGCATGATATGATCGTTGCCAAAGAAAGGAATGGTCCAGGAGAGTATTTTCTTAATTTTGACGTTCATAATATGATGAATTGATGAGTTAATGAATTGATGAAATAACGAAACAGATTTAGCACCATGCCTGAAGTTGATCCAAAGATTTGATTTCAGTAGGGCCGTTGTATCGACCAAGAAACCAGGGAGCCAAATGGCATGAAAGGATGGAAGAGACCACATTCTCGCGGAACACGATTTGCAGGTATGAGTAGCGATAGGGGTGAGTTATCTCAATCAGGGTAACGCCGAAACGGTTGGTATGCTCATGCCTCACGTAGAAGTTACTGAGTCCGCAGCTGCTATACAGTTGTCGAAGAATAGTGAAAACCTTTGTCTTATCCATGATTGAAGAAATTGAAAATTGGTGAATAATCGGAGAAGGTATAAGGAGAGTTAATCATCCTCCAGGTAGAGGGCGTGGGAAGCATCCAGGAGGAGGTAGTAGTGGCCGTTGCCACATCCCTTATACTCGGCGGAGAACCACCCACGGCAAACGCCTTCACTGTCACGCTGGAGAGAGACGCTATAATCGTAGGAACCGCGCCAGCTGATTCCGTAAGTGCCAAGAGGACGGTCGGAAAGTCCCTGTTTCATGGCCTCGATACCATTGTTTACTTTGTCGCGGTGGTACTGACGGCAGTATTTATCATAGGGCACGGAAATGATTTGTCCTTTGGTTCCCATCTGTTGAAAGTGGTAGATGTCGAACACAGGAAGGTTCCGGCTCTGGAAGAAGAACTTGAAGTCATTATAGGCTGTGTCGCGGTATTCATGGCCCTTTGAGTAGTCCCACCATCGGGCATAAATAGTAAACAGCTCTGTAATTTCTTCCTCTGAGAGAGAGGCCAGTGCCTCGCACTGTGCGCGGTGTTCCGGCCATAGTCCAGAGGCGGCCAGGAGATCCGCCACTTTGCGGGCGTTGCGTTTTGCCATCTTTGCGGGAGCGGTAGCAGTGGGGGCCATCGGTTCCACCTTTGCGAAGGTGCCAGCGGGATAGATATATTCGAGGTAGTAACCACTGCGACGCTTGCCCTTGGCAAACTCACATACGCGGTCGGAAGTGGAGATAAAGAGGCGCATGATGCTGGAGGAGCCATCGGTGCGGGTGACGCGGAAGCGGTTGTTACATTTGTCGGCATTCAAGGAAACGACGTTGTAAATGTCCTGGATGGTGATGTTATTTAGAGTATTCATAATTTAATGGTTTAATGAATTGATGAAACGGTGAAAAGTTGGATATTCTATAAAGAGGGTAGGGGAGCGGCTGCACTCAGGCAACCGCTTTAATGGGTTTCAGATCATCGTCCAGTTTGTGCAAACGCTCGTTTATCCTGGCAAAGACGGTGCGGGTGTATTTCTCATCCACGAAGTTGGTGAAACCACACCGGCACAGTTCCCTGGCAGCTTCTTCAAAGGTGATGACACCGGCGGCGTAGTCCCAATAGGTTGACTCGTCGGAAGTGGGGATATTGAAACTACCATCCTCATTCTTCAGCCTGGAATAATAGGGGTAGCCGATAGCGAGGAGTTTTTGCTTGCGTTCCTGATAGCGTTTCAACAGTGCGGCGGGTTCATTCTTCCCGCTGGCGGAACCAGCGGGTACAGTGGCAGAAGGAGAACCAGCGGGGGAACCGCTGGGTGCGGGATTCTCTGATTTCGCAGAGGGGCTATAATGAGGGCGAGCGGTTTCGAGCTGTTCGCCCTGAGCGGCATAGCCATCACAGAAGAGCCACACCAGGGCGGCAGCTTCTTCGGCTGTCTGGTTGTTGCGTCGCTCATCGATCTCAGCACCCACGAACCAGGTAGCGCGGAACTTGCCAGGGTTGCGGGTGTCGCGTTCCACAAGGACGCGGGAACCGGCTGCACTCACTTCGTAGGCGCAGCCATCGCCGTCGGCCTCCTGGATGCGCTGGGCGGCCTGTTTCTTCTCGTAGTCGGCACGACATTCCAGAAGGCGGGCGCGAAGCTCAGAGAGAAGAGAATCGGACGGGGTGCCAGAGTCGGCGCAGAAGTCACAATAAAAGTCCTTTGTCTCTGTATGGTAGTAAATGGCGTGATCGATGTCCTGGAACAGTACAACCACTTGGGAGGCATTGAAGCGCAGGAAGTCGGCCAGGAAAGCGCGGGCGGCCTCTCGATCTATAAATCCATCATGCGCCTTGACTTCGCGGCAGCTGAAGGAAAAACTGAACAGCCGGAAGGGATAGGCGGCAGCCATTGCCTCGGTGAGTTTTTCCTGATTTTTCGCAGGGGCTATAACGGGGGCGGTGTTTTCCCCGCTGGCGGAACCAGCGGGCACACTATCAGAGGAAGCGGGATCTGCGGGCACAGGGGCGGCGGAAACGGTGGCGGGAGAGTCGGAACCAGCGGCAGCCGGTGCGAACCAGTCGCGAAGGGCGGACACGGTGGCGGGGTCGGTGGCTTGCCACTGCTGGGCCTCTTTGTTCCAGGTGCAGCCGTGCGCCTTGATTTCGCGGCGGTGGCGGTAGGTGGTTCTCCAGTCATCGGCTACCACTGCCACGCCTCCGGCTATTTCCACCAGGCGAAGGCCATCGGCGGGGGCGGCGTTGGTGTCGATTTCTGGGCGGCGGTTGTTTTCGCCCTTTGCGGGCTTCTCAGCGTTTTTTTTGCCCTCGGCCTTGGTGTCGGTCTGGTCGGACGGTTTCGCGTCCGTAGCGGCCTTTTTAGGGGCAAATTCCTGGGCACCTTTCTGGATGTCGGCGGCGTGTTTCTCGCTAAACTCTTGCCAGGTGGAAGCGTAGCCCTTGAAAACGGCATTATAAAAGCTGTAGCCAGTGAAGCCGTGCTCCAGATCCTTACGGGCGAAGGTTTCGAGGTCAACACCTGGACGCACTTCCAGGGTGTCACCCCACGCGGTGCGAATGCTTTTCTTGAGGCGCGAGTTAAGGCGTACCACCTTATAACCGACGTGACCATTTGCCCAAATATGGAAGGCGAAGCCGGCACCACCACCGACGGCGTAAGCGCGTCCCGCAGACTCGAACACGTAAGACCAAGAGGCCCCACACTCGGCGCAGACCTCGGCGGCGCGTTGCTGCATTTCTTCCAGGCGGGCAGCAGTAGCGGCGGCGCGTTGCTCGGCCTGTTCCTGGGCGGCCTGTTCCTGGAGTTCCTTTGCTTTTTGGCGTTGCTGTTCCATGACGGCGCGGCCATCGGCAAACAGTTGGGCGGCCTCTTTGCTCAACTCCTGAGCATCGGCAGCCAGGGAGAGGAAGCGGGCAAACAGCGGGGCAAGCTCTGCCACTTCTTCAGGTGTCGGGTAGGGGTACTCATCGGCACCACCATAGGCGGCAAGCCATTCCTCGCGGGTGGTCACGTTTGCAAGAAAATCCAACTGCCAGCCCTGAATTTTCGCCAGCTCTATAACATAGACCTCGAAAGCGCGGGCGGCCAGTTCCTGAGCGGTGGCGTAGTAGGTTTTGCCCTTGATATAGTCCAGATCCTCGGAACGACGGGCAAAGGGGGATTTCATCAACCCGCTATAAAGAGCGCGGGCAGCCTCGCGGAGTTCGCCTTCAGGAAGGCGGCCCCAATCCCTTACGGCCATTTGTCCAATCGAGCCATCGAAGCGGGCAGCGGTGAAGGCATCGAGGGCGTGGAACCACTCATGTGCCAGGGAGCCGGCCCCGTGTTCCTTGGTCAGGTTTATAACGCGGTGATCGTGTTCAAAGTGAGCGGCGGCTCCAGGAATGCCACGGGAACCGAAAGCCATCGCCAGCCAGGACTTCAGCGTAACAGCGTCAGCCGTAAGGCCACAGAGGGCGCAAAGGTCGCGGAGTGCGTCGAAAGTCTCATTAAGACGTACAAGGCGATCCATTTGGGTGAGCCAGTTGCCAAACTCCACACCACGGAAGGGGAAGGCAGCGGCGAAGGTTTCGGGGGTGGTGTCCTGGCCGTTTCGATAGTCGGCACCGATGCGGGGGCGGTTGGTGGTACGACGGAGGGCGGGCGTGTTGCGAATAGCGTCCCACAGGTGGCGCAGCTCTTCCACGTTTTCCATGCCGGCACGGGCATCGTCGCGGTTGGCCCATTCTTTTACGCGGATCTTGTTTTTTCCCTTGGGGGCTGCATAGAACACACTGCCACACCTGTAAAGCTCAAAGGTGGCACCCTCGGCACGCTGGGCGGCATCATCTGCCACGGCCTTACGGATGTAGTCGGCAGCCTCGCGGGGGTCAGAGGTGCGCAGTTTATAACGGCCTCCAGCTACGACACAAAGGGAAGAATTTACCGTCATATAGTACTCCACACCATAACGGCCAAAGGCGAAGGGGGTGGAAGGGTAGCCGGCAGCCATTAAAACGCGGTACTCGGCCAAGCGTTGCACCTTTTCGGTGATTTCGGCACCGTCTATAATAGCGGAAATTTCAGCCAGTACGGTGGCTGTTTGTACGGCCCATTTTCCAACCCTCCAGGAGAGAGACGGGCGGGCGGGGATGGAACGCCAAAGAGCGAAGGCAGCACAGGCAGCAGGGGCAGAGATAGCACCAGAGGCGGCCAGGCGTTGCAACTGTTCAAACTTCACCAGTTTGGAAAGGCTCAACTCCTTCAGGCGGTCAACAGACAGACCGGCCAGAATTGCCGCGAAGTCTGCGGCCTCTTTTGCCAGATCCTTACGGGCACCGCCTATCTTTTGGCCGAAGTCCTGAATCTTGTTATTTACTCGGTTTGTAGTCACGTTTGCGGGGGTGTTATTTACTGAAGTATTCATAACGCTGGAAATGTTTTGAGATTTTTATAAAATCGGTGAAAAATCGGGTTATCTATAACGGGGCGTAATTAGTTGGCATTCTGGCGGCGGATCACTGGCACGGCGTAACGATGGAAGGAGGCCGGCGCATCGTTTGTCCCTGGCAGCTCGCACCCGTGTACTAAATAGAAATAATCATCGTTTCGCAGTTCATAAACAGCGACGGCAGCAGAGTGGCGGAAGATGCGGGCGGCGGTGGCCATGCTCGCGGCGTTTGTTCGCATTTCTTCAGGAGTGCCCCACCATTCAGAGGCACAGAGGCTCCAGAGGCGGCCAGATACGGCCAGGATGTAAGTATAACAGCGGCGGCCAGTCTTTTCTTCAGTGACGGCAGCGGGGCGGGTGTTGGTGTTGGTATTCATAACGCTAAAAATGTTTTTTGATTCTTGTTAAATTGGTGAAAAATAAAACGCTCTATAATAGGGGGGGCGGTCAATCGATAGGAGCAAAGAAGAACACCTCCAGCAGAAGGGCCAGGCCCATGAGAGATAAAACAAAATTCGTAGTTTTAGGGTGTTTTTCCATCCAGATACAACCGGCAATAAAAAAACGTAACTGCAAACGGTTCAAAGGGTGATCCAGTTCGCGCAGCTCATCGCGGTAAATTTTTGCATAATGTGACATAATAACGTATTTTTGTGCCTCACTGGAGGCGGTTAATTATATATAATAGTATAACACGAGAGAGGGCACCGGCACGAGGCCGGCACCCTGGGAAGATTTACAAACGTATTTCGACACCGTTTTCAAGGTCGAAAAATGCGATTTGTTTGTTACGTTTTGCAGCACGGGCGGCGGCCTTTTTTGTTTTATAAATCTGTACCGCGTCCCAATAATAAAGGCCCGTTTCAGAATCAAGCCAACCGCCAAAAGCGCGGGCGGTTTTGTTATTCTGCACAAAATCGATCACGCGGGCTAGACCTTCACGGCCAAAACTGTTTTGAGTTTCAGCCACGGCGATGGCGTAACCTTTAGAAACTGGCTGAAGTGTTTGTGCATCCACTGTAAAACCTTCAGCGTTTGCGGTTGCAATAGCAACCAGGGCGGCGAAAAGATTTTGTTTTTTCATTTTGTTTTTGTTTTGTGCCTCACTTGAGGCGGTTAATACTGTTTTTGTCTTTCGACGGTGCAAAGGTAGGGCTTTTATTTGAAACTACCAAACAAAAAACAAATTATTTTCAAGAAAAAGCGAAAATTTTTTATTTTTCCTTTGTTTTTCGTGTTTTTCGCGCTTTTCATACCTTATTATATATATGTGTGTGTGAACTCATGGCACGCCCTGAACGATGCCACGGCACCAGACGGCACGCGGGCACATGGCACGCCCTGAACGATGCCACGGCACCAGACGGCATGCGGGCACATGGCACGCCCTGACGATCCACGGCACCAGACGGCACGCGGGCACATGGCACGCCCTGACGATCCACGGCACCAGACGGCACGCGGACACATGGCACGCCCTGACGATCCAGGACACC